CAAGGTCTGCAAGGAGAACAAGGTGAACAAGGAGAGCAAGGATTACAAGGTCCAATTGGCGAACAAGGTGAACAAGGTGAGCAAGGATTACAAGGTCCGCAAGGAGAACAAGGTGAGCAAGGATTACAAGGTCCGCAAGGAGAACAAGGTGAACAAGGTGAGCAAGGATTACAAGGACCACAAGGAGAACAAGGTGAGCAAGGATTACAAGGTCCGCAAGGAGAACAAGGAGAACAAGGAATAAGAGGAGTCAATACTACTGGTTTTTATATAAACTATGATACTAGTACTGCAAATAGTAATCCAGGAACTGGTAAATTTAGATTTAATAATACGGATCCCGCATTATCAAATAAGGTTTATATAAGTGAAGACGATTCTGATGGTTTAGATGTTGCACCTTTACTGAATATATTAACACAATCAACTAACCCTAACCGATCAGTAGTAGCAATTAGACTAACTTCAAATCCTATATATTATGATACATTTTATGTAACTAATCAAACCGTTAATGGTGGTTGGAGAACATTAGATATAACACATATAGATAAAAATCAGTGGTTTGCCAATTTTAATAATGGAGATAATACATTCTTTTCTATTGCAGTAAATGGTGATAAAGGTTCGCAAGGATTACAAGGTCCGCAAGGAGAACAAGGTGAACAAGGGTTACAAGGTCCACAAGGAGAACAAGGGTTACAAGGTCCGCAAGGAAAACAAGGATTACAAGGTCCGCAAGGTGAACAAGGTGAACAAGGTGAGCAAGGATTACAAGGTCCGCAAGGAGAACAAGGAGAAGCCGGTCCACAAATATTGAGTGGAGAAGTTGATGGTGATGGAAATATAATATTAACATTAGATGGGCCAAATGATGTTACAATCGATGCAAGTTCATTATTAGACGACAAAAACTTTGCACATGATAATTTAACATTTGATGATGATAGAGTACATACATTAGATGGAAATGAATTTACAATTAGTGATGGAGGTATCGGTAATAATGGTAGTATTCTAGATCCAATATTCCATATTGATAAACATCAAAGAATCGGTATTGGTACTACAGATCCGTGGGGCGAATTACATATAAGTCAAAACCCTTTTGATTCGACTGAAGATGGTGACAATTCTTCATCTCCTGGTGGTGGGCATGAAAAGTATCATCTTATGTTAAGTAGTACACATGATGGTGGAGCTACTCACGGACTACCACAAAAGGTTACTATTGCAATGATGACAAATGGCACTTCTAGTGGGGATAATGACGATAATGGTATAATTGATACTAATTCTAAACCAGAAGCAAAAATAAGTGCAATAGCTGCCGGTGGTAATACAAATAATACTTCACATAAAACTAATTTATTATTTTATGTTGCGGGACAAAATGGACATAGTACTTCTGCAATACAAAGGTTTGAAATTAGTTATGATGGTAAAATTAGAATAGGTAATCCCGAAGGCACAGACAATACTTATAGTTTACCAACTGAGAGAGGAACAACTGGTCAAATATTGGCAGTAGCTGATACTTCTACACCATCTGTAGATAGTTGGGGTGGAAATATTGAAAACACTCACTATATGTTAGAGTGGAAAAATGCAGATGATTTAGTTACAACTAGTGAAGACATTTATTTAACAAGTGCAATATTAGATGGCACAGATTTAAAATTAACATTAAATGATACAACACCTACAGTTTATACAGTAGACTTAAGTTCATTAAAAACTGAAGATAAAAATATTATAGATACAGATAATTTAGATTTAAATGGTAATACAAGAAATCATGTGTTAGGAGATGGAAATATAAACTTCAATAATGGAAACACATTATTATCTATTAATGGTACACAAAACGGTATCGGTATCGGTACTGATAATCCTGATACACAGTTACACCTTAAAGGTGATATAATGCAAACATTGCAAATTGAGTCTACAAATAATAATGCGGTATTAAAATTATTATCTAACGATAATAACAACTCATATATTGATTTTGAAGAGACTAGTGGTGATAGATGGATTATGGGTTCTCATGGTACTGATAATGATAAATTTAAATGGAGTACTGGAACTGCATTTAACGCAGGAACATTAATGACTCTTACAAAAAGTGGTTATTTAGGTATTGGTGTTGAGTCTCCAGATGAAAAATTACACGTACAAGATGGAGAATTTAAGATTGAGATAGATAGAGGAACAGGTAATTTTAATAATAAAATATTTAGTAATATTACTACAAATGATAGTGCTGCCCTTAACGTACAGGGTGATTCAAGAGGATTTACCGCAATAGGTGTACAAAGTAGAAAAATAGAAAATGGGCAAGAGAAAAATAATGGAGGCGTATCTTTAGGTGTTAGAGGTGATGATGTTACAACTCATCCTGGTTATGGTGAACAAAATGTAGGTTATCTTTATTCATCAGCAGAACAAAATGCATTTAACATTATTTCACAACCTGGTAGTGACACTAAAGATTATATTAGAATGTACGCAGGTCAAGACGCGGATAACACAACTGCAGATATACACATTCAAGGTCAAGATGATGAAATAACTGATGCAAATGGAGCAGTTCTTTATAATACAGTAAGAGGGTATGTGGGTATTAAAACTCACGATCCACGTCGCCTTTTACATGTTGCAGGTTCAATGCATTTAGAAGGCGCTTTCCATGATAAAGATGATGACGAAGGAACAAGTGGACAAGTATTAACTTCAACTGGAGGTGCCTCTCCTCAAACTGAATGGAGAAATGTTGATGATTTAGTAACAATAGAGCCAGACAAAAACTTTGCACATGACAGTTTAACATTTGATGCTGATAGAACACATGATTTAGATGGACATTCATTAACTATTAAAGACGAAACTGTAGGAGACAACGGAATGTTTAATATGGTAGATGGAAGAATAGGTATGGGTATCATCCCTAAAACTTTTGCTAATGTACATATACATCATCAAGGAGACGATACTACAACTCCTCCTGAATACAACTTATTAATATCTCAAAAAGAAGGTCTTCCTAATGATGAACTTACAAAAGTATCAATAGGTTTTGATCCATTTTATCAAGATGGAAATTATCCACCTATCGAGATTTACGCACAACAAAATGATTTTCAAGGTCCAAGAGCTGATCTTGTATTTGCAACCCAAGGCGGTGGTAATTGGCAAGATCCAGTAATAGACAGATTAAAAATTAAATCAGATGGACACTTACAATATCCACATAGTACAAAAGGGGAAGGTAAATTATTAACATCTATAAATGATAATGGCGATGCAGAATGGAAGAGTAAAGATGAATTAGGTATTGCAGAGCCAGGACTTCACGCAGTAAAAACAACATGTGATGGGGAATCTGAATTAAAAGGAGATACAGATATTTATGCATTTATAGATACTACATCAGGCGCATATTCATCATCATATAGTAATAGTGAAGATAATGGTTGGACAAATAGAGCAATAATATATGAAGCATTAACTAATTGGTACAATGATTATAAAACAAAACATCCAGATTTTACAGGTAAGTTATATATCGCGCAACATAACGCTACTGCAGATTCTGAAAGGTGGTTACATCATTTACCATTAATATGTAGTAGTAATGTAAGTCTCAGAACTAACACAGATAAAGGTTTTAATGGAGAAACTAGTGATATGACAAGCGCCGGTTCCACTGCCATTTCGAATGACAATAGTTTAGGTAAATGGATGAAGACAGGTAGTTATAAAACCTACTCTTGGACATGTGATGGTATGCCACCAAATTGGGATAATGACAATTATGAAATACCAAATAGAGTTTTTATAATAGATTTTTGTAATGAGTCACATAGTGAATATCAATCCTTACCATCTTGGTTATCAAACGCTGAATTTCAATCAACTAACAACTCTAATACCGGGATACGAGTAGGTTATAAAATGATACCAAGTTATGATGAATGGCAAAATACCACCTTAACAAGTGAATGGAATGCTGATTATAAAGCCTTTATCGCAGCAAAAGATACTTTAGATTATTTCGGTGCAGTGTTATATCCAGTAACTAGGGGTGGAGATGCTACACACCTTCATATGTATGGTGCAGTAGAAGGAGGATCAACAATTGAAAAAAGAGATTTTGAAGAAGCACTTGGTGCCAATTGGCCAGGAGTTAGTGATACTAAACAACAAGTAATTCAAGGCAGCACTGATATAGGATTTTCAAAATATCAACCTCTTAGCCCTGCTACTTCATTTACGACATCTGATTATAGAAATTCTACTAGTAATATGAGTGGTGTAGAAGTTTTAACTCATAAAGTTTTTGCGAATAATGTTACATCAATAAATAACCCATATGAAAATACTAATTTAAAAAATCATAATTATAATGGAATCTATGATAAACGAGAAGTAGACGGAGTATTAGACTTTAATGCGGTGGAATTAGGAGAAGACTTAAACAGTATATTACAACCAGTTCAACAAGAGTCAATGGCGAATGTTGTTAAACATTTCAACGATGAAGGTGAACTATTTATTAAAGGTTTTATTTCAGAAACTATTAGATTTACAGAAACAGATGAGGATTGTATTAGAATGGAAGTTAAAAATAGTAGTTCTGAAGATGAAGATCGTCCATCAAATAGTGATAATGACTGGACAATGAATGGGGTAAATATGTATAATGCTAACGGAGGGAATGTTGCTATTGGTATTACTGATCCAGAAAATCAACTTCATGTTGAGAGTAATGATGATACTATAATAAAAGTGGCTTCTACTAATGCAAGTGGAAAAGATGCAGGAATACTTATTACCACGAGAGGTAGTCAGGATTGGGGTATTTTTAATGATAGATCAACAAAAGAATTAAAATTTGTTGGTCATGGTCGACCTGATTGGATAGATGATCCTAATAAACCCACGTTAGTAAGTTTTAATAATTCTGGTTATATAACATCAGATGGATTAAGGGGAGGTGGAAATGTAATAGCAGATGCAGATGGTAAGTTAATAATAGATTCTGCAGATGGTGGTGATGATGATAATGATTGGACAAGAAGTGGTAGTGCATTAGTACCTAAAAGTAGTACTGATTATGTTGGTATCGGGAAAGGTGCAAGATCAGGCTCATCAAATTACTCGCTTTATGTAAACAATCAAGAGTCATCAAAGGCAGCGGCGTTTTATACCGATAGACAAGATTTTACTGTCATAATAAGAAATAATCAAGCGAATCAAAATGCAGATGGATTAAGAATAGATTTAAAAGGTGAAACTGAACAAGCCATGGTGCCAAGTACAAATTCAGGATTCAACACAAATTCAAGATTTATTGATTTTTACTATGGACACGGTAATACTAGTTATGTCAACACAGGAAGTATTAGAATTAAGAAAAACAACAATTGTCATTTAACTAATTCTTCCGATAGTAGGTTGAAAGCAAATCAGCGACCTATTGAGTATACGTTAGATGATATTTCATCTTTAAATTTAAAAACATTTGAGTGGAAAAGACAAAAACATAATTATGAATTTATAAAAGATATAGATATCTCATCAGAAAATGTTACTGTTGTTGAAAATATTTTAACAGTTGTTTCAGAGAATGGGGTTAATTATAGTGTTGATTTTGATGGACAATATGCAAAAGTAGGAGAAGACTATTATAAAATGTCTGCAGAACATGATGGTAATAAAACAACTATAGTGACTTTTGAAGATGAAGTTAAAATAGAACTTAACTTAGACAAAATAAGTATTTATTCTATTAATTGTGAATTAGAAGAAACTACTGATACTGCACACGGTGTTATTGCTCAGGATTTATTAGAATTACCTAAATTTAAAGATTTTGTTTTTGATGACACACAAAGAAATGAATCAAAAGGATTAAAAGAAGGAGACATAGGATATAGTTATCACAGTGTTGATTATGTTGAATTTATACCATCTATGCTAGCAGGTTTACAAGACGCCAATAAACTTATTAAAGAATTAAGACAAGAAGTTGACGATTTAAAAGAGCAACTTAAAAATAAAGAATAAACAACTATTTATATAATATGGAATTTTTTATAAATCAAAATAGTAACTTACCACCATTAAAAATGGAATTAGTAAACGATGGTAGAAACGACTTTCGTAAATTTTTCGAAAAGATACAAAACGCAACCATTAAGTTTAATATGTATGATGTTAAAAATAATGTTAAGATTATTGCTAACTCTCCTGCAGAAATAGAATTAAAATGTGAATCTTGTGGTATTGGTGGTGATGAACCAGAATACTACATAACTTATAAATGGAGAGATAGAGACACTAAAAAAGTAGGTAAGTTTAATGGTGAATTTATTATAGAATTCTTAGATGGTAGTGGTACATTAATTGCCCCAATTAGAGACAAATTATTTATTAATGTCTTAGAAGTTTGAATTTTCTCATTTTTTTTATTATATTTGTAATAAATAATTACAATTATGCCTGCATCCGTAGAAGAAATTAAAGAATACTTAGAGGGTTATGACGATCAAAAATACATTGTTGGTGTTGAATCTTCTTATAGTGAAAACAAAATCAGTCTAATTATTCACGATCCAGAAAAAGGTAAACGTATAGAAAGACATAAATTAAAACCTTTCCTATGGATGAAATCTCCCGATGTTTCTAAACTTTATAAGGGTGATAGAAAAAAGATAAAATCTAAAATGAGAGAGTATGGTGTTAAGTTTATACCACTTTCTATTAATGATGAGAGTGGTGAAGAGGTTGAGAGGTTAGTTGATGGATATAAATTTTTAGTTAGAGGTAAGGGTAATTATGGACAATTACTTAAATTTTTTAGTGAAGGTGGTATGGGAGTATATAGTGAAGAACATAGAAATAATTTCTTAGCGATTAGTCCCACAGAACAATTTTTAATTCAAACAGGTAAAAGATTATTTAAAGGAATGGATGAGTATGATGATGTACATAGACTTTCATTCGATATAGAAACAACAAGTTTAGATCCACATCACGGTAGAATATTTCAAATAGGTGTAAAAGACAATAGAGGATTCCAACACGTTTTATCAATAGATGGTGAATCAAGAAGAGAATTAAGAAGTAGAGAGTCTGAAGCGATAATCACTTTTTTTAAAATAATACATCACCTAAAACCTGCAATTATTGCGGGATATAATTCAGAGAACTTTGACTGGTATTTTATAGTGGAAAGAGCGAAGATATTAGGTGTAGATATGGGTAAATATGCTAAGACATTAGGTTCAGTTCCATTCTATAGAAAAAAACAAACATTAAAAATGGGTCCAGAGATGGAATACTACGAACAAACTATTATGTGGGGATATAATATTACGGATGTATATCACGCAGTTAGAAGAGCACAAGCAATTAATTCTTCTATAAAACAAGCGAGTCTTAAATATATTACAAAATATTCTAATGCAGCGAAAGAGAATAGGGTTTATATACCAGGTGATAAAATTAGTAAAATGTGGGAGGATGAAGATAATAAATATTGGTTTAATAATGAAAATGGAGAGTGGGGAATTTTAGATGGTGATATACCTTTAGATTCACAAGTAGTCAATGGTAAGTTTATTGTGGAGAGATATTTAATAGATGATTTATGGGAAACTGAAAAGGTAGACAGTATATTTAATCAGGCAACATTTTTACTTTCTAAAGTTCTACCCACATCTTTTATGAGATCTTCCACTATGGGCACTGCGGCAACGTGGAAGTTACTTATGTTAGGGTGGTCTTATAGAAATGGTTTGGCAGTACCACATACAATGCCCACAAAAGGTTTCATAGGTGGACTTTCTAGATTGTTAGAGGTAGGGTACAGTCAAAATGTAGTAAAGTTCGATTTTGCGTCTCTATATCCATCTATACAACTAACACATAATGTGTTTACTGATTGTGATGTAACTGGTGCGATGAGAGGATTATTACAATATAACTATGATTATCGTAACCTTTATAAAGAATTAAAGTCTAAACACGCTAAGTTAGGTGAAAAAGAAAAATCAGAGTATTATGATAAAAAACAATTACCATTAAAAATATTAAATAATGGTATGTTCGGTTCTATATCTGCACCTAATGTATTTCCATGGGGAGATACAAATATGGGTGAAAAGATTACTTGTACAGGTAGACAATACCTTAGACATATGATAAGATATTTTAACGAAAAGGGTTTTAAACCATTAGTAGGTGATACTGATGGGTTTAACTTCTCTATTCCATCAGATGTAGATAAATTCACTTATATTTCTACTGGTAAACATAGATTTAATGAAGAGGGGAAAGAATATAATGGTATGGATGCAGTAGTTGCCGAATATAATGATGTATATATGAAAGGTGTAATGGGGTTAGATGTAGATGAAATATGTGAAGCTACTATTAACATTGCAAGAAAAAATTACGCAGATTTAATAGATGGTAAAGTTAAATTAGTAGGTAATACAATTAAATCTAAAAAATTACCAACATATATTGCAGAATTTATAGATGATGGTATTCATATGTTACTTAAAGGTCAGGGATATGAGTTTGTAAATGAATATTATGATACATTAGAAAGGATATATAATCAAGAAATACCACTTTCTAAGATTGCTAATAAGTCTAGGGTTAGGATGACACTAAAGGATTATAACAAAAGATCACAACAACTTAATAAGGCAGGTAATCCTTTACCTAAACAGGCACATATGGAACTTATCATAAAAGAAGGTTTAAATGTAGATTTAGGAGATACTATCTATTATGTTAATACAGGAACTAAAAAGTCACATGGTGATGTACAGAAAGTTAATAAACCCAAAAATGGATGGACTGACAACCAAATGGAAATGTTTTTCACTAAAGGAACTGATTACGAACAAAAGAAAAACACTTTACTAAAAAATGGTTGGGAAATGTCTTGGTCTGACGATAATTGGGTTCGTAGTGACGCTAAAAATAAAGAAGCAAATACAGGAATATCTACAGATATGGCGTATCGCCTGATTGTAGGTGACTCAGTAGTTAAACTTAATTGTAGACTAATACCTAATGATTTAATAGAAAACGATCCTAACGCAACTGGTGAGTATAATATAGAAAGATATATAGATGCATTTAATAAAAGGATTAAACCATTACTTGTATGTTTCTCACCTGAAGTAAGAGACAATATTTTAATTACAACACCATTAGATAGACAATATTTTACTCGTAAACAATTAGAATTAACTTCTGGGCAACCTTATAATGATGGTGATCAAGATACTATAGATAATTTATTAACTATTACTGATGAAGAGAATATGTTTTGGCAAAGTATTAATCTTTCTCCTACTTATATGTTCGAAGAATATGATATATTAGACGAATTTTCTTTAGATAACAAACAGTCCGAGGGGTCTATAACTTAAAGATTTATTAAGATTTTCTGCTTCACCTGCTTTTAACTCTAATTGTTTAGCATTACTTAACCTTTCTAATCTAGCATCTAAGTCTTCTAATAATTTAGTTTGTTCTTCTTTACCTTCACTTAATAAACTATCATAATCCATAGTTAATTCTGCATCAGGTACTTTTAATGCACCACTAAATTTACCTCTAACTCTACCCAATGATTCTTTAAATAAAGCGGTTAGATATCTTCTTATCCACACTCTTGTTGGTTCATTTAAATCAGAATACATTAATTTAGATAAAGGAACTTCATTAGGTAATTTAATAATATCTTTATTTTCATTCTTACAGTTATCTATTTCTTCTGGTGACATACCATTAGTGTCATAGTAATAATACCATACTTTTGTTCCCGCTAACCCTATTTGATTACCTATTAATCCTGCGGCACTAAAGGATAACCTACTACCAGGTATCGGCATTAAATGTAACAATCTAGTACCATTTGGTCCTGCAGTAACTTTATGTGTTAATTCACTTCTTAATAATTTAGATTTTAAACTAAAATCGGATGCTCTTAACAAAACATCAAATGCTGGTGCAACATAGAATCCACCATTACCTAAACCACCACCTTGACCCCATCCAGCGTATGGTACTTGTCCGAATCCACCACCAAAACCATAATCGCCAAATCCTGCAAATGAATAAAGTGCATGATCGGTACTGTTAGGTGTAATCCATAATACTTCGTTTACTTCTCTACCACCAGGAATTTGGTATACTTGTTGTCCCGCAACTATTGTTACATAATCTTTTTTCATTTCCCAAGGACCTCTATCTTGTAAACCTACTTGTTTAGAGTATGCATATGAAAATCTACTTTCAAAGTCTAATGAACGAGTCGTTAGTGCAAATGCTACGTCCATATTATCTGCTTCATTACCTAATAATGAAGACCATTGATTTTCTATTAACCAATCTTGTACTCTTTGTGCATAATCTTCTATTGATGTCTCTAATAAAGAACACATTTGATCCCAATCCAGTTCAATTTTTCTAATAGGTGCACCTAACCTATGTTTAATTAATGTGAATAATTCTTCTTTTAATTGATCATTTAATGCATTTGTCATAATTTAATGTATTTATTTATAAATATTAAGATATTTATTAAATGATGAAAAGAAACCTAATAAAAAAAATTTTACGAGAAGAAACTACTTATGAAGTAGAAAAAAATCTTTTTCCTTATACTGAAACGGAAACTCATACCACTACAGACATTGCGGTGGGTTTAATGCATAAATCGATGAACCATTTGGCTTCAGCATTAAGAGATATAGAATCTGCAATACAATATGCATATGAAGCAGACACTAACAATGAAGAATTGATAGAAGGGTTAGAAGACATAAGAAAATCTTTATTACATAGTAGCGGTCAAGGTGCTGGTTGGGGTGGTTCAGAAGGACATGACAATATAATTAATCAGTTAGGTGTATTAATTGATAAATATAGTGAGGACGCATCCAACTTTAACCTTAATGGTTCTCACGATGGGAAAGCTCCTGAAGGTAATTTTCAATGATATCTACTGCCTGATTAATTGTCTTATAAGATTTTTCTGCAATAAATGCTTTTTTACCTATTAATATTGCAGGTAAGAAATCTGAGTTTACTTTCTTAGAAAAACTTTCATATAAAAGTTCATTCTCTTTTTTATCCACATCTTTTTCTATAAATTCGATGTTTCTCTCAGTTAATTGTTTTTTAAGATTGTCACAATGTGGACAACCTTCCATACTAAATACTATTGGTTTAACTTTCATTTTCTATTTTTTTTATAAATTCTGTTATTATTTCGTCTTCCCCCATAATTGTTCCAATAACCTTCTTTTTTTCATTTAATATATCCCATACTAATGTATCAATAGTATCGTCTATTAACATATAATAAATATTCACAGTTTTATTTTGTCCTATTCTATATGCTCTATCTTCTGCTTGCTCATGATTACCAGGAACCCAGTCTAATGAATTCATTATTACAATTTCGGCTTGTGTGAGAGTTAATCCTACACCTGCCGCTTTAATTTGTCCAACAAATACTTTACAACTATCATCTTCCTGAAATCTATCTACTGCAAATTGTTTTTGTTTATCACTCATACCACCTCTAACACATACTGATTTTTCACCAAAATGTCTTAAAAATGCGTCCATTTCTTCATTAAAATTACAAAATATAATAGTTTTTTTATCTAATTCTAGTGCTTCCTCAACTTTTTCTATAGTATATGGTACTGTTTCCATCGCAATAAATGTTCGTAATAAAGTCATTTCCACTAAATCTCTGGCAGGATTACCTTTTTTTCCATCTATTTTTCTTTGTTGTAAATATTCTTCCCATACATTTTTATATCCGTCTACATTTTGTAATTCTAAATACACAGGAGTTATTAGTTTATTAGGTAAATCTAATACATCTTCTTTCTTTCTTCTTAAAATAGTTCGTTTAGTTTTATTATTTAATTCTTCTAAATTAGATGCCCCTTTAGTTACCCACACATATCTACCACCTTTTTTAAATCTAACTCCTTCACAATAAGTTCTCGCATATTGTACCCAATTTCTAGAAACAGGAGAATCAATAATAGATAATAAATTATAATAATCCATTGGTCTATTGGCAATAGGCGTACCAGTTAGTAACCATATTCTTTCAGGTGAAAATCTTTTAGATAAATCTTTTAATATTTTACCCCTAATACTTTTATGGTTTTTAACAAAATGTGCCTCATCTAATATTATTAAGTCAGGATTAAATTCTACTATTTCTCTCCTTAACTCCCAATCCTCATATTTTTTACCTTTTTCCTCTATTGTATGAAAGTTTTTTAATATATCATAATTAATTATAGTAAATCTAGAAGGATTCCAATATTTACCACTTATTATTGACACATCATCACAAAAATTCTGTACTTCCCTCATCCAATTAATTTTGAGAGACGCAGGACATACTATCAATACTCTTTCTGACTCACATTCAATTGCCGAAACAATAGACTGGTAGGTTTTACCTAATCCCATATCATCCGCTAATATACACTTTTTATTTTTTAATAAAAATTCTATCCCTTCTTCTTGATGTTTAAATGCTCTCCAACCCCTTTTATCTAAATTAATATACTTATCGAAATCAACATCTATTTGTGTGTCTTCATAATGTATATCATCGATTAATTGAGTTTTAGGTAACCATAATAATTTTACGTCTTTTTGATTTCTATAAAATTTACAAATAACATGTATTGCTTTTTCACTTTCCGCTAATAAAGTTTCTATCATTATTTTATTTATAGGGGTTTTTAATTTATATTCTTCAAATATTTGATCTGCAAAATAATTAGTTATTTCTACTACTTTATTTATATTCTTAGGTTCGAAATTATAAAACTTTTTTACGTACTTACTTTGATTAGTAGTTAAGAAATAAGACTTTTCATTTAAGTATTTATTTTTCATATATTTTATATATGGATTATTACCACCATACTCTTCTAGTAATTCTTCCCCCCCTAGACCTTTTATATCCTTTATATCTAACATAATATTATAATTATAATCATTTTTTTCCTAACTATAAATATTTATAGAGAAAAGATAGATGAAAAACAACAGAAAAATTCCAATAACTAGAGTAAATAAGTTTTTTTCACAAGAAGATTTTAATTTAGAAGTAGATTTTGGTAGGGAATGGTTAGAAGGTGATATTAACATTAAAGTTATATTATTTCAAGTACTTCAAAGTGAATCCACCACTGATGATATATATGGTGAAGCGGGAAGAGATGAAATAAGATTTAAACCACCTGTAGAATTAACTGTTAATTTTCAAATGGAATCACCTAAAAACGAATCATGGAATCCAGACGGTAGTTTAAGACATTTAGAACATGGTAATTTAACTTTAGGTGTTTATCAATCACATTTAGACGAATTAGGTGCAGAAATTAATTATGGGGATTATATTGGTTATGCTGAGACAGAAGATAGAATGACATACTGGACAGTATCTAATAATGGAATAATAACTTCAGATAACTCACACACAATAGTGGGATATAAAGGTTTTTACAGAACTGTGACATGTGTACCAGTACCTGAAGATGAATTTAAAGGTATTTAATAAAGATGGGATTACCTAAAAACTATAGAAAAAATTTAAAAATCACACCAACAAGTGAAGGATTTAAGGCAAGACAAAATATTTTAAATAATATTGCTAATCCAGGTACTTACCTACCTAAAAGTATCCTACATGAAGATATGGATAGAGACTTTATAAAATATGTAGAAGATCAATTAAATTTAGTATTGGGAGGTGAAAAAGTCCCTGTCATATTTTTAAGTATTCAAAGATGGGCAGAATTTGCAAAAACTTGGAAATTTTCAGATGAATATAAAAATATTACAATGCCATTTATTACAATAGTAAGAAAGCCAGATGCTCAAGTGGGAACAAATTACGCAGGTACATTTAATGTACCAGGCAAACCAACATTTACATATATGAAAATCCCTACTTGGGATGGTAACATTAAAAGTTATGACATATATAAAATACCACAACCAGTATCTGTAGATTTAAATTATGAAGTAAGATTATTTTGTACAAGAATGAGAGACTTAAATATTTTTAATAATTCTATTTTGAAATCATTTGCAGAAGGAGAAAAATATTTAAGGATTAATGGACACCCAATACCTTTAATGTTAGATTCTATTGGTGATGAAAGTGTTATTAATAATTTAGATGAAAAAAAATACTATGTTCAATTATTTACCATAAAAATGTTAGGTTACTTACTTGATGAAAATCATTTTGAGGTTACTCCTGCAATAAGTAGAGGTATTCAATTTTATGAATTGACTGAACGGGTTAGTGAGGCACCATATCAAATAAATAAAGTAGAAGAAACTGGACTAATTGAACTTAATTTAACATTTTATCCGTCTATTAATAGTAGTGTAATACCAATAGAAGTTGATTGTGAATTTACAGAGATATTAACTCAAAATGTAGATGACTATGAGATACTTTTAGATGACGTATTACAAACTATTCCGTTTACCTCTTTTATAGGTCAAGATTTAAAAATTAATATTTTGAAGTCCATACCGACATCTAGTGCGGCAATAACATTAAAAGGAACATTTTCATGAAAAAGATAATAAAAAATTATATAATAAGAGATCCTAAAGATTTAATAATTACAGAAGGTGGTAATTATAAATCATCTACTTTTAGTCCAACAATAGATAATCAAATAATTTTTGATAGAGTAATTCCTTTAGGATTAGATATTGATCCCGAAAAAACAGAATTATATGTTAATGGTTTAAGGTATGATGTTAATATAGATTATAAATTATCTTCTAGATTTTTAGAGTGGGTTAATCCATATAAATTAAAAATTAACGATAAGATAACATTTATTTTTAGGTAGTTTTTACTCACATTTTATCACTAAAAATACACATTTTAGTAAAAGTTTTGTAATACTTTTTTTTACCCTAATCTTTTTAAAAAATCATAGTATTTATAATAAGAATTGGTTAAAAGTGCGCGCTAAAATAATCAATTCTTAAATAACAATAACAATCAAAAAAAAACAAAAATTATGATGTTTATGCAAGATCCAGAGCCAAACTCTGGAAAAATGAGTGGTTTAAAATTAGACCAAATTAAAGGTATATTAAAATCAGAAGGTGAAGAAAATGTTTTTGAGATCGGTGCTAGTTTAGTATTAGATCCGGGACAATCTATTAGAACTACTGAATCTGAAGATGGAAGTGCCGTTGTAATTAACGATCAGTTAGTGAAAGCTAAAGAAGATTTAACTAAAGCAATCACAGATGAATCTGATAGAGCAATTGCTAAAGAAGGAGAAATCGAAGCGAATTTAGCTGATGCAGTTAGTGACTTACAAGAGGATATAGATTCTAATGTTGCTGACTTAGAAGCTGCTGATAAAGCTGAAGCTGAAGCAAGAGAATCTGCCGATAAATCAATTATGGCAACTGCTGCTGAAAATAAATCTGAATTAAATGATAAAATAGAAAAAACTAAAGAAGATTTAACTACTGCTTTAACTGAAGGTGATGCTGCAATTCAAAAACAAATTGACTTTATATTAGAAGGATCTACTGAAAAATTAGATCAAGTTGTTGAAATAGTTCAGCACATTGAAAATATCGATGTTGAGAATGATGCATCTTTAGCATCTGCCGTTGCTAGTTTAACTGCAACTGATGTAGAAATTAAAACGGCTGCTGACGAATTAGCTGCTAAGCAAGAAGCTGATAACTCTGATAGAAAAGAAGAAATTGAATCATTATCTGATAAGCAAAGTGCTGATAACTCTGATAGAAAAGCAGAAATTGAAAGTGAAGCTGATAGAGCAAAAACTAAAGAAGCTGCAATCGAAGCGAATTTATCTGATGCAGTTGAAAATTTAGAAGAAGCTGATAAATCTGAAGCAGAAGCAAGAGAAGCTGGTGATAAAGAGTTATTTGTTAAAATAGATGAAACTAAAGCTGAATTATCAAAATCTATTAGTGATTCAGTTGACAATTTAGAAGAAGCTGATAAAGCTGAAGAAGCAGCAAGAGAAGCTGGTGATAAAGCATTAGATACTAAATTAGATGAAACTAAAGCTGAATTAAATCAAGCAATTGAAAATGAAAATGATAGAGCAAGAAGTAAAGAAGCTGAAATCGAAGCAAACTTATCTGATGCAGTTGACAATTTAGAAGATGCTGATAAAGCAGAAACTGAAGCAAGAGAAAAAGCTGATAAAGCTGAAACTGAAGCAAGAGAAGCTGCTGATAAAGCATTAGATTCTAAATTAGATGAAACTAAAGCTGAATTAAATAAAGCAATCGAAGATTTAACAACTGAAAATAATGAAGAACATGCTAAGAGATCTGCAGAGATAGCTGAAGGTGATGCTGCAATTCAAAAACAAATTGACTTTATATTAGAAGGATCTACTGAAAAATTAGATCAAGTTGTTGAAATAGTTCAACATATTGAGAATATCGATGTTGAGAATGATGCATCTTTAGCATCTGCCGTTGCTAGTTTAACTGCAACTGATATTGCAAATAAAGCTGAATTAACTAAGTTTATCGAAGATGAAATTACTGGTTTAAATGAAGAATTAGAAGCTAATGTTGCTGACTTAGAAGCTGCTGATAAAGCATTAGATTCTAAATTAGATGAAACTAAAGCTGAATTAAATCAAGCAATCGAAAATGAAAATGATAGAGCAACAACTAAAGAAGCTGAAATCGAAGCGAATTTAGCTGATGCAGTTAAAGATTTAGAAGATGCTGATAAAGCAGAAACTGAAGCAAGAGAAGATGCTGATAAAGCAGAAACTGAAGCAAGAGAAAAAGCTGATAAATCTGAAGCAGAAGCAAGAGAAGCTGGTGATAAAGAGTTATTTGTTAAAATAGATGAAACTAAAGCTGAATTAAATCAAGCAATATCAACTGCGGTATCACAAGCAGTACAAAACGAAGACTTTACACAAGATTCTATTTCATTATTAGGAAAATCTGTAGGTGAAACTGTATCTTTCGAAGTTTCTGGAAATGCTGGTGTGGTATTAGTATTTGCTAATGGTTTATATGTGCCATCAACTACATCTTTTGATGAAGAAGGTGAAAAAACAACAGTATCGTTTGAAATGTTCTTTGAAGGTGGTGAAGATGACTTTGCACACTTTATGACTGTGGATTTTTCCTAGGAATCACTGAAGCCAACGAAGAAGGTGACGGTGATCCTGATGGAGACACCGATGATGACTCAATAGAAACTACTGATTTAAGTGGTACGGTTGAAGATGCTCCAGTAGATGGTGCAACTGTAGTCATCAGAACGGATAACATCCCAACAGAAACAGATGAGGAATATTGTAATTTCTTAGTAAATCTAGATCAAGCTCAAGGTTGTGAAGATGATTGTCTAACACATAGTGAATGTATGACAATACTTCAAGAAGAAAAATCACAAGGTGGTGGAATAACTGTAACAACTACTACTACATCTGAAAATGGTGGGTATATAGCTGAAATTCCAAGTTCTTTTAATATGGATGATATAACTATCAGTGTATCTGGTGGTGTTAATGCATATACAAATGAACCTTCGGAGTTTACTGCAGAAGTTAAACCTAAACATTTTGGTACTAATGTAACTCCTGTTACTAAAATGGCGACTGAATTAGTAAAACAAGGTGAAGATCCAGAATTTGCAAAAGTAAGAGTAGTAGATTTCGTTAAATCATTATTAGATAGTAATGAAATAGATGGTAGAGAGATTACTCACGATCATTTATTCGAAAGAACTATGAACGACATGTTAGTAAGTGAAGATAAAAAGGAGATAGCTATAAAAGCTACTGCATTTCAAGCAATTGAAACTTCCTTAAAAATGTTTGCCGATGCAAGATCTGGTGCTAAATTAAGAGCAACTAATGCTGAAGATAGAAAAACTTCTTTAACAGACGTAGTTAAAGCTCTTAGAACAATTAATGTTGAAAAAGGTGAAAGAATAGATATCGATGAATTAACTGATAAATCACTTAAGAAAATGGTTGAAAATGATGCATCACTAGTTGGTACGTCAATAGATACTGAAAATTCTTTTGAGAAATTAACACATAGTCTTGTTGAAAATAAGGAAACGTTGTTAAGATCAGTACGTGAACACTCATCTCTAAACTTATCAGCTATGGAAATTATCCAAAAGGTTGAGGAGAATAGAAAAGATGCCGATATAGAAGTAGAAATGATGAAAGAAGTATTTAAAGTAGACGTTGAGTCTTGTGCAGGAAATAAAGAATGTGCAGATCAAAAAGTCGAAGATAACTTCACTAAGAAAATGGATTCTAAAGAAGAACATAAATCCTTAATTGAAAAGAAAAAAGATGAGGGAACTTATGTTTCTCCAATTACTTTTGATGTTTCTAAATTAGAAAGTGCTAAACAAACACAGATTAAACAAAATCAATTAGATGGTGTTAAGGCTAGTTTTGATTCAACACTTAGAATGTTTAAAAACGCAGAAAAACAACTAGAGTCTTGTAGTATTATTCAACTACTTGAAGTTAAGTTTACTTCTGCTAGAGTAGAAGAAGCAGTACAAGCATGTATTGGAAATACTCCACCACATCATATAGATATCGACCATAAAATTTGTATTGTAAATGCAAGAAAAGGTGAGGAACCATTTATGGAATATTTAGATGAAGCTGGAAAACCGGACGTTTACGATCTATTTAAACATGAAGAAGAAATAGTTAAAGAATTTAATGATACAGAAGAATCGACTGACGAATTAATTGAAACAATTAAGATGGAAATCGAAGAAGAAGGTCTTAAATTTAATACTAGATCTTTTGATGTGGTTAATAGATTACGTTCACAGATAACAGGTGGTAAATTTTGTTGTATCGTTGCCCCAAAGGGGAAATGTTGTAACACATTAGGTGGTAACTTTATTGTTGGACCTAAAGATCCTGGTTATGGTGATTTACCTATTGATGGACCTACTATTGATGGACCTATTGAAGTTCCAGAATTAGAAACACCAGTAAAGGAGGAACCAGTAGGAAAATTAGTTGATTTTAACGACTTACAAAAGTCGATAGAGGATATTAAGTCATTTGGTAATCAACACTTCTTATTAGACGTTCAATGCCCTACTTCAACTGAAGAGATAGATATGTTTGTAGAAGATGCAGTAGATAAAGCAACTAAGGGACTTAAAACTTTTAAAGAGACTGTAGAAAAAGGTGATTTATATTCAAATATTGCTGAAGCATATTTTGTACAAAGAATTTTTGAACAAATGAGAAGTCAGGCAACTGAACCAATGTATAGAGGAGGTGCATCTGAAGAAGATAGAGAAATTGTAGAAGCAAATTATGGTATAATGAGTGCTTTATATGATTTTATTGACTTACATGGTAGAGCATATGTATTTAATAGTTCTATCCCTTCTGTTATACAAAAATTAGAAAGTTTTCAAAACAACTTAAACAATGTAGAATCACAAATAGAAAGTGAAAAAAATACGTTAAAGGATGAAATTACTAGAGGAGGTAAAATAACTCAATTTTGGAGACTTAGAAGTATAGTTCAATATATCGCAAGAAAAGCAACATATGATTTAATATTTGATGGAATACAAAATGAATATATGGGTAACTCTAATTTAGTTTTAAATAAAGTTAATGATGATACAAATTATAAATTAGGTTTTTCTGATATTACGGTATCAAGTTTTGACCAAGTTAAAGGTTTAGTTACATTAACAGTAAAAGGTTCATTATCGGATTTACAAAATAATAATCATAATTATGATAATTTTGTATATATCGCAGAGAAAGATCAGTGTGTATCAATTTCAGAAGAAGGTGAAAAGTCTACTTTTGTAATTTCTGTGGGTAGTGAATTATCAACTAACGTGAGTGATGTTAGATGTCATTTACCTGGTGTAGTTATACAATCTAGTGATAATCAATCAGACTTCCAAAATAGAACTCGAACAATGGGTAGAGTTGCGTTTGTAGGTTCAGATTGTAATGATGAACTAACTTTAGAAACTTGGATTATAAGAAGTAATTCATGTTGTTACCAATCTGGTTGGAATATATTACATAAATCTTTTAATGAATATAGCCCTAAACTATTGTTAAGAAGTTATATTGAAAACGCAAATGAAGCACAAGGTGCGGTATGGGGTATAATGTCGAGAAATGAGTCTTGGAGTAGTGTTGAGGAATATGCGAAAGCTAACCCTACGACTCCTATGACAAGAACCGAATACTATATGCAGGAAAATAATTCCTTACAGAATCATAATCCATTCCGTATTAGTAATAATTCATATCAAGACATTTGTGGTGGTTATGAATTAGCAGATGGTTTATATGGATTATATAAGACAGTAACTAACAAAGGTGCAAATCAGGATGAATTAAGTAATCCACTATATGTTAAATATGATATAGGTAATACTAATACAACTATGGTTTATGATTTAGTAGATGGTGAGTACGTACCATACACTGGATGGGTATATACTAAGCAAACTAATGTATACTATTCAACTAGAGATAAGATCAGAGCATCAGCAGATGTGAACCATTATTTATCAATAAATGGTTTGTATCAGGGAAGTCAACTGTATCAATTCGGTGTAAATCCTCAAGCTAGAGGTTTTATGGATTGTGATGGAGATGAAAGAAGTAATGTTCTTATGGTGTATTCGCACTATTTAAAGCATAATTTCGGTATTGATAAAAGATTTATTGGTACAACTGTTGTATGGAAATCTGTGGATGGAGTTGAATTAGGTAGACAAACTTTTAACGAAAGTAACTTAGCCAACCCGTTTACTGAATCAGTAGGTAAATTATTAGATAATTATAGTAACTATTTTGTTAGAGCCTCTATAGGTGATGAAGGTGAAATTATTTACCAAATTACTAATGAGTTAAGATCTTGGGGATTCGGAAGATTCGGACAACCAGATGCTACAGGTAAATTTAGTTACGAATTCACTGAATGTGTAGATACTGATGGTGATGGATATTATGATCAAATTGATTTTGATCCGAATGATCCTAATATATTTGGTGACTATGATTTAGATGGTATTGTTGACCACTTAGATGATTTCCCATTTGACCCCGGAACTGTATATAGTATATGTAAGGATGTAGAAAGTGGTGAAAATGTAGCCATTAATGCAAACTTTTCTAAATTAGATGAGTTTATGCATAGTGTTTACCCCACAGAAAAAGGTGGTACAACTGTACGTAAAGGTTATGAATTTGTTAAAACAATAAATGAAGAACCTGCGGCAGGTACAACCAAAGTTTTATTAAATCCTTCAGATAATATGAGAATCGACCCTTTTCATGCAGAAGGTGACGAAACTCTATTAACAAGATTATCACAGTACAGAGAAAAGGATAATGCCAAATCCAAAGGAAAAGGTGGAGAAGAGTTTATAGCGTAAAAATATTATTTTTATTTTTATAACTTAAACTTTTTTATAAGTTTTACAAACACATTAAAGAGGGGGAGAAATCTCCCTCTTTTTTTTATTCAATATCACCATATATATCTTTTTTTGGTGAACATTTATCTTTAATTATTTTTTCTACAAATGCGAACATCTTTAATCCATTGTCCTCACAATACTTTTTTAAAATGGTATGAGTTTTAGGTGTTATCTTAAGATTTTTAGTCCTTTTCATAGGTTTTTTTATATAAGTATGATAAAAGTATGAAAAATGACCTACTAAATATCTGATTATTAAAATAAAACAAATACTTTCATAAAAATCTGCATATTTATAAATAAAACAAAACAATAATAAAAGAATAAAATATTAATTAAATGGCATCAACAGATAAAATTTTTGTGAGTCCTGGAGTTTTCACTTCAGAAAAAGATTTAACATTCGTTACTAGACAAGTAGGTGTAACTACATTAGGTTTAGTGGGTGAGACACCTAAAGGACCAGCCGAAGAACCAGTATTTGTTTCAAATTATAATGACTTTATTAGTTATTTTGGTGGTTTGAATCCTGAAACTTTTAAAGGTACGGGATATCATAAATACGAACTTAACTACATTGCAAAATCATTTTTAACACAAACAAATCAATTATACGTTAGTAGGGTACTAGGGTATTCAGGATATAAAGCAGGTGGTGCATGGTGTATCACTTTAGATTCTGCAGAAGACAAATCTACAGAAACAATTATAAGTACAACAACTAATGGTGTTTTAACATTCAGTGCAACTACTGGTGGTATACCAGTTACTATGACTTTTAGTGATTCTACTTTACAATCTTTATATGATAGTGGAGAAATTAGTTCTTCATTTAATAACATTGGTGTATTATCTACAGGTGATAATATTAGTATTAGTGAACCAAAATACAATAAAACTGGTTGTGATTTCTTAGGTGCAACATTTGATTTAGAGGTTACTTCTATAGGGCCTTCAGGTAGTGGGTTTGTTACTGGACAAACAACAGGTACTGTGGTAACATATACTGCAACTTGTCATACTGACATAGATGGTAGTGTTATCTCTACATTAAGATCAAGAGGTGGATATAATGGTGATGAAATATTAGATTATGAAGTAGCAACTGCGGAAATGGTTAATACTAATTTAATAACTAACGATCCGTTAGCAACATTTACTATTAGTGGTACAACTACGAATGGTAATACATTCAGTTATGATACTTCATTAGATAGAACAAATAAAAATTATTTACCAGGTTTATTAGGTACTAAAGTACAAGATAAAGAAACAGAATTATTTGTAGAAGAAATGTACATTAATACATTAGATGATTTAATAAGTGCAGAAAAAGTTAGAGGTTTGGATGTAACATTTAATGAAATATTAGAAAATGATACAAATAATTTAGATGATTATCAAGAAAAATGGAAATCAGCGTCGTCTCCGTATGTTTTATCTGAATTGAGAGGTAATAAATTACAAAGATTATTTAGGTTTATAACCATTTCTGATGGTAATGCGGCAAATGAAGACATTAAGTTTTCTATTGTTAATATTAAACCAGATGATAAAACCTTCGATTTATTAATAAGAAAGTTTTATGATAGAGATGATAACATTTCTGTTGTAGAAAAATATAGTAAATTATCTTTAGACCCAACCGCCAACGGTTTTATTGGTAGAAAAATTGGTACTGCAGATGGGCAATTCCCATTAAGAAGTAAGTGTGTAATGGTTGAAATGGCTACAGATTTTCCAATAGATGGTATACCAGCAGGTTTCGAAGGGGTTCTAAATAGAACTTATATTGGTTCTCGTTCTTCTTTACCTCCACAAATTGAATATAAAAATGAATATGGACAAATTAGTGGTGCTAAAATAAGAAAAACTTACTTAGGTATGAATACAAGTATTGGTGTCGATAAAGACTTCTTTACTTATAAAGGATTAAACGCAGTTAATGATGGTTATTATACTGGTAGAACAGATGGATTCCATTTAGATGTAAACGCTAAAGGTGCTGAAATATCTGCAGGTGGTGATAGTTATTATCCTAACTTACAGGTCGGTATTTCAGAATTTACTACTACTGCATCATTACAAAATGGTCCTTATGAGAAAATAAACACAAGAAAATTTACATTCGCACCATTCGGTGGATGGGATGGATGGGATGAATATCGATTACAAAGAACTAATACTGATTCTTATAGAATAAATGGTTCTAAAGGTAGTGCAGGTTTAACTGTAGGTACATTCTCTCAAATAACTGATTCTGCAGGTGATTTAGGAATAACATCAGATTATTATTCATACTTAAATGGTATTTATACGTTTAATAATCCTGAAGATGTAAACATTAACGTATTTGCGACACCTGGAATTGATTTAAGAGATCAAACTAACTTAGTAGAAGCTGCAATTGATGTGGTTGAGGTGGATAGAGCAGATTCTTTATATGTAATTACCACTCCTGATAGTGATTCTGAAGGTTTCGCACTGACACCAGAAGAGGCAACAGATATGATTGAGGATTCTGGAATAGATAGTAATTATTCTGCCACTTACTGGCCATGGTTACAAATGAACGATACAGAAAATAACCAATATGTATGGTTACCACCAACATTAGAAGTTATGAGAAACATCGCATTGACTGATAATGTTGCGTTCCCTTGGTTCGCAGCGGCAGGTTTAAATAGAGGTACTACAAACGCAATTGCTGCAAGAGTTAAATTAACATTAGATCAAAGAGACACTCTTTATGAAGGTAAAATTAACCCAATGGCAACATTCTCAGATGTAGGTGTAGTTATATGGGGTAATAAAACATTACAAACTAAAGAAACGGCACTTAATAGAATTAATGTTAGAAGACTATTACTTCAAGCGAGAAAACTTATTTCTGCAGTTTCTATTAGATTATTATTCGAACAAAATGATCAAGTAGTGAGAAACCAATTCTTATCATTAGTTAACCCAATCTTAGATAATATTAGAAAAGAAAGAGGTTTAACTGACTTTAGAGTAGTATTAGATGATACACCTGAATCAATTGATAGGAATGAATTAAACGGTAGAATATTTATCAAACCAACCAGAACATTAGAATATATTAGTATTGAATTTAATATTACTAACACTGGAGCAAATTTTGACGATATTTAATAATAATAATAATAGGGGACAATGTTCCCCTTTTAAAAAAGTAATAAAATGAAAAAAGTAATAAAATTAAAAGAATCGGATATTAAAAGAATCGTAAAAAGAGTTCTTAAAGAACAAACAGATTGCACTAAGTTTCCCAGAGATCCTAAAGGAGATATTGTTGGTGCTAGCTTAGAAGAAATAGTAATGAATTGTATTATGGAAAATTGTTCTTTAAAAGATATTTCTAGTGTGCCACAAGCATGTATTAAAATGATATTAGATAAAGATATTACACAGTCATATGCCTGTATGATGGAAATGGATTCAGATAGTGTACAAATGATATTATCTAAAATAGAACCTATTTCTAGGTGTGTCGCGAAAAAAACAAGTACTCCAGTAATGAACTAAATAAATATAAAAGATATTAGAACCCACTTTATGTGGGTTTTTTTATGCCGTTAAATATTTATTAATATGAAACTTATAATAACAGAAGGTCAATTTAAAAAAATTTTAAAAGAACAAAATATAAATGCCTTAAAAAACTTAATAAGAAAAAAACCTACGATTAAAGGTAAGTATTCTTCTTTAGGTGATATGACACTAAGTAGTGGTTTTAATCCTTTTAAAAATATAGATGGATTAAAAAATAGTAGTTATAGAAATATTAAAGAATTACTTTATTTATTTACAAAAAATAAAAAAGACGTATTAAACGCAATGAAAAAAACTGGATATCCTGGTTGGTCAACTGCCACCGAAGATAATTTAGATGATTTGATTGTAGATATTTATAACTTATTCGTTGACCCACATAGATATTTGAATGATGATTATAGATTTCAAATTTCTAAAACAAATATGAGTAAAAAATCCAAAACAATGTTTATGTTTTTACCAGTAGATATAATTGATGACGTTGTAAACTCTGTAGAATATAATGGTAGAGTAACACTCTATAATAAAAATTTTTCACCCGAACCAATAAAAGTTGTTTCTGATGCTATTATAAATAATAAACCATTAGTTTTTTATCACGGTGGTTTACCAAAAGAGGCAACCATTGCGGATATTGATGTTCTAAGACGATCTCAAAGACAACAGAAAAAAAATTCTAATTATGGTGGTTTCTATATGTCACCAGATATAGAAAAAAACTCTTTTGCATTACAATATCATCAGGCTAATCCGGGTAGTGGTTTACATAAAATAACTTTACCTGCGGGTTCTAAAGGGTATAATTACACTCTTGGTACGGTAGAAAGAATAGATATAAGTACATTAATGGATTTACAGAAGAAAGGATATGATTACATAAGTGGTAAAAATGTTTTTGGGAAACCAGAATTTATTTTATTAAACACTAAAAAGGCGGATTTAAAATTAATTAGTGGTAAGAGTATTAAAACAACAGAAGATTCTCTTGACATACTTTATTGGTGGGGTAATCCGAATAAAAAAACAGGTTTTATAGAATTTGGTTCTAAAGTGGAGTGGCCTAACCATAGTGGGTGGAAATTTCATATATTTGGTACTACTTTAGAAGATTCTGCCTTTTTAATAGAGAGGTTAACTCCGGTAACTAAAAAATATGGTGCACATGCTAAGGTAGGTGGGTTAGGACAAGTCAATCATGTTAATATGAAACCCGGCACACCTCAACATGGTAAACAAGGGGCCACCATTTATATACCTACATCCGTAATTGATAAAAACCAACATGGTGCGATGTTATCAGATATTAAGTCTGCAATTCAAGGATATAATAATAAAGGTGGTAACATAATGGGAGATAAAATGATTACACCTCAAATTCATTATAGATATGAATTAAACGCACCACTTCCAACAGGTGGGTTAAAAAATGAAGATGAGTATTATAATGTTTTTTATAATAAAAATTCTGGTGGACCATATAAACCAGATAATGTAGTGGATATATTTAGTTCTAATAAAATAACTAAAACTATACCAATAAATTACCTTTCTACTAAATTTGGTGATACTAGCGAAATTGATTGGAGTAAAATATTAAATGCAACTAATATAAAAGAGTATGACATAGTTATAAATGACGCAATAAGAACAAACAATTATAGTAAAATATCTAGAGGTGGGTTTGAGTCATATGGAATAACAGATTTTAGAGAATATTTAAAAAATAATTACAATAAATGAAAATAATACTTAACCAAAAACAAAAAAGTTTATTAATGGAATTTAAAAAAAGAGCGTATTCTTTTGATTGGGATGATAATCTATTATTTATGCCAACACAAATATACCTAGATAAAAAAGTAGGTGATGGTTGGGTGCCAGTACTAGTAGGGACAGAAGAGTTTAGGGAAATTCGTAATTTAATTGGTAAAGAATATAGATATGGTAAAGATGATTTATACTACGCTTTTAAAGATTTTAGAGACTATGATGCATTTATTAGAGACACTAAAGAGGCATTGAAAAAAAAATCTTTTGGACCTAGTTTTGATAAGTTTATAGAGGCGTTGGAATATGGTAATGATTTTTCTATTATAACTGCAAGAGGTAATCCACCTAAAGCAATAAAAGATGGTATAAAAGTAATAATAGATACTATTTTTAGTGAAGAACAAAAAGAAAAAATGTTATCTAACCTACATGGTACTTCAATTGAACAATATTTAAACCTACAAGATTACTATCCTGTGACTTCTGATGAGTTTATAGAAGAATTTGATACTGATGTAAGTGTTACTAGTCCAGAAGTTGGTAAAATGGTTGCATTAAAGACTTTTGTAGATAGGGTAGTTAGTGCAGTAAAAGAGATGAAAGAAAACCCTAAATACAACGGAATGAGTATAGGGTTTAGTGATGATGATTTAGGTAATATTGAAAGTGCGGAAAAATATATAGAAGAAGAATTAAAAAAATTATATCCCGATGTTAGGTTTTTGGTGTATGACACATCTGACCCTAATAACCCAAAGAAAAAAAGAATTATCATCAAAAAATAAATTTTTTTGAAAAACTGAATATTTATAATTAAAGAATAAAACAACAATATAAAAAAAAGAAATTATGGCAGATTTATTAATGAGAATGCCGGTTCCTTATGAACCATTAAGAAAGAATAGATGGATTCTTAGATTTCCAGATGAATTAGGTATTCAAGAGTGGTGGATTTCTACTGCAAGTAGACCTAAATATACAAGTGATGAGGTATCTATTCCTTTTCTAAATACTGAGACTTATGTAATCGGTAGATTTAGATGGGAATCTATATCAGTTACTTTTAGAGATCCTATAGGTCCTTCGGCAACACAAGCACTTATGGAGTGGGTAAGATTACACTCAGAATCAGTAACTGGTAGACAAGGATACGCTGCAGGATACAAAAAGAATGTAGAATTAGAAATGTTAGACCCAACAGGTGTAGTTGTACAAAAATGGATTTTAGAAGGAACACAACTTAATGACGCAGATTTTGGTGGATTAGATTACTCATCTTCTGATTTAGCGGACATTACTTGCACTTTAAGATTTGATAGAGCGATTAACGTATTCTAAATATTAATTTATAAAATATTTAAATTTCCCCTTTAGTTAGTATTTTTATATTAAAGGGGATTTTTTATGCATTATCATGTATTTATAAAGAAAAAGATTATGAAAAATAAGCTAACCACAATAAACGAAGAAATAGATAGAATAAAATCTTTATTTACTGAAGAAAGATTATATGGTAATTTAGTGGAAGCAGGACCTGGAGGGATGGATCCTTCTTTGGATGATGAAGACACACCAGAAAAAAAGAAAGAAACACCTAAAAAATCAGAACCAATAATAATTACTGATCGTGATAATTGGGGCGATTATAAAGCAGAGAATGGGGTGTGGTATTATAGAAGACCAAAAGGTACTGGTACTTGGAAAAAAATTAATGATGCTGGTGCAGATAATTTAAATAAAGATTATCCCGATACATTAGAAAAAAGTAAAAATAATACTGATAATACAGATAATAATACTAATAATACAAATAATGATACTGTTAATACAGATAATAATAAGGATAATACAGTAAATAGTGGTACTACTGATACAGTAAATAGTGGTACTACTGATACAGTAAATAGTGGTACTACTGATACAGTAACTACTGGTTCTACAGGAACAACAGTTACGGATCCTTTTGATATTAAAGATTTAGATATTTTAACAATAGGGGAAAAGGGGGATATTAGAAAACAAAATAGGAAACTTAAGAGAGAAATAAAAGGTGATGCTAGAAATAAATTCGCTTTATGTAAACAATTAATCAAAAACTTTGATAATTACTTCTTACCCAAAATTAAAACTAGAAGAATACCTAAAGATGCTTGGGTAAAAGCTATTGAAAAAGGTCAAGAAAAAATACAAATTGATTTATTTGAGGCATGTATTAAAATACCTAAAGTTAAGGATAGGTTTGGTGGTGGTAACTTCATAAATGGTTTGGATAGATTAGATAGTATTGCTGGTGTATTATCAGGCGATATTGACAAAGAAACTCATATGTCGGTTAAAATGGGTGACGGAACACCACAAACTAACGACAATGAAACGACAATTGATGATACAACCACTAACACTACTGGAAATACTACAACTAATAATAGTGGAAATGTTAAAATAAATACGGATGACGGTGTTAAAGATAAATGGATATTATTTAACAATTCAATACCATGGGGTAAATTATACCAAAAAGGTAATAGATTTGCTATAAAAGCGGATAGTGGTGCTAGAATTGCTAGACGTGGTAGTGATAGAATTGGTGATGGATATATTGATAGGTATGTAAAAAATCCTAGAAATAAATTACCTGAAGGGTTAGTAGATGCAATAATAAAGGCAAATGATAAGGGTAATGCTAAAGTTAAAAATGATGGTAGAACGGTAATATTTACAATCGATTAAACTATATGAAAACAGAAAGTTTAGATGAAATTGAGGAGAGAATTACGTTTATTACTAATCATTTGAGTGAAAATGAAGATATAAGCGCAGAATTCATAGATTCCTTCAGTTTAGAATTAAAAGAAATAAGTGATAAACTTAAAAAATTAAAAAATGAAAAGGATAGTAATAACTGAAAACCAATTTAAAAATGTGTTTTTATCTGAACAGTATGTACCCAGTGCAAATGCTGGTGAAATACAAAAATTTTTAAAAGATTTAGGTTATTATAAAGGTGAAGTTGATTGGGATTTTGGTGATGCAACCGCTGAGGCATTTGCTAAATATTATGGAGGCGCATCTTTAGGGTGGGTTAAAACATTGAGACAACTTTATGACGAATTAAAGGCAATGAGATTTCCTGTAGGCGACACTTTTGGTTTTGGACCTAAAATGGCAAAGGTTATTAGTGGTTTAATTGAGAAAAAAGAATCTGAAAAAACCGATTATATTGTTTCTAAAATTAAATCTAAAAATACTTCAACTGAAACAGATGAATATACAAAATATCTTTTAAATAATATGGGAACATGGCCTTATAATAATCTTAATAAAAAATTAAATATACCAGATAAAGCCTTAGAAGCATGTAAACCTTGTACTAAAGATTATACTGAAGAAGAAAAAATGGAATTTTGGGTTGGTCCTAAAAAACCAGAGAAATCGTATAAATTATTTGATAACTCAAAAATTTGTATGGCGTGTCATAAACATACTGGATTTTTTGCTATTGATCCAGATTCTGACCCTGAATCGTATCAACAATACCTATTACTAATGAACTCTACTAATCATTTAGATGATGCCATAGAACCGTATATTAATAAAATTGCAGAATATTTAACACCCGTAGGTGAATTTATTTTAGAATTTGCACAAACTTTTGATTGTTCTGGTGATTTACACAAGAGTTATAACTCCGATGGTTCGATATATAAAGATGATTATTGGCATTGTGTCTTAGACAATTTATCTATTGGTGTATCTACAGTTCCTTATATTGGTACAATAGGTTCTGCGGTTTTTGATTTTGTTAATGCAGCATATTATGCGTGGGATTCAACAATAGAGAGTATAAAAGGTACTTGGGATATGGCAGTTGGAGATTATGAGAGCGCTTATGAACATTGGGAAAGAGGTGCTTGGTATGGTATGGGTGCCGCCTTTGCTGCTTTAGGTATTATTCCTGGAGTAACTGAATTTACATTATTAAAAAGATTAGATAAGGTAGTAATTAATACTGGTGAAGAAATAATGGAAAATTTAATTAAAAAAGCGGGTAAACCAGAAAATGTTAAAAATTTAACAAAAAAAGAATTTGAGGTTGCATTAGAGAAGGGTATTAAAGGTAAAAAACTAACTAAACAACAAATTAAAGATATCGGTACGTATGTAGATTTATTAGAGGCAGTAGGTAAAAATACTGCAAAAAAATTAGATTCACAAATAAATAAATTACAAAATTTAATCAGTAAAAGTGGTTTAACTAGAAAAGAATTAATAGAATTAGGACAAAGTAAAGAGTTTCAAAAATTATTAAAAAAGAATGGTGGTGATATAGTAAAAACATTAAATAATTACCTTATAAAGAAATCATTGAAAACTTTTACATATCAAATGGTATTATCAACTGGATTATTTGCGTTATTAAAAGGTATTGGATATTTAATGGGAGATGAAGTATCCGAAGAAACAAAAGCGATATTCGAAGAAGAAATAAACATTGTTAAAGAATCAGGTCAAGTACAGTTAGCATTATTATATAAATTATTTAGAGTGTGCGAAATTTGTGTTGGTGGTGATGATTGTAATAGTTTTTATGAATCATTTTGGGAGGATAATATAAATTTACCTAATTGTAAAAATAGAAACGCTGCAATAGAAGCATACAAAAAAGGTTTGAGATTAAAAAAACCTATGGAAGATAGTTCAGATATTTGTGACTATTTAAAAACTGAATATCAGTGGAATATTTTTGAGGAGGTTCTGCTTGATAATAAAATGTTTCTTCAGAAAGATGAATCAGATAGTTATATGATTAATATGTATATAGAAACTTTAAAAGATAATTGTAATGAAGAAAATTAAAATAACAGAAAATCAATATAAAAGGGTTTTTTTAGGTGAACAAAAACCAGATCATTTAATGCCCTTCCAACCCGACCATGATATTCCTGGTGGTGTAATTGGATTAATGGGTAGAAGTGATTTAACTAAAGATGAAAAAGGAAAAATTTTAGTTAAGAACGCTAGAAAACAAATGGATGCAGCAGTAGAAATGGCAGAAATTTTAGGTATTAAAGCGGTTATAGATATTTTTAATTGTAATTCTGATGTACATAATGTTTATGATAAAAATGGTAAGTTAATAAGAAATGATTATTGGCACTGTGTTTTAGATGATGCGTCTATTGCAATAAGTGCAATTCCAGTTATTGGTACAGTAGGTTCGGCAATATTAGATGCGGTTAACTCATTATATTATTTAGGCGAAGCGGGAGTTTCTTTAGCTAAAGGAAACACTGAACAAGCCTACTGGGATTTAGGTTTTGCAGGTATGGCTGCGTTGGGTATTATTCCTGGAGTTACTGAAGTTAAAACAATTGGTCGTTTAAGTAAAGGTGGTAGAGAAGCGGGTCAAGATTTAATGATGAAAGTTAATAAAGCGGCTGGTGGAAATCCAAAAAATGTTTCTAAACTTACTAAAGAACAACAAGAACAAATAGTGAAAGATGTTATTATTAAAAGAAAATTAAGTAAAAAACAAGCTAAAGATATGAAAAAATATTTAGATATTATGGGTAATCTTGGTAAAATGGCACCTAATGTTAAAGCTTGGGAAAAACAATTAGACGATTTAATGAGACTAAATAATTGGAAACAAAAAGATTTATTATTAATGTATAAAGATAAAAATTTTATTAAAATACTTAAAAAAAATAAAGGTGATTTATTAACTACACTAAAAAAATGGCCAAGAATTCAAGCAGCAAAAACTTTAAAATTACAAGTCGGACTAACAGTGGGTTTAACTTTAGGATTGTATCACGGAATGAACGCTATAAGATGGTTATATAAAAATAAAGAAGAGAAAGAAATTAAAGAAAAGTATAAAGAAGAATTAAAAATAATAGATGAAATAGGGGAAGTAAATTTAATGATTTTATACCAATTATTTAATGTATTTGCGCCAGAAATGAAAGGTGGTTGTGCACCTAATGGGAGTTATCACCCTACAGAACTATTCTTAAATACTGAGTTTGCTGAATGTCCACAAAGAAAAGCCGCACTTTACGCACATAAAAAAGGATTAAGATTGGAAAGACCGGAGGGGATTGATGGTGCAGACACAAGAAAAGCATGGTCTTGTATCTGTGATTATTTAACAACTGATAAAGATTGGGAAATAGTTATAAGAGCATACGAAAAATATATGCCTAGAGGAATGAGTAGAAAAATGGAGTTTTATCAAAATCTTTGTATTGAAGCAATTGAAGAAGTTTGTCCATATAGAGGAATAAAAACATTAGACACTGTAACAATTAAAGCAAATAAAAAATAAAACAAAAAAAGAATATATTTATATAATATGAAACGTAAACAACATAAAAATATTAACGAACAAATAGATAGAATTAAAGATATTATGTTTTTAATGGAACAAAGTTGTTCTGTTCCAGATTGTATAGAAAAATTGAGGGACGATGGATATACTGTACTTTCAAGTAGAGATAGAGGTAGTAAAAGAATGGCGTGTGAAGGAAAAACAGACATAATAAATATAGTAAATATGTTAAAGTCTGACTTTGGTATTCCTAATAGTAAAATAAAGGTAAAATGGACTGCAGATTTAGGTTGTTTTGTTTTAGCACAAACTGATAAGAATTTAGGGGGGTATAATAGAATAAATTTAACAGTATTTGAGGACGGAAAGTTAGTATTAAGTATTTTATTAGATAATAGTATTAAAATTGCGTATATTGGTGAATTTGATATGGACGGTAAAAGATTTATTGACTTTAAATATAAAGGTAAAGTTTCATCTACTGGTTCTATAATTTCAGGATTACCTTTTCAAGTAAAAGACTCTTCAGGTGTAGTCAAAAAGGTTGGAGGAACTAATAATGTTATTTATAGTGGATTAAATAATGGTGATGATTTAATGAGTAATCAAGTATTACAATACGATAACCAGATAATCATCCCAAGTCATGGTTCATTATCAAATGCGGATACTAACAAGATACTAAGTAAAATTAAAAATTATTAAAATGAAAAATTTAAACGAACAAATATTAAGGATGAAACAACTTATGGGTGAAGATAGGTTGTATGGAAATTTAGTTGATATTAAAACAGAAGAGGATATACTAAAAGAAGAATGGTATAATATTAAAAAAGATATTTTTGGGTTTACTGGTGAATTATTAGAAAGTGACGATAAATTATTTAATTCACAAAATTTATTATTTGAAAGTTTATTTGATAAAAGTAAAAATGAATTAATAACCGAACAATCTTGGAAAAATTTAATATTTAAACCTAAAATGAAAGGTAAAAAAATTAAGTTAAGTGATATGACAATAAGTAGTGGTTTTAGTCCTTTTAAAAATTTAAAAGGAAGTGGATTGGCAAATGCAACCTACAGAGACCTACCCGAACTTATAGATATTTTTAAAAAAAATAAAACCTCTGTATTAAATGCAATGAAAAACACAGGTGCTGGGGGTTGGAACGACGCAACAATGAAACACATGGATAATTTTATTTCAGAGTTAGAGGAGGTGATGACAAACGCTAATCAATATTTAGATCCAAAATATAGATTTGCACCTGCCAAAACTAATATGAGTAGTAGATCAAAAAGAATGTTGATTGAATTACCTGGTGATATGATTGATGATATTTTTACTTCTGTTGAGTTTATAGGTAAACGACAAAAATTAAAAAATTACTATACAAAAATTAAAAATAAAGTTGGGGGATGGTATGACAAAACTAAAAATTTTTTAAAGAAATTTTTTAAAGGAACAGACTCATCAGGACTTAAAAAAAGATGGTCTTCTAAACCAGTCTCTTCACTTAACTTAAGTAATGAAGCCCTTATGAAACAATTTGCAATGGGGTTAAGAACTAGTTTAGATGAGGCAGGAACAGATTTAGCAACTAGGATAAAAAATATGAGTCCTGACACCATAATTAACGGATTACCCTCAAAGACTTTAGAAGGACTAAAAAAAGGACAAAGTGTGGGTGGTTTATTATTTAGAAAAGAAGGTGGTAAGTGGCAAGCGGTTAGAAAGATAACTTTTATTGATGAACAAACAGGAAAAAGATCGACTAGAGAAATAGCAAATGATACGTTTATGGAGGAATGGTTAGCACAAGGAACAAAATCTAGTGACAATCCTGGAAGTGAAAAACTTACAAAATCCAAATGGTGGAGTAGAGGTAATACTGAAGGAAAAACTAAAGGGATACCAGGACGCAAGGTACTCAATTATGTAGGGAGAGTTTTGACATATCCTTTTCCTGTTTTGGGAACTACTTTAAGATTAGTTAGAGAAGGAACATGGAGAAAACTTTTTGGAAAATCCGACTTTAAAAGAGCTTTACCTATAGGAGAAAGAGGTAACTTAAAACAATTTTCTGATCTTGGTCAAGGAGACCAACCCCCAGCTTTGAAAAAATTGGTAGGAACGGTTCAAGGGGGTGAACTTGCGGCTAGAGCTTTAATTGTAGAAACACTTATTTACTGTTCGGCTTATGGAGTTTACCAAGAACAAGACCCAGAAGCGACTACAGTGGAAAAGGCAGTACAATCAACTATAGATTTGGCGAAGAATCCATATAAGTATGGGTCATTGGGATTTTTAATTTATAAGGATATATTATTAAGTCTTTGGGATAAGGTGGAGAAGGAAGGTGAAGAAGCAATTAGTCAAGCGTCATTTGCACACTGTTCTAAAAAATATCCTCAATGGAAACATGACAGACAACAACAACTCGAACATGCCAAATGTATAACACAAGTATCAGACTCACAAAAAAAAATAACGGATTTTATTAAAGCTCAGAAAGACCTAATTACTGCATGGAATAAGATTCCTATGGATTGTACTAAAATAACTCAGGAAACTTGGTCAAAAATTATATCCACAAAATCAGAAGCAGAAATGGAACTTAATAAATCTATTCCTTGGTGGAAAGACACCAAAAATATGTTAAATAAATTAGGATATAAGGGTAATATGGAAAAGATTAAAGAACAGTTGTTTCCACCACAGAAAGTTCCAATTCCAGGGGATACTACCGGTGCTACGAAAGAGGTTTCATGGGATGATTTTATTAAAGTTGCAAAACAACGTTGGGTTGATGAATGTGGTGGTGGCGGAAATAGAAATAATCAACATGGTGATGGTGGTAACATTAAAAGAAACACAGATGATGCTAAATGTTACTGTGTGGGTAAAGAAGATGGTAAAACATATGAGTATAATTGTACAGATAAACTTCCCGAACAATGTGATGAAAACGATCTTTTTTCTCAGACCTTACCAGAAATTGAAATAACCACATCTCAATACGATTATAACCCTAATATGAAAATTGTATTTGAAACTGTGGCGGTAGATAATATTGTTTTTTTAGATGAATCTGATTTTAGTTAAAAAACAACATTTACTTAAATAAAAAAATAATTATACTTATATTATGGAAAATCAAAGTGTTTTAGACCCTAATTTTGTACCAGATGAGTACAAAGTACCATATGATATTATAGAGTTACCTTCACAAGGTCTTTTATATGAAAATAAAAAGTCTTCTGTTAAAGTAGAATTTTTAACTGCATATGATGAAAATATTTTAACTTCACCTAACATTATGAGTGGTGGTAAATTAATTGATGTATTAATAGAAAATAAAGTTAAGGATTTAGGTTTCGATAGTAAAAAACTTTTAGAGGGTGATAGATTAGCAATACTTTTATTTTTACGTACTTCCGCATTTGGTGAGGAATATAAACAATCAGTTTTAGATCCAATTTCTAAAAAAGTTGTAGAAGGTACTATAAATTTAAGTGAAATAAAGTTTAAAAAATTAGAAGTTAAACCAGATAATGATAATTGTTTTGATTTTATATTACCTAAATCAAATAAAACAGTTAAATTTCGTTTTTTATCTGGAAAAGATGAGGAAGAAATTAATAAGATGGATGAAGATTTAAGAGAAAGAACAGGAAGTGACGTTTCTACTAAGACTACATTAAGATTAGAAAGATCCATTATGGAGTTAGACGGTGTAAAAGATAAAATAAAAATATCTAATATTTTAAGAAATTTAACAATACCCGATATTAGAGCACTTAATAAATATATCACTAAAATCGAACCCGGTGTTGACTTTTCCGTTGAAGCGAGGACTCCTGGAGGTGGGTCCGTAAAAACCTTTCTTAACATTAACCGAAATTTTTTTTGGCCTGAATGAACATTATCAACCTTATTTATTAAAAGAAATCCTATTTTTAGTTAAAAATGGATTCACATATAGGGACGTTCAATTAATGCCCACCTACGTCAGAAAATTCTATATTAATACTTTATCACCAAAAGAAGACTAATATTTTTATTTTTAATGATATTTATTATTAAATAAAAGTAATGAATATCGATAAGTATTTAAAAATTATAGAAACACTCAATTCCGATGTTGATATTTTAATAAGTGAAAGGGCAGAAACCCCATCTGAAAAAATTGCACTTAATAAAATAGAATCAGATATAAATAAAATATCTAATTGGATAAAAAGTAAAACTAAAAAAGAATATAATAAAATAGAAATAACTTTCCCTAAAGAAGTAAAGTTGAGTAAAAGAGCTAAGTCTGAAAAAATAGAACGTACTCTAAAGGGTGATATGTATTTTGAAGTTATAAGTGGTAATGACGACTTAGGTTTTATTAATGTCAAAACAACCAGTTTTCCTCATAACTTAGCACTTAGAATTTATTATCATAAATTAAAATTAAGGCAACAGAGTAATTATGATGTCGCATTAATATATAATAGACAGGGAAATTTTTTAGGTGGTAATCCTAAAGAAAGTGAAAAAAAATATATCCCAATGACAATTAGAAAATTAACATGAGTGAATTAAAAGACGATATAGTTAAATCTGCTAAGTTAATGACGTTTTCATCTTTATTAGAAGATATTAAAAAGAAATTAAAAGAAATCAAACAAGAAGTAAAAAAGAATAAGTAATGGCAAGATCAGTTGACGAGAGAATTGATGAGTTAGAAAAAGCGGTTGAGAGATTAACCGAACAAATGAAGAACTTTGATAATAATGCAAAAAGTTCTGCCGATAGTATTGGTAAAACAAACAACTTATTAGGTGAAGCATTAGGTAGTATGAAGCAAATTGGGGTTGAATCTGCAAAATTTGCTCGTAGTTTAAATAAACAATATCAATGGGCAGAAAAATTAGCAGAGGTTTCTAAACAAACTGCAGTAAATATTGGGTTATCTGTAGGTAGGAGCGCTCAATTTACTAAAGAGTTTAACAAAGCTACTGCTGCAGTACAAAAATTCGGAGGTGACGCAACTGATGTAAGTAATATAATAGAAAGAATGACTGATAAATCAGGAAGAGCTAGAATTATTACTGAAGAGGAAGTATTAAACGTTTATTTATTAGAAAAAGGTCTAGGTATTGCAGATGAAACTGCATCAGAAATGATGGAGAGAATGGATCAAATGGGTATTAATGCAGTTTCTGCTAATGATGCAATTCAAGATATGGTTGTAGAATCTCAAAAATTAGGATTAAATGCAAGTAAAGTTGGTAAAGCTTTGGCTAATAATTTTGAAAAAATGCAAACTTTTTCATTTAAAGGTGGGGTTAAAGGTATGACTGAAATGGCAAAATTAGCGGTTCAAATGAGAACAGATGTAAGTTCAATGTTAGGAATGGCAGAAAAGTTTTATGAACCAGAACAAGCGATTGAAGCGGTTGCTAATTTACAAATGTTGGGTGGTGATGTTGCACAAGCTTTCGGTGATCCATTTGAGGTTATGTATTTGGCTAGAAATAAACCTGAAGAACTAGCTAAAAAAGTTCAGGATATGACATCAGAAATGATTCAATTTAATGAAGAAACTGGTGAATATGATTTACCTGCAGAAGGAAGAATGCAACTTCAGGCAATGGGTGAACAATTAGGTTTTAATGTTGATCAAATGGTTGATATGGCGAGACAGTCTTCTAAAATTAAAGATATAAAAATGAATGTATCTGGAAATATCTTAGATGAAGATATGAGAGAAGGTGTTGCTAGTTTAGCTCGAATGGATGAAAATGGTAAATGGGTTGTTGATATGGAAGGTGCTGGTGCAATACCAGTAGAGGATTTAAATATGGATGAGGCAGAAAAATTATTATCCGCCCCTAAAGATGCTGACGAAGCAATTATGGATATGGCAACCAATTCTATGACTACTAATGAAATATTATCAAATATAGAAAAATCAATCAAAACTGGAATTGTTGCAGAAGTAAATGTTTACGAAGCTTTAGAAGATACAATAAGACCTTCAATAGAAGCGATGATGGAGGGTACTAGAGATACTGTGGATAGATTAGTTAAACATCAACAAGAAGGACCTGTGGGTGATTATAGAAAACACCTACAAAGACAATACGAAAAACTCGGAAAAGATGGTGAAGAAGTAATAGACTCACTATTTAAAGATTTAGAAAAGGTTATGGATGAAAATTTAGAGAACCTAAAAAGGGCTTTCGATGTTGATAAAATTAATGATTTATTTAATAAGTTATATGCAGGAGAAAATGCTGATCCAGATAAAACTGGTGAGGGAGGTGGTCCAAATCCAGATAATGATTTCTTATCTCGTAATACAGGTGGAGTAACTAGTTTTGTAAGTCAAGATGACGTATTAGGTGCAAAAAGAGGTGGTGTTATAGATAAATTATTAGATAGTGCATTAGGAAATGGTAGAGGTGGTAATTTAGGTAATGGGAATATAACTTTAAATGGTGAAATTAAAGTCACTGGTCCTGCAGGGGCTATTGCATCTATCAATGCATCGGAGTTGAGAAAAATGGTTATAAATCAAATAAATCAGACCGAAAGAAATGGTGGTACTACATCAGGAAAACAAATGATTGATAATGGTTCATTAAATGCTTAAAAAAAATTATTTTTTACTATTGACTTATTGAATTAATTTCCTTATTATTACAAGGACCAGACCTTAAAAATAATAAATAACTAAATAAATAAAACAAGAATAAATATATTAATATTTCTTGAATTTATAAAGATCATAATAATTTTCCAGGAACTTGTAATTTAAATATTTATATATAAAGTATAAATATGCCGGGAATATTAGATTATAATAAAGTACTTGATGGATATGGTCCTTATAGTACATCAGAATTTAGAGAAAGTTTATTAGAAAGGAATTTACCGCCACCAGTTACACAAACATTAATTGAAGGTGGACTAACTTCTTATTTACAAGATATAAATAAACTTATTTCTATCCCTTCCAATCCCGCAAGTGAAAATATTCCAATACATTATGATGAAAACGCAACTTTATTTCCTTTAGGTGAATTTTATAGAGATACACAAAATGTTAATTTAAATACATTTGTACCTGAAAATGAAGATTATCTTCCTTTTAATATTGTTGTACCACCAAATTTGGGTACACCAATACCACAATGGGGAGGAGAAAGAGTTAGAACTACGTATCCTGCATCTTATAATGAGGATAGTTTCGATTTAATAAATAAAGGAGATAAAAAAGGAATTCAATACCCTTACTCAGTTGTAGATAACTTTAGAAATTTAAATCTTAATAAAGAATCATCATTAGGTTTATTAGGGGGAGAATCATTAAAACAAAATATAATAGATAAAGTAAGTCAAGTAGAAATGACACAAGTTAAACCTATTACTTTAGGTTTACAGACAAAAGATAATTTTATTAATTGGATGAGAGGAACACAACAGTTCTTCAACAAACTTTCTAATGATTCTGTTGGGTGGCAAGAATATAACAGTAATAATAAACAAAATGGTAACGCAGTTCAACAAGAACAAATAAATAGTGATTTAGGGAATAACGTTAACCCTTCATTATCTACTGAACAACGTATGGGTTCATTATTATCTCAAACTAATGATATACAAGTAGGTTTACTTTTAAACTCTTTCAATCAAAATTTATATAGACCTCTTTATACTGATAGTAGAATGGTTGGTACTAGTAGTGAAGGTACTAATAGTAGATATTATATTGGTAGTGAAAGAACAACTAATAGAGGTGCAACTATTGCAACAAATTTCATAAGTAGTGATTTTAATGGGGATAATGCGGATGATCCTAATTCACAAAAAGCAACTACGGTAGATGAAAATTTCTTTTGGAATACTGGTAACCAAACAACTTTTAATGAAAAAACAATATTATATAAAACACAAAAACTATTAGATGAACACCCTGATGGTGTATGGATTAATCAAACTAAAAAATACTATAAAGATAAAAATTTAGATAGAATAATTAGTAGAGGTAATGCAATAAGTAAGTTATCGTTTATTGAGGCGGCAGCGAATGGTGCATTTTGTAGAGTATGGACTGTTAATGATAATTATAATTATTTAAATGCAATAAGAAATACTGGATTATTTTCAGTACCTGATCCTTCTATAAACTCTTCTTATGGTTTTTCTGTGTCTAATGAAAAGGCATCTTTAAGTGTATTAATGGATAATGGTATACCTAAGTATCATCCTGTGGCAGACGATTCTACCACTACGTTTAAAAAATACATGTTTTCTTTAGAAAATTTAGCTTGGTCAGATAATTTGGCAGACTTACCTTTATGTGAAATAGGACCTGGTGATTTATTAACTGGTAATAAAGGTAGAATTATGTGGTTTCCACCTTATGATTTATCTTTTGATGAATCAATAAGTGCTAATTGGCAAAAACAAGATTTTTTAGGTCGTTCAGAACCTGTATTTACTTATAATAATACAACCAGAAGTGGTTCACTTAAATTTAGAGTGTTAGTCGATCACCCAAAAGTAATCAATGGATATAGAGGTAAAAGAACAGATGCAATCGAAAGATTTTTTGCTGGATGTATAACTCCTACAGATTTTCTAGAGATGTTAGACAAAAATGGTGGTTTAAGTGAATCTCAAAAAAACGAAATTAAATTAAAACTTAATGAAACTGAAGAACAAAAAGCGGATGCAACTTCAGTACCTTCTTCTAAATCGTTTAGTTTTTGTTGGCAACTAAATGGTATTGAAGATTGTAGTAGTGGATCTACACCCAGTATTGATACAAATATTACTGCAATGGTAGACTTTGTATTAAAATTGTCATCACAAAACCAAAAAGCATTAATTACTATAGAATCATTTCAAGGTACTAATGAAGGAGGAACAAAAAAATCTTTAAGTAAAAAAAGAAGTGAAACCATTAAGACAAAATTTAAAGATGAGGCAGTACAAGTAGGTCTTAAATCTCAAAATTATAGTTTTAAAATTAATAATAATGGTGATTCATTGGCGTCAGGAATAATACCTGCACCTCAGTCTGATAGAAGAAGTGAGGTTACAATTAGTTCTGATGTTTTAAATAATAGTTCTAGCGGTACTGATAGTGATAATCCATTTGCGGCTAAAAAACAAGAAAACCTAAAAGATATTGCATATTATCCTGAAGACGCACAGTTAATAGATAGTTTAATAATTGATGAAACAAAATATTTTGACTATGTGGATGCGAATTTCCCAAATTACTTTTCATCAATATCAGAAAAAATTAAATATTTTCATCCAGGCTTCCACTCAACAACACCAGAAGGGTTAAACACTCGTTTAACATTTTTACAACAATGTATGAGACAAGGACCTAGTATATATGATAATAGAGATACGATACAAGCACAAAATTTAGCGTTTGGTAGACCACCTATTTGTATATTAAGGATTGGTGACTTTTTCCATACCAAAGTTGCGATTAATAGTTTAAATATTACATATGAGGCAGGTAGTTCAATACAATGGGATTTAAATCCTGAAGGTATTGGTGTACAACCAATGATGGCTAGTGTAACAATGTCTTTAGATATTATAGGTGGACAATCATTAGTTAGTCCAATAAATAGATTACAAAATGCATTATCATTTAATTTCTACGCTAATACTGAAATGTATGATCCTAGAGCGGATTCAGTAAATAAATCGACAGGAGAGATAGTAGATGGGATTAAATTAGGTGAATTAAAATCAAAAATGGGTGTAGATACTGAAAGATTAGAAGAAGCACTTAAAAAAGAGGGAATTAAAGATCAAACTAAAGATAATAAAAATTCTGGTTCTAATACTGAAACACCATCTAAAGGGGACTTTACAATAAATGTGGTAGATAGGTATTTTATTTCCGTTAATGCACCATCAGGATCCACAGAAAACCCAACAAGAATTATAATCGGAAAAGAAGAAAAAGACGGTGAATTTAAAGAGATAGTAAATTTAGTAAGTGGTGAGAAAGAATTTAAACAGGATCTTAATGATGATTTAGAGGATTGGAGTAAGACAGATATTGAAATATCAGGTTTAACAAAAGAAAATATAAACTTAGAAGAGTCTATTGAATTGAAAAGATTACAAATCAGCGGAGGAACATCAACTCAGGGTGGATGTGGAACTGTACCCCAATGTTTAAGAGATATTGATAGAGACAAAAGAAAAATAGAAAAAAATAAAGAAAAATTAGAAAAATTAGAAAAAAAACCTAATAAAATAAAAGTAAAAGTTTATTACGATAAGGATGAGAAAGGATCAACTAAAAATAAAACATTTACTTATAGAGGAGATAAATTAAATTAATAGTTATGGCGAAAGATTATTACGATAGATATCAAAGATTTAAAGTAAATGGTGGTTATAAGATGATACCTTTCATTAAAATTAAACCAAAAAATAGTGATAAAACTACTATTTACGAAAGTCAAAGAACTAGAATGGATAAGTTAAGTCAAATATATTATAATAACCCTTATCACGGGTGGTTAATTATGTTAGCAAATCCACAATACGGTGGAGTTGAAGAAAATATTCCAAATAACGAAATAATAAGAATACCGTTTCCTTTTAGAGAGAGTCTACAACAGTATATTGCTGCGGTAGAAGAATATGAAAAGTTATACGGTGACTCAAAATAGTATTTTTAATGTCACTAAAACCCAAAGTAGAGAATATAAAACAAAATATATATTTGGTAGATCCCAATCCTCCAGGTATGGAAATACATAATAGTGAAGATTTATTCATTTATGTAAAATTATCTGCATTTGATAGAAATAGAAGTAATACTAGTGGTACTTCTGGTGAAATTAATTTTATTGCAACGCAAGTCGATTATGATGCGGAGGGTGAAATTATTAAAAACAATGATGGTAAACAAAAAACATATGCAACTACTGATTATACGAGAATAGGTGGTACACAACCTTCAGACAGTAGGGGTATTTTAGAAGGTTTTGGTATTAAAAGTATTGATATTAAATATAATGCTAGTTTAGTCCCTCAAGTAGATATAAAATTTACAGATACAAGAGGTGCAGCACTTTTTGACGTTATTACTGCGGATAATAAAAAATCTCCTTATAGTATTTTCTTTAAAATGCCTTATCCTGTATTTCAGTTATCAATAAAAGGTTATTATGGAAAAACGGTAGACTATTGTTTACATATGTTAAATTGGACATCTAATTTTGACGGCAGTACTGGTAATTTTGATATTTCCGCTAATTTTGTAGGATTTCAACAGGCATTTTTAAATGATATGTTAATTGGAAATATAATAGGGACTGTTAATACACCTGAAGGTTTTGCAAATTTAAATGGTATTTTTAATGAAGAATTAGAAGCTAATCCACTTTTACCACCTATTGGTAGTGATGGGCAATTAAATGATGAAAAATTAGATATAAGAAAATTAGATGATTTTTTTATTCAGATAAGTAAATTACAAATAGAATTTCAAGACATTAAATCTAGAGATAGTGGTATTGCAAAATTAAAAGTTTTAAATGAACAAATAAATAAACTAAAAAGAATACAGACATTTGTTGGTCCACCAATTAGAAAGACAAAAAGTAAAAAAGAAGATAGTAGTAATAAAGAATACGAAGAAATACCTAATGATGTTGAACAAATAAATACTGCATCTATTAACGACAATGCATTATCTTACGGTTCTGATTATTTATCAATAAGAGATTTTTTAATAGTTAATGCAATAAGATTAGGTGATATAGATGATTATTTTAATACATTAAAAGATATTTCTTTAGATTACCAACAATTCGTTGAAGAGAATAAAGAAAAATTAGATGGTGGGTTAGATAAAACATCACAAGAAGATTTAATATTGGCGTTAAATATAACTACAACTACCGAAAAACCATTTACCAACTTTATTTATTCTAATGGTATTGATTTAAATAAAAACAAAACAATAAATTTAAAAGATTTATTTACTACTTTTGCGGTTTCTGGTGGTATACTTAATAGAGGATATGGAGATACACCAAATAGTAATTCTGATTCTACTATTAATCAAGAATTTTCACCAAAAATATTTGCAGATGCGGGTCCAAATGGAAGGATAACCTTATTAGAAAAAAATGGATTAGGGTTAGATAATGATGTTTTTGTTTTTGATTTGAGAGTAACAAGGGCAAAAATTCAAAACACATTAAAAAAATTAGATGAAATTAAAAAAGATAGAATAAAAGAAGTTTATGATAAATTAAATAAAGAATTAGAAAAAAAGTTAAAATTTAAACCAACAATTAGAAATGTTTTTAGAATTATTTGTAATAATACTGAAGCTATGTTACAAACTCTTTTAGATGTCTCTAACAATGCAGATAGTGAAGAAAAATATAGTAACAGAAAAAGATTTTTAGTTGATAATAATTTAGAAACAGATATACCTCAGAGTATTAAAAAAGTTTTTGCTTGGCCTCGATTTTTTAGAATATCAGATTCAGAAGGTAGTCAAGAGATTTATATTGGTGAGGCAGAAATTCAAACAAACATAAAGTCTTATCCTGAATATAAATTTGTGGAAGATGTGTATACTAATTTAGTAAATCGTAGAAAGGAGTTATCCACTATAGGGTCTAGTGTCCAAAGAATAAAAAAAGCAGGTTTTGATACAGATAATTGGTTTCCAATTAACGTGTTAGATTATAGTGATAATCCTTTTATGTTACTTAATTCATTAAACACGCAAAAAGAGTTAATAGAAAATTTTAGTGAACAAGTCTTTAAAAGAGTATTAGTCGCAAAAAAATATAGTAATTATGATTTATCTTTTATTGCTTCTTTAGATGGAATTAATGCAAATAAAACAATTTTTAATAAAGAGATTAGGCAAATGTTAATTAATAAAAATGCGTCTAATGATGAAATTATTAAAACAATTAAAAATTTACCTATTACTGATTTAACTGGAAATACCATATCAATAAACCAACCATTTGAATTAGGAACTGCCACTAATTATTTATTTGGTAATAAGGGCGATTCTAACGCTGATAAGGTTAAACCTTTAATATTAAATAACTCTAAAATAACAAACAATAGTAAATTATTGTGGAAAGAAATTAGTGATGATGAAAAGTATAAAAAGAAAGTTTCTTACGAAGAACTAAAAAATGATTATAAAATATATTATTATAATAATAATTTAACTTATAATTTATTTAATTATGCATATATTAAACCAATTACAGACAAAATAGTTAAAAACAGTAATAAAAATAGTATATATAAAATTAAAGATATAACAGAGATTGATATTTCGGCTACTACTGCACCAGATGGTATATATGTTAATAAAATTAATACTAAAGAACCTAATCTGAAATTAATGCCTACCGATTATTATATGACAGATTGGTTATGGTATCAACAACAAGGTAAGACTGAGAGGGCTTATTTATTACTTTCTACTTTACCATTTAGAAAATTTAAAGATGTAAAAGATATTTTTACTAGTCAAAATGTGAAAACAGGAATTTTACAATTACCTAAATATTATACATATTTTATAGGTGCATTGTTATGGAGGGCAGAGTCAACAAACCCAACTCCTTTAAATGATGTTACTAATTGGAAATATGTTTCTGGAAGTACTACTGCAGATTATTCAAAATTATACAGTGATTTTAATAAATATTTAAAAATTGGTACTACAACTGCAAATTCTGGATTAAAAGAGATTACTATAGATCAATCATTACTAAATATAATACCAACATCGATTAAGAAAACATTAATAGATAATTTTACAACGTGGGCAGAAAATGTTACTGGATTTGAAAAATTTGAAAACTTAATTAAAAAATATAAATCAATTAATAAGGCAGATTTATATACTTCTACTACACCACAAGAGGTGGCAAATGAGATGGCACAGACAGATAATAGAGTAGTTAGCGAATTTGAAAAATTAGATAAGTGGATATTAACAGATACTAACTTATTTGTTTCAGTTAATAATACAAATGAAAGTATTAGTGAGTCGGATATTAACACATATTTAGATGTTTTTAAAACAAAGTTTAAAATAACAGAAAAAAATAATACTAATGGTGAATCAACAGATGCGGAGAAACTAAAAGAAAAAAGTAATAAAACTGAAAATGCTATTAAATTAAAAATATATCAGTATTTTAAAAATATTAATGATAAGTGGGTTAGTGATCCCGACACTTACACCAACCTATGTAATAATAATAGAAATTTGATTGAATATTTTAAATTTATAGATAGAGGATGGGATGATATTGGAGATAAAGCGATTATAAACCTATCAACATTAAATAGTTTATCCCAAAATTTAGATACTAGTATTTATTTCTTTATTTCTAAAATATTAAGAGATAATAATTTCCTTTTTCAAATATTACCAACCTATATCAATTATAAAGACCCTGTTGAGGTGGAAGAGATGTTTTTACCTATACCCAACGTAAGTGAAAAAAATCGTTCAGGTGGTCCTGCATACGTTTGTATATTTGCTGGTGGTAATTCAGAAGTTTTAGATATTGGAGATAGTAATCAATATACATTTGCAAATGATGGGTATAGTTTTAAAAACCCACCTAAAGATGTGAATGGTGGTAAAGATAATGCATTGGTTGCGTTTAGAGTTGCATTTGGTGCGGAAAACCAAAGTATATTTAAAAATGTTTCATTATCACAACAAGAACACAAACAAACAGGTGAATATTTTAAAGTATTATCTGACGTAATCGATAAAAGAGGGGGTACACAAAGATCTTATCAAGGAACAGATTTATTAGAATTATTTAAAACCAGATCTTATACCTGTAATATAGAAGCTTTAGGTTGTATGAATATACAACCATTAATGTATTTCGATTTACAAAACGTTCCGTTTTTTAATGGGGCATATATGATAACAGGTGTTAATCATAGTATATCCCCAAATACTATGTCAACTAGTTTTACAGGTGTTAGACAATCGAAATTTGTAACATCATATGTGGAGGAAGGTACTGCATTTTTAAATATAGATGAAAATGAAGATTTGGGTATAGAACCAGTGGAATTCACAAACTTATTAAGTTCTTCTCCAATTTATACTATTGGAATTAGGGAAGAAGTTGAGAACGAACCACATGCAACAGTAACTGTATCAAATTTAACAAATTTAGGGGTAGATGAGACTATTGCTACACCGTTTTTAGTTAGTCAATTAAATAGTACATTAAACAGGTTTAATATAACAACCAATTCACAATTTACTATGTTTATGGCAAATATATTAACTAATTCAGATAATTTTAAAAATATATTAAAACCATATAATATACCGCCTGAAGAATTAGAAAACTCAATAGTAAAGTTTGATAATAGTAGTCCATTTAGTGGTAAAACTAAGTATTATGACGTAACAACAGTATTAAGCGGACAACCTTACACCCAATATGTTACAGGAGGCACACCAAACGATATAGTATATAACCCAACAATATTATCAGATAATGGAGGTAATTTAGGTAACACGCAATTAGGAGATAATTATAGATTTAGGGAGAGAGGTTATTTATATATAAACGGTAAAAACGATTATATTGCACTTACCGGAACATCTGAAAACTTTTTCTTAAAACCATATTCTTTAGAAACTATGGAAAATAGTATGTTAATTGCGGGATATGTATGGAATGGTAAAAATGCAAAAAATAAATTAGAAGGTGCTAATAAAACATCTAAAGAATCAGGTATTGCTACAGTATTAACAAAAACTACAGAAGAAATGGGTACAGATTTAGAAAAAACTATAATTATGTGGGAAAAAGTTTTAAAAGAATTTGCGTCAACTAAGGATAAACAACCACTTATAGATTACGAAAGGGGGTAAATACTTTTTTTTATGAAAAAAAAATACTATATTTGTATTTATGATATTTGGTAACATATTAACTACAGAAGATATTAATATAGAATACTTTAACAAAGTAGAAGATTTAAGTTGTATTAAAAATGATTTACCTACACTCATAATAGGATGGGAGGAAACTAAAAGAATTATAGGGGAAGATAAAGTTTCTATACTACATAAAAAAATAAATAATAATCTATATTGGACATTTACACAAAAAGAGAGAAAAGTGGATTTCGAATTGGATATTACCAACTTTAAAAACAAGTGTCTAACTCAAATAGAAGATAAAATAAAATATATTTATGTGGATGTTTTACATGATAGTAAACGCAAAATTAAAAAAATTTTAAGAAAAATATTAGATTTGAAAACTATATTAACATATATTAATAATAAAGATATGTTATACATTTTCGGTGAAAATTTGGTTTTTGGAATTGATTTAAATATATGTGAATTTATTGGGGTTAAAAAAAATAAAATTTTAAATAAAGTAAATGATATTTCAGATGTAACTTTACAACAAAATGAAATATTTAATATATGTAAGGATTTAATAACAAATAATAGAGAAAAAATAATACCTTACATATATTATAATGGAAAAAACAACTAAAATAGTAACTTTAGCGTCATTTGTTAATGAAGATAAGGTAGAAAGTTTTAAAAGTTACATAAATAAGAGATTCAAAATACCAAAAAAAAACATTTTTGAATACACTTCACCACAAGAAGAAGGTAGAAAAATATTAACTTTTAGATTATATCTTAGAGATGGTAAAAAAATTAATACTAAATCATTTTTTCCAGTAACAATAATCGTACATAAAAAAGGAGAATGTTTTTATACCATTAATGCACTAAACAAGATAATTGAGATGAAAACAGAAGGAGACGCTGGAAATATTAATTATAAAGATCACCAAATTGATTGGGATAAATATCAAAACAAAATATTAGTAAGTAAAAACAAAGAATTAAGTATAATTGATATAGAACGTCATTTTTCTTAATATTGATATATTTATTATAAAAGACATTATTATGGACAAACATAAAAAAAACAAAGAAGAAAACAATTTAGAGTCTACATTAAATGATTTTCTAAATGAAAAAGAGACTAAAGAATGTGAGGGCGAAGAATGTTTAATTAATGATGGTAAAGAAATTGTAGAAAGAGTAGAAAAAATATATAAAACTAGTGATGGTAGACAGTTATTAATGTAAAAAAAAAATGAGTAAAAAAGATTTAATAAAAGAAGAATTAAAAAGACACATGCAATTGTTGGAATATACATTTTACATGGAAGAACCTAAAGAAGATGATGATAATCTTTTATTAGGTGCATTAGATACATTAAATGAACAAGATCCACCAGAAGAAGATACAGATACTGATGATGCGGATCCTTTTACTGAACCAGGTGGTGACGAAGGTACTACTAACGAAGATCCTTTTGCAGACGAAGGTGGTGATATTGAAGGAGGTGATGTAGAAACTGATCCTTTTGCAGACGAAGGTGGTGCTGAAATCGAAGATGAAGTCGCAGACGAAGGTGGTGAAGAAACTATCGAAGTAGATGTTACTGACATTGTAGATAAAGCAGAACAAACAAGAACAGAGATAGAGGGTATGACTGCTAAAATGGATGAATTATTAGGTAAATTAGGTGATTTAGAAGGTAAGGTTGGTGATATGGATAAGGTTATTGATAAAATTGACGGATTAGAAAAAGAAATCGAAGAAAGAAACCCAACACCTGTAGAAAGACTTGAAATGAGATCAATGGACTCATTTCCATATAATATATCGTTAACTGATTATTGGACAGATAAAGAAGGTTACGATGTAGGTTCTAAAGAAGAAGAATATGTTATAACTCAAGGTGATGTAGATAGTTATAGTGTAGATGAAATAAAAGATTCTTTTGATTACAACAAAACAGACGAAGATTAATTTAAAATATTATTTGACATTTTAATTTATTTTATTTAAAATTGTGTGAAATAATGATATTTGATTATTGACTTATTCAAATAAAGTTATTATATTTAAACATTAATTAATAATTTAAAAAAATAAAGAAATGACAAGTTTAGATGCAATTTTATCTCAATACGAGAAAAACACCGAAAACAAAAAAACCAACAAAATTTCAAACGAAGAAAGATTAAAAAAGTACTTCACTGAAAAATTACAAAAAGGGGTTAAAAGTGCTACACGAAGATTTAGGATTTTACCTGGTAAAGAAGGTCAATCTCCTTTTACTGAAGTTTATTTTTATGAAAGACAAGTAAATGGTAAATATGAAAAAATTTACTGTAATAAATTAAATGATGGTGAAGATTGTCCATTATATGAAGCTAAGGAAGCTTTACTTATGGAAGGTAGTAAGAAAGCTAAAGAAATGGCTAGAGAATATACACCTAGAAAATACTATGTTGTAAAAGGTATTGATAGAGATAATGAAGATCATGGAGTTAAATTTTGGAGATTTAAACACAAATACACAGGAGATGGTGTGATGGATAAGTTAATGCCACTATTTAAGTTGAAAGGTGATATCACTGATGCTAGAGAAGGAAGAGATATTATTATAACTACTAATCGAAACGATAAGGGTTGGAGTGTTGTCACATCAATTATGTCAGACGATGTAACTATTTTGACTAACGATAAAGATAAAGCTAATGAGTGGTTTAATAATGAAGAAACATTTAGAGATGTTTATTCTAAAAAATCTCAAGAGTACTTAGAAATTGTTGCGAAAAACATGACACCTATTTGGGATTCGGAACAAAGTAAATATGTTGCAGAAGAAGAAAAAGAAGAAAATGAAACTGCATCTTTAGAAGAAGAAATAACATTTATGAGAGAAGAAAATAAAACTAATACTTCTGACGATGTTACAACTACTAATAATGAAGTAGAATCTACTTCTTTAGAGGATGATAATGATGACGATTTACCATTTTAATTTGTAATTTATGATGGCAAAAAAACCGTTAAAAAAGAAAACAACAGATTTTTCGTCTATTAGGAAAAAATTCTCTTCTAGTGATAAATACAAAGAACAAAAGTATTTCGATCTAGGAGAGTCTTTCCAAAAAGCAACAGGTATTCCTGGTCCAGCCATGGGACAAATTAATATGTTGTTAGGACATTCAGATACTGGAAAAACTACCGCACTTATTCAAACTGCAGTGGACGCACAAAAAAAAGGGATACTACCTATTTTCATTATTACTGAACAAAAATTTAGTTTTGAACACGCAAAACAAATGGGTTTAGAAACTGAGTATATTGAAGAAGTAGATGAAAGTACGGGTGAAATAGAAGCTTATTGGGATGGATTTCTTTTATATAAATTGGGGTTTGAATATATTGAACAAGCCTTTGAATATGTAACTGAAATTTTAGATGCACAATCAAAAGGAGATATCCCACATGATATAGTATTTCTATGGGACTCAATAGGTACTATACCCTGTAAGATGAGTTTTGAAGGTAAGGGCGGAAACCAACATACTGCTAGAGTAATATCAGAGAAATGGGGGATGGGTATGGCACAGAGGATAACTTCGTCTCGTAAAGAGAGTGCGCCGTATACTAATACTATGGTATTTGTTAACCAACCTTGGGTTGAGTTACCTGACAACCCATTTAGTCAACCAAGAATACAACCTAAAGGAGGACAATCAATCTATTTATCTTGTGCGTTGGTATTCTTATTTGGAAATCAAAAAAGCGCTGGTGTTTCTAAATTAAATGCCACAAACAAAGGTCGTAAAGTTAATTTTGCGGTTAGAACTAAAGTTGGTATACATAAAAATCATATGAATGGTTTAGGTTATGCAGATTGTAGAATACTGGCAACTACACACGGTTTCATTGAAGATGAAAAAAAATCTATAGATACTTATAAATCTGATTATAAAGAATATTGGTCAACAGTATTTGATAGTGTTGGAGAAGAAGTAGATTTCACTATAGAAGAAGGAGAACATATTGATGCACCTGTAGAATATGCAGATCAATAATTTATATTAATTTTGTAATCGATATGTTAAGTGTCCAGACCAACTAAACGAAAAAAATATACAACCACCCTATTAGTAGATGGTGATTCATTATTAAAAACCGCGTATCATGGTGCAAAAAATCTTTATTATAAAGAAAACCATATAGGTGGAATTTATCAATTTCTTACTATGTTAAGAAAATATTTAAATGAACACAAATACGATAGGGTATTTGTTTTTTGGGATGGGCAATTTAGTGGTAGATTAAGATATGATATCTATAAAGACTATAAATCCAATAGAGATAAAGATTTTTATAATGAAACACCACCTTCAGAACCAGAACTTTTAATTCAAAAAGAAAGAGTAAAACAATATCTCGAAGAATTATTTATTCGACAGTTTGAGGATATTGTAATAGAGGCAGATGATTCTATTGCATATTATTGTAGTAAAGTTAAAGAAGACGAAAAAGTTGTTGTAATAACTAACGATAGGGATATATTACAACTATTGAGTGAAAGGGTGGGAATTTATATTATTAATTTAAGAAAAATTATTACAATTAGTAATTATAATACATATTTTAATCATCATCATACTAATTTAAAACTTTTAAAAATATTATCTGGTGACAATAGCGATAACATAAAAGGAATAAAAGGTGTTAGTGAAAAAACAATACTTAAGTATTTTCCAGAATTTGTTACAAAAACTTTGACATTGGAAGATATTTTCATTAAAATTGAAAGTATTCAAAAGGAAAGAAAAACAAGATTGAAAACATTAGATAATATATTAAATAAAGTGACTGTTGGAATACAAGGTGAAAATATTTATGAAATTAATGAAAAATTAATTAATCTTAAAACACCATTACTAACAGAAAATTCTAAAATGATGTTAGATCAAATCTTTGTAACACCTATAGATCCAGAAGATAGAACTACTAAAAATGTGATTAAAATGTTATTAGAAGATGGATTAACAATGGCTATACCTGGGGGTAGAGACGGATATATAAATTTTTTACAACCGTTTTTAAGAATAATAAAAAAAGAACAAAGTTATTTTACTAAAACACAAAATCAATTATTATGAAAAAGAACTATGAAAATTTACCTTATGAATTTTTACTATTAATTAATAAAAAACCTATTGTTGGTAGAAATTTCCAAGTTAAAGGATTTAACAAAGATAGTCTAAGTTCTATTGAACTAAAAGAACTTATAGATGACGTTGTATTAATAATACAAAATCAATTTAAAGCTAAAAGTAGAACTTATTTATGGAGATATTATAACCCATATTTAATACAAAATACAGAAGAGGTAGATGAGTCTAAAAAAGATATTTATGAAAACGAAGATATCTTTACTTTACAAATTAAGATTAAAGGAAGAGTCGTAGCACAAAAGATGTTTAGTGGTAATGACTATCCACCAAAGGTAAGATATGATGTAGATATTAGATCAATTATATCAGAAATCATCTCTAAAATACAAAACGGCTTAAGTTTAGAAAATTATACACAAGAATATTGTGGTTACACACTTTAGAACATATTTATTAATAAACCAAAAGTAAAAAAAGAATGACTAAAAAAGAAGAAAAGAACTTAGGTTATTTAGGATGGAGTTTTCAGGTTAAACTAGTTAAACAATTAATAGAGGATAATAAATTTTCAGAGGGGATAATTGATATAATCGATCCTAAATATTTTGACAATGAATATCTAAGATTAATTGTTGCAGCAATTAAAAATTATTATGAAGGATATGAAACTATTCCTAATTATGTTACTTTAATAGAATTAATTAGGATTGATATTAAAAGAGACATTGCTAGAGATTCAGCTTTAGAAATGATAAAAGAAGTTAAGTCTTCTGATAATAGAGATTGTTTACATACTCAAGATGTTGCAAATAAATTTTGTAAACAACAAGAACTTAAAAAGGCAACAAATAAAATACAAAATATTTTAGATACTGGTGATTTTGATAGATATGATGAATGTGAAGATATTTTAAAAGAAGCTTTATCGGTTGGTGGTGAAAAAGATAATGGTATTGATGTATTTCATGCAATTGATGATGTATTATGTGATGATTTTAGAAACCCAATCCCAACTGGTTTGGTTGGAATAGATAATTTAATGGATGGTGGGTTATCTAAGGGCGAGTTAGGTGTAATTTTAGCACCTTTTGGTGTAGGTAAAACAACATTAATAACTAGAATGGCTAATACCGCCTATAATATGGGTTACAATGTAGTACAAATATTCTTTGAAGACAACCCCAAAGTTATACAGAGAAAACATATGACATGTTGGACTGAAATATCATTAAATGAATTAACTGAAAGAAAAGAAGAGGTTAAAAAATTACTACCACAATTTAAAGAAAAAGATGGTAATTTAATTCTTAAGAAAATGCCTAGTGATGGTACAACAATTAATCACATTAAACAATATTTGAGAAAATTAACATCTAATGGTACTAAACCAGATGTGGTTTTTATCGATTATATGGATTGTGTCGTACCAACTAAACAATTTAAAGATGAATATGCTGGTGAAGGAAATGTTATGAGACAGTTTGAAACTATGATTTCAGAATTAGATGTAGTTGGTTGGACTGCGGTACAAGGTAATAGAAGTTCTATTGGTGCGGATGTAGTTAAAGCAGATATGATAGGTGGGTCAATTAAAAAAGGACAGATTGGACACTTTATTATCTCAGTTGCTAAAACATTAGAACAAAAAGAAGAGGGGACTGCAACTATGGCGATTCTAAAATCTAGATTCGGAAAAGACGGAGTTATTTTTGAAGATATATTATTTGATAATGGATCTTTAAATATAGATACTTCCCAATCATCAGATGTTTCATTCTTAGAACACCAAAAAGGTGAAGATAAAAGGAAGTCTCAAATGGTTACAGATGCCATAAGAAAAAGGAAAGAGACTTTAGGGGAAAATTAATAATAATAAATAAAATAAATTTTTTAAAATGGAGTTATCAAATAAGATTTTATCAGACATTACCGTATATATGAAATATGCGAAGTATTTACCTGATTTAAACAGAAGAGAAACATGGGGGGAATTAGTTACAAGAAATAAAGAAATGCATCAAAAGAGATATCCACATATTGCGGATAAAATAGATGAGGCATATAATTTTGTATATGATAAAAAAGTATTACCTTCTATGAGGAGTATGCAATTTGGTGGTAAACCAATTGAAATATCACCTAATAGAATTTATAATTGTGCATATATGCCAATTGATCATATAGATTCTTTTAGTGAGTGTATGTTTTTATTATTAGGTGGTACTGGTGTTGGTTACTCAGTTCAGAAACATCATGTTGAAAAATTACCACCAGTCAATAAACCTTATCAAAAAAGAACTAAAAGATTTTTGATTAGTGATTCTATTGAAGGTTGGGCAGATGCAATTAAACAACTAATTAAATCTTATTTAAATGGTAAAAGTTCTAGAATTGTATTTGATTATTCTGATATTAGACCAAAAGGGGCTAGATTAGTTACATCGGGAGGTAAAGCGCCAGGACCTCAACCACTTAAAGAATGTATTGTTAAGATAACAGGTATATTAAGTGAAAAAGAAGATGGTGATCAATTAACCACTTTAGAAGTACATGATATTGTGTGTCATATTGCAGATGCGGTATTAGCAGGTGGTATCAGAAGGGCGGCATTAATTAGTTTATTTTCTGCAGGTGATCAAGAGATGATTGGATGTAAGTCAGGAAATTGGTGGGAAACTAATCCACAAAGAGGAAGGGCAAATAACTCAGCTTGTTTAATGAGACATAAGATAACTAAGGAATTCTTTTTAGATTTATGGAAAAGAGTAGAATTAAGTGGTTCAGGAGAACCAGGAATATATTTCAACAACGATAAAGATTGGGGAACTAATCCATGTTGTGAGATAGCATTACGACCATATCAGTTCTGTAACCTTTGTGAAGTTAATGTTTCCAATATAGAATCACAAGAAGATTTAAATGAAAGAGTTAAGGCAGCAGCTTTTATTGGTACATTACAAGCGGGTTACACACATTTTCATTATTTAAGAGATATATGGCAAGAAACTACAGAGAAAGAAGCATTAATTGGTGTAAGTATGACAGGAATTGGTTCTGGAAGGGTTTTAGGTTACGATATGGAAGAGGCAGCAAAAATAGTTAAAAAAGAAAATAGAAAAGTCGCTAAACTAATAGGTATTAATAAATCTGCTAGAACAACTACTGTTAAACCTGCTGGTACAACGTCATTAACTTTAGGTACTAGTTCGGGTATTCATGCTTGGCATAATGACTACTATATAAGAAGAGTTAGAGTTGGTAAAAATGAATCAATGTATCAATATTTAATCAATAATCATCCAGAATTAGTTGAGGATGATTATTTTAGAGGTCACGATACTGCAGTGATATCTATACCACAAAAAGCACCAAAAGGTTCTATATTAAGAAATGAATCACCTTTTGATTTGTTAGAGAGAGTTAAAAAAGTTGCTACAGAATGGGTTAAAAGTGGACATAATAGTGGTTCTAATACACATAATGTTTCTGCAACTATATCTTTAAAAGATGAAGATTGGGAATTAGCGGGTGAGTGGATGTGGAATAATAGAGAACATTATAATGGATTATCTGTATTACCATATAACGGAGGAACATATGTTCAAGCACCTTTTGAGGATTGTACTAAACAAGAATATGAAAAAATGATGAAGACACTTACAGAAATTGATTTGTCTAATGTTATAGAAGAAAAAGATGAAACAAATCTTAGTGGAGAGTTAGCTTGTGCAGGTGGTTCGTGTGAGATAACATAAATAAAATAATATATCATTTTGTAAAGGTGTCAATCGACACCTTTTTTTTTTATGTAGACTTTTCTTTTAAAAAATTTAATGTAGAATATTTATATACAAATGGCAGAAAATAGATTTATAAATATTGATTTTCCCTTTAAAGATAGCCCTAACGGTTATTACTTTAAATTAAATAGTAATGATAAAGATGCAATACGTGCAGATTTATTGCATTTATTATTAACTAATAAGGGAGAAAGGCTTTATTTACCAGATTTTGGTAGTGATTTAAGAAAATATATTTTTGAACCTAATGATAATATAACACACGAAGATATAAGAAATAATTTAAATGAAACTATTAAAAGATACATACCCAATTTAGTAGTGAATGATATTTCTTTTAGAAATGATGAAATACAAGAATTAATAATAGTTGAACTTAAGTATACTGTAACAGATGGTACGTTTGCTAGTTCTGATACAATAGAAATAACATTTTAATTATGGTTAGAAAAATAGATTATAACGCTAGAAACTTCGCTGACGTAAGAGATCAGTTAGTGGGTTTTATACAACAATACTATCCTGAAATATTTTCAGACTTTAATGACGCATCTGTAGGTATGATGTTATTAGAATTAAATGCTGCAGTTGGTGATATGTTATCTTATCATACAGACAGAATGTTTAATGAAACACAAATAAATTATGCACAAGAAAGATCTTCTTTATTAGAGTTAGCTAGAACTTTTGGTTTAAATATTCCTGGAAGAAGACCAAGTATATCGGTAGTAGATTGGTCAGTAACAGTACCTACTTTAGGGGACACTTTTGATATCCAATATGCACCTAAAATAATAAAAGGTTCACAAGCGACTGGTGCAGGTAAAGTGTTTGAATTAATGGAAGATTGTGATTTTTCTTCACCTTTCACAACTGGCGGTATCCCTAATAGGTTAATAATACCAAATAGGGGATCTACTAATGAGATTATTAATTATACATTAGTAAAAAGAGAAATAGTATTAAATGGGTTTACTAAAATTTATAAAAAAATAGTTGAGAGGGATGATTATAAACCTTTTAATGAAATAGTTTTACCTGATGACAATGTTATATCTATTGAAAATATAATAACAAAAGAAGGTACTAATTATAACGATGATCCGTCAGCTTCTGATTGGGAAAATTTTGATAATAATTGGTATGAAGTACCAGCGTTAGCACAAGCACAAATTTACACCAGAGATGTTAATAAAATGAGTGATAATAGTAGCATTATACCGGGAAAATGGGTAAATGCACCCCAAAGATTTATAAAAGAGTATACCGATAATGGATTTTGTAAAATTATTTTCGGTGGGGGACAAGCGGATGTATCAGCATTAAATGATTTTATTGGGTGTAGGGGGCAGATAGATAGAATAGGTAATCTAATTAACAATAATTCATTAGGTACTATTCCAAATCCAAGTAACACTATGTTTATTAAATATAGAGTTGGTGGTGGAGAAAGTTCTAATATTGGACCTAACGTACTTACTAATTTAGGTGTGACTGAGTTTGTTATTAATGGTGATGATCCTTCAGTTAATACAAGTGTTAGAAATAGTTTAACTGTTAATAATCCTATACCTGCACTAGGTGGTGCCAAACAACTTTCAATCAATCAAATAAGAAATTTAGTAAGATATAATTTTTCTGCACAAGATAGATGTGTTACAATTAAAGATTATCAAAGTAGAATTACTCTAATGCCGGGAAAATTTGGTGTCCCTTTTAGAACCGGTGTATGGGAAGAAAGAAATAAAATTAATGTTACAATATTAGCGTTAGATGAAAATAATAAATTAACAACACAATCTACGGCTACACTTAAACAAAATATTGCAGAATATTTAGCGGATTATAGAATGATTAATGATTATGTAACCATAAAAAATGGACAAGTGATTAATTTAAGTTATGAAGTAGATTTATATGTGGAAAAAACAATACCAAAAGGAGAAATAATAGGAGGTGTTGCACAATCAATCACTGAATATATGGACATAAATAAATGGGATATGGGTGATAATATTTATTTATCACAATTAATAGAAAATATTAATAATGTACCTGGTGTTTTAAATGTTACAGATTTAAGGGTATATAATAAAGTTAATGAAAATGGTAAATATTCATTAAATGAAATTGCACAACCATTATTGGATACGGCAACTAGACAAATAGACTTATTAGGTAAGTATACTTTATTTGGTGTCCCTAATGGTATGTTTGAAGTTAAATACCCAAATAAAGATATTAAAATAAGTATTAGTACATAATAATAGTTACTTTTTAAATATTTTAATTAGTTTTAAAGAAAAAAAGATATGGGATGTACAACATGTAATAGTAATACTGATAAAAAAAACAGTAATAGTAAATCAATAACATTTATACCAGATAATTTTGGTGAAGGACCAGTTATGGAAAATTTTCTTTTAAAAATTGTGGTTTTTGTAATTTTAGTTGCAGCACTACCTATAATAATGTTAGTTTTAGTCTTACAAATATTTTTTACTTTTTTCACCCCTAGATATGTTAATAAAATTAAAAGTAAATCACATAATTTCTTTAAGGGTATTTTAGAAAAGTTTATTAGATTAAGATATAAAAAAGAATTATTAAAAAGGGAACAACAATTTAAAGATAATCCTGATTATATTGATATTGACAATGAGGAATTAGACATTGAAGTATTCAAAGGAGATAATAACGAAGAAGAAAGTAAATAAATGTATAAATGTCTAAATCATACCGAATTAGGACACAACCAGGCGAAAATGGATATTTAAAAGTAAATTTAGATTTAAAACAAAATTACGATTTTTTAGAAATCCTAAGTTTAAAAATATCTCAGAAAGATGAATATCAAGACTTTTGCTCAGAATATGGTGTAATTGCTGGTAGATTAGACATTAATGGTGGGTTTGGAGTACCCAACGCTAAGGTATCTATATTTATACCATTAGAAGAATCGGATTTTGATAACCCTATAATATCTTCTTTATATCCTTACGGTGATTTAATTAGTGATCCAGATAAAAGGAATAGTCAAGGATTAAGATATAATCTTTTACCTGGACAACAAAAAAAATTAGATCATACTCCTGTTGGTTCTTTCCCCTCAAAAAGAGAAGTACTAGAAAATGGTACTACTTTAGAAATATATGAAAAATATTACAAATATACTACAACCACCAACGATGCGGGTGATTACATGTTATTTGGTGTACCCGTAGGGGAACATACAATACATTATGATGTAGATATTAGTGATATTGGATTTATTTCCGCTAGACCTTATGAACTTATAGCAGATGGATATAGTGAAGATTTATTTGATAATAGGTTTAAATTTAAGTCCAGTAATAACCTAGATACACTACCCCAAATATTTACAGTAAATGAAAAAATAACTGTCGAACCTTATTGGTGTGATAATTTAAGTGGTGGTAGTCCATTAGGTATAAATAGAAAAGACTTCTCAATAGACGTTAATTTAACTCCTACTGCCATTTTTACTGGTAGTATTTTTTCTGATGATGAAAAGGATTCTGTAAACAAAAATTGTCGTCCTGATAGAGATATGGGTAAAATGAGTGAAGTGATTACCGGTGGAGGTAAAATAGAGGCACTTAGACGTACTCAGGATGGTAATATTGAAACTTTTGAAGTGAAAGGTGATGCTATAGATGAAAATGGTAACTGGTCAATAATGATACCTATGAATCTACGAAAGGTTATTACGGATGAATTTGGTAATATTATACCTAGTCCTGATGGTATTAAAGGAATTGCTACTGAAGCAGATTTTAGATTTAGGATTTCTATGGATAAATCTGATTCTGATAAAAGATTAAGACAAAGAGCACACTTTTTAGTACCAAACTTAACAGGAAATTATAATTTTAAAGAATATAGTAAAGAATCTTTAGAAAACAGTGATGATTTTGTAATAAATGAAGATTTATCAATAGTGACAACTAATACCCCATATGAAAATGAAAAATCTAATGAATATAACTATTTAGAAGATTTTTTCACATTTAGGTGGAAAAAAGTATATACTGTAAAACAATATATTGGTAGATTTCAAAAACTAAAGGGAGACGAAAGTAGGGGGTTTATTGGGATTAAAGATATAATGAATGGTGAGGGAGTAAATAAATTTCCTAATAATAGAATAGATACTAACTTTAACCCAATTTATCTTATTTTATGTCTTTTATTAGGATTATTTGCTAGTATTGTAGGAATTATTAATGGTTTAATACAAACTATTAATGGATTAGTTACTATGTTATGTCAGCTTAGAATACCTGTGGGTGTATGTTTAGAATATTGTTTTAGGTTAGTCGGTCTTACAATATGTTCACAAGATTATAAAGACTTGTGTAGTCAAAATCACCCTAATTGTGATCCCGCTGGATCTAATGCTTGTAATAAGTGTAGATGTAACGGAGGTAGTAGTGGGTGTGGGACTAAAGATTCTTACTTTAAGGTAAAGTTAGAATTTAAATGTTTATTATCTGGTTTACTATGTAGAAGATGTAGTGGTTATTGTCCTAATGAAAAACACGGATGTTGTCCAAATCCAACATATGACGATGCACCTCAAGGACCAAATGGTTATAACTTTGATAAATGTCCAGCGTCTTGTGGTGATGGTAAATGTTGTAAGGAATGTTGTATAAAAATACCGTTAATCAGTTTAAACTGTCCTGAAGACAATGTAATAGCAAAACCTAGCTTAATACCTACAGTTTTTGGTGGTGCCCAATGTAATAAAACTTTTGTTCTCCCATTATCTTGTGTAAGTTGTGGTGGGTTATCCACACCAATAATAAAAGACTGGGTAGCATGTAAAATGGAGCCAGTTGCGGTTTGGTTAAAAATGTTAAAATTTGACTTTTATAATGACTGGGTTAGTGGATCACTATATTTTCCATTAATAAAAAGAAAATATAAATTAAAAAAATCTAAGAAAAAATTTGGTCAAATTAAAAAAGATAAATTTTGTCAATATAATTGTTATGACGAATTTCAAGGTAGTGGGACATACCTCCAAAATGCCATAATAATTAAACCTAATGATTTTTATGTGTCCTCTTCTATTAGTATTGCGGGATGTAATGCAACTATATCTGCACCAATAGCTAGTGAATTTTATGGTGAAGAAACTAGTAATGCAACTGAGAATTTGGATAAAGCAGCACAAGATATTGTGATAAATGGTAGAAACAATAATGACGATAGATGTCAAATAAAATTTGATGATTATAGTTCATTAATTGTTACTTTTAACTCATATAATGATATAACTGTCATTAATAAAATAAAAGAAAGTGCATCAATTTATGCTAAACCAGAATATGTTAAAATAACCGATCAATTTGGTAATGAAACATGGGAAAATCAAGGTGGGTTCGGATTAAATAAAAACAGATGTGATAGAACACGATTAGTAGAAAGAAAAGAATTTTTTAAGACGGTTTTAGATTGTGAAGGTTCTGGATCCGGTGCTGGTACACCACTTAACTTTCAGAGTGATTTAGGTATGCCATCAGAAGATGAAGCAGTTGCAGAAGATACTGGTGAAGATGGTGGATATGGTCCATCATTAAGTACAGGAAACGGTCAACCGTTTGGTTATTGTCTTTCTGATGATCCTTGTGGTGTCGCATGTGGTGCTAATGGTGTAAGTGGTTGTAACGCTTTTTGTCCATGTAATAATTACGATGATGAATACGGTTTTTATACTGAGATAATTAGACATGGTTTAATAACTTGGTCAGATAAAAAATTGTATTATAGTACTAAAATAGAGTCAGATTCACCTTCTTATAATAGTAATGAGTATAAAGCAAATCTAATGCTACCAACCACTATTACTGAATTGGGTAGTACAACTTATTGTGATATAGATGGTGCACCATTTGTGATGGATTTACTACAACCAACAACCTTTCAAGTAAGTATGGAGTCGGTACAATATAAATATAATGTTGGTGGTGGTTCAGCAAACCTTAGAGTTATTAATGGTAACAAAGATAAGGAAGGTGGGTTAAATTTAAGGGCATATGTTTCTTTATCTTGTACGTTGGTAGAATGTATGAATACACATGCAGTAGTTAATCAGTCACAGTTAGGTGTGGATATGATAGATTCTAACGATATTGATGTACCTGTAGGTCCTTGTTATTTAAGATTTAATCATGATGTAGATGCTAGAGAGTATTTCTGTAGAAGATTTAGTGGATACAAAATAAAACAAGACAATAATGGAAATCCTGAATTGGGGGTTCATTATGTTAGACCAGGAGGCGATGATTTAGACAATACGTATGATGAATATCCTGAAATACGATTGGATGATGGATTAACATATAAATTTACACCTGAAAATGATTTATTCCCATCTGAATATAATGACGGAGATTTATTTGTACCTGGAGATGCGTGTGGATATAAAAATACACAAAACAATACCACTGATTATTTTTATGGGTTAGCACCAGGACGTACAGATCAACTTGTTAATTACCCCAACACTACTAACCTAACGTTTGTTACAAATTTAGATGACGAAGAACAAATTGATACGGGAATTGATTTATCGTTTACTGATATTTCTAATTTAAAAGGTATAAGATTTAATAGAAGTCAGACTCCATATTATTTTTACTTCGGTTTAGTGCCAGGTAAAACATCTCTACATAAAACTGTAGGTAAATTTTTCGCAGATAAAATAAATGCAGCAACCCTTCAAGGTTTAGGTGCATCACCTGATGAAACATCCGCAAATGAATTTGGACAAAATAATATTAGAAATCAGGTAGATAGTCCTTATAGTATATTAAAAACGTGTTTAGGTCAAACGCAAGTACCCAATCCACCAATCGAATAAATGAAAAATAAATATTTATAAAATATGGGTAAAGATATAAAAATATTATTGAACAAAGAAAGATCGGCAGAATCAGTTAATGTTAACACTAAGTTTAATTTTAATGTTGAAAACACCAATAAACCTTTACCTATTACTGATACTAGTGTTGTTGTTAGTGCAAATGAACAAGCACAAATAGAAAGAAGAGAATCAACAAAATATAGATTCTATGGTAATATAACACCTCTAATTTCTAATCAACTTTATAATGATAATGTTAAAATATATACAAATAATAATTCACAATTAGATAGTATAAAAATACAGTCTAATGATATATTTGATAAAGAAGGGTGGGTAGGTTTTTTCGAAAGCCCTTTTTATGAACCATCAAATATGTTACCCACTAATGAAAAAAAAGCATTATGTGAATTTACAACATTTGATCCCGATTATAATAGGTTAAGATTTTTAGACGATGATGGGAAACCTAATTATAAAATGAAAATAACCTACCCTGCATCAACAAAAGACATAATGTTAATAAGAAATACTTCTAATATAACATTGAAAGATGGTATACCAATAATTAATCAAACTACTGTTACGTTAAATGGTAGAGAATATGTAGCGTTTACTACTGCAATTAATCATGGTTTACAGAAAAGAGATGAGATTAACTTATATAATTTTATCGATAATACTGGTGGTAATTTAGCGTTAATAGATAGAAGTTATAATGTTTTTAAATTAGGGGATGATAATAATAAAAAGAAAAATAGAACATTTGTTTTAGACATTAAACCAACCGACATAGTTTGTCAAGTGGGAACATCAACCATTAAAAGAGTTGTGAATGATAAAGAGTCTGAATATTATGTAAGAGTATTTTCTGCATTAACAGAGAACTATACTGATTATGATACTTATCCTGCTGCATATGGTACAAGTTATTATTATGATAAAGTGTCGGCATTTAATTTTATTACTGATGTAGATGTAGAAGGTATAAAAGATAATTTAGGGAGACCTTTAAGCGAATTATTTTTAACTGTGGTTAAAAACGATCAAGATAGTGAAACTAATAGTGTTAGTAACGCTTATTGGTTAGACAAACAAAGTGTAATGTTAGGTTCAGATAAAAATAGATTTTGGACTAAAATTAGTGGTGGATTTTTAACTGAAAAAAATATAAATGTAAATTACAATATTAAAGCATATGGTGATGTAAATTATAAAACTGACTCTCCATCAGAACCACCTTTTATTTGGTTTGAGAATATTGATGAGTCAGATAATGAGTTTGATGGCGATATTGTTGAATATAATGAAGACGATTTATTAGAAAAAAGGTTAGAAAATATACACCATAGAATTAATACAGTGTATAGGGAAAATTTAAAAGAAATAAATGATGGTTATGGTATAACTGGAACTACAAATAAAACCGAAGGTTATATTTATAGTCCACATTCTCAAATAATAATTAGGGAGTTTAGTAGTAGTAAAAATCCTATCGTAGATATTCAAAGTATAATAAACAAATATAACTTAACTAATCCTATTGAAGTAGAAAAATATAAAAGAATATATAATGTTCCTGATTATGCAGTAGAAATTTCTCCTAATGTTTTTAAATGGAGAAATTTATTAGAAATAGGTGAAATAGATGCTTTTGGTTCTGGTGTAGATTACCCTTTTGAAAGTGGTGCACATTATATTTATCTTAATAATAGATTTTATATGAAAAGACAAGATCCACCTTGTGATTATAATATAACGGCAGAGGTATTAGAATTACCAGCACAAAAAGAAAAATTTGAAAATATGTTAACAACACCAACATTTTTAAATTTTCAAATATTAAACCCAGACATTTTAAATAGTATTAGTTCGGGTGGGGTATCAGATTTAAGTTCATATAATAATTCAGCAGAATCCATAGAAATAGTAGTCAAATCGGCTAGTTTTTTTGGTGAATACGAATTAGGGGTTAGGGATGTGCCGGGATCTTGTATTAATTATAACATATTAGACACTAGTGATATAGATGATGAATGTTAATAGAAAAAAAATATTAGTTGGTGATATAGGAACTGGCACAACAATAAATGTACCATTATCTACTACATTTTACCCTGTAGATAATACAGAAATGTTGGAACACAAATTTATTGAGGACGAAGTAGAAAAATCTATTAACCCAATAATTGATTATAAGAAAATAATGTTTAAACCAGCAATCGGTGATAATTGGGATTTGATTAATAATTATGTAATAAATTTAAATTTTTATACTCCTGATAGTATACAAAACAATTCTCCAGAATATAGAAATCCACCCACATACAATGGTGCTGGAGTTTATGAAGATTTAGGATATATATATGATGATTTATTTTGTCGTACCAATAGGTTTTTATTTTCTTTTTGTAGGTTATTATTTTTTGATAAACCAGATAGTGGTAATAATTCATTATTATTTTTTAGTGATATTTTTACACAAATGGGTGCACAACAGATTAATACAACTACTAATTTACCTTTACCTGTATCAGAGTCACCCATCTCTTTTTTAGTTAATAATCCTCAGTTTTTTACTGAAAGTTTTGCTGGGTATTATATGTATTGGTATAAAGATTTAGTAGATAATTCCCCAAATCAAGAATATGATTTATATATGACATTAATTTTTAACAACGCAATTAATGGAAAGTCTATGTCTTTAGCACCTTCTAAAACAACTAATCCTGCAACTGTAGATTTAACAGATTTAAATGGAGAACAAGGTAAATTATTTTTAAAAGTTAGACTAAAAAATGATAATGGAGTGTATAAATATAAATTTTTACCTAATACACAACAAACTCCCAATAATGGAGGGGTTAATATGGATAATTCAAATAATAATGTACCCACACTAACATTTTGGCAAATTAATGTAAGTTAAATATTTATCATTAACTATGAAAGTAATAGATTTAAAAATATGTTTAGAGGATTATACGGTAAGAAATATACCATTATCTGTAATAAAAATAGATGATAATGGTGATGAAATTATTGATTATACACACCCTAATTGTTATTATGGTAAGATACCAATATATAAAATAGATGATGATGGTGAGTTTATACTGGATTCTTTCGGACAAAAACAAAATAAAACCATAGACATTAATTTTTACTTAACACAAAAATATGAAGATATTGGTATATATACTGATATGGAATTTGTTGGACAAAGAATAACAGATTTACCACCAGTAATTCCACCAAACTATAATCCTTTTATGGGTAGATTACCTGGCGTACCAGACAATTTTTATTATACACCTCCTGTTACAGTAACTGGTGAAACTGACGATAATCAATTAAATTACGTTAAATCATTGAGGTTAGATAGTAACAACCAACCAATTTACATACCCTATTTAAATGTTTCTAATAATAAAAATACTATTTTCGATGGTGTAACAGAAGACACTCCTGATTTTATTAAATTTATTATAGGTGGTGGAATAGATTTAATGGGGAGTAGTAATGCAACTAATATAAGTTTTAATAATATTACAACTTATGGGGTAGAATATATAACATTTAAAAAAGAGTTTATAAAAACTATTAATAATAATAACCAAACAGTAACATATAAAAAGACACAATTTAGTGCAAATTATGGTGGAAAAAACCAAAATAATATTGGAGTATACGCTAATCTAAAACAAGAAGAATTTTTAGGTATAGTTTTTAAACCAGAAATCAGTAGTGATGTATTTATTAATAGAGGTATCGCTGATATTTTTGAAAGACATGGTTTACTATCTGAAATGAGGTCAACTGATGATATTGATAATTTTAGGGGTGGTTATTTAAGAACATAATAAAAATATAAAAAAAATAAAAATATGGCAACAGGTAATTATGGGACGGTAAGGCCGGCAGATGTTTCAGTAGATGATGTAGAAATATTATATTCTTATAGTCCAAGTAGAGAAGACATTAATGATGTAACTTTAACAACATTAGATCCTAATCAGGTATTAATTCCAGCAAAGGATCCTAACAATACAGTAGAAGTATTAGGGGGGTTATACACACTAAAACTACCCACATCAGAATTCGGTTCGGTTGGGTATTATAGTATAATAATAAGACCTAAACAAATTAGAACAACAATTTCCGATTGTGGTAATTTAACCGATTTACCAGATATTAAAGGGTTGGTGTTTGATACACAGTCAATACCAACTACTGATCAAAACAGATTTGCAAATGGGCAATTAGTAGGATATAGAGTAGAATATATAGACAATGACGGTAATAAAATACCTAATAAATATAGAATTATTACATCTAATAACTATGCATTAGTGGTTGCACAACCATCAGGAAATAACAATGCAACACAATCATATTCTTACGATGATAACTCAACACTTACGTTTTGTACTGTAACACCTTCATCCGCACCATTTATTAACCCTAATGAGTTTCCATTTATTGGTAATCCAGGACAAAATGTTATAATAACTAATACTTTTTTTGATCCTGTTATGTTAGATGTTGAAATGGTAGAACATAATGATGAAACTTTATCATATGCATTATATTCCAATCAAACTAAATCTCTTGAGGATGGTATATATACCATTTATAATTATGGAGATGAAATTTATAAACAATATAATTTATTTGAAATTAAAGATGAGTTTACGGGTAAACCATTATATGAAGTAAGAGAAAAAAGGTCTACGATTGATCCAACTAAAGAATTTAATAATATATTTTAATAGGTAAGTACTAAATGCCACATAATAACTCAAATACACCAAACACTAATTTACCAAATAAAACAGTAAAGGTGGCTGGATATGCACAAAGAGTATTTTTTAATGATAATATAGAATATAGAAATTTTAGTCCTGATTTAGTAGGGTTTGCGGTGGATGATGGTGGTACAACTTTATTCACTAACGGCAATTTTTCAATTTCGGCTAATTTTGATCCAAAACCAGATGTGGTTTTTTTACAAGGTAGTAAGTCGAAATATTTTACATTAGATGATATAGAAGATGATGTAGATGAAACTATAATATTAAAAAATTTAAAAACAACTCTTAATTTAGATTTAAGCAACCCACTAAGTTATATATGGTATGGTTCTTCCACAGAATTAATTAAGGCATCTTTAGAAGAAATATATACTAATTGGCCCGCAGCAATTTATGTAGATAACATGTTTGGTAGTACGGTTGGTAATAATATAACTAATTATGTATTTGATTCTATTAAAAATGAGTCTACCTTTAGTGTTAGTACTAATTATTTATCTAATCCATATTTGATTAAGTTTAGTAAAAGTGATGGGATTGTGGGTACGGAAAAAGAAGTTAACCCTTTAAGAAACTTTACATTAGAGTATAAATCTTATGTTGTAGAAAATGGAAATATAATAAGAAAAATTTTACATATTGTTCCACCTGAACAGAGTACTAACGATATTTTAACATTAACAGTAGAGGGAAATCCCTTTCCTCAATTAACAGGTATAAATATACCGCAATACTCCATACTTTTACCACCACAAAGTGGATCTATACCATTTTTTATTAAACCCAATGAAACTAAAATTACTACTTTTTTTAGTAGTTTAAATCCATTACAAAACAATTTACTTAATAGAAATAATTACCCACAATATAAAAGTATTTTAATTTCACCTAAGATTAGTGATCAGGGTGTTGTAATAACAACTAAAGAGACTTTAACTTTTCCAATATTAGAAGATGGTTATAATTTAAATTTTTTCGATAGTTACTACTTAGAATATTTGGATAAGATAAATACTATTGGTGAAAATTACGATAAAACAAAAACTGATTTAATTGTAAGAAAATACACTGCTGAAGTAATAAATAGTTTTGATACAGTACCACGAGGTGATGGAAACGATTTAGTTCTTAACGGTGAAAAAGCAACTAAATTATTGAGAATTTATGGTGTTTCTTTTGATGAAGTAAAAAAATATATTAATGGTATTAAGTTTGCACATGTTGTTACCTATAATAAAAAGAATAACATACCTGATTCATTAGTAAAAGAACTTTCCCATATGTTGGGGTTAGATCCTATCACATTTGTAACTACTAATAAATTAAATAAAACAGTATTACCTATTCCTGGACAAGGCGAATTTAGTGGTACAACCAAATCATTATCTAACAGTGAAGTAGATACTGAATTATATAGAAGATTAATATTAAATTTAGCTTGGTTATGGAAAAGTAAGGGTAGTAGAAAGGCGGTTGAATTTTTATTTAGGTTCATAGGTGCGCCTGAAGCATTAGTTAAATTCGATGAATATATAGTTATTGTGGATAAACCTTTAGATATGGAAAAACTAAAGGATTTATTATATCTATATACGGGAGAAATAGACACTACTAATATACCTTATGATGGTGATGGTTTTCCTTTACCTCCAGTTAATGGTGATTTAGTAATAGTGGATTTTATCGAAGGATTAGAAACAGGTACTACATTAACAGGAAATCAATTACCTGATATTGTAAAAAACCCTTACAAAGAAATGTATTTCCAAAAAGCTGGTGGATGGTATAGAGAAACTTTAGGTAATAATACTCAAACTATTTTAAAAGGTAATAATCCACATGTTGGTAAATATGATGGTGGTAATGAGTATTTAGAGTATTTTCAACAATGCTATGTTCCCAATTTTAGTAGTAGTACTAATGTTAATATTGTTGAATTTACTAATAAAATAAATCATTTTATAAATTATAATTATGGTATTTTTAATGGTATGTCTACAGGAATCACTGAATTCTATACCACAGAAATGGTACATAATTCTAATACTAATTTATATGATACAATAGAAGACTGTTATGATATAGGATATACATTGATAGAATCACCATTACCTAATGATGGTATATACCCATTAGAATCTAAATATAACAAATTAGAAGAGGATTATAATAAGTATTTAGAATTAATAAAAGAGTCTTCTTATTTACGTTATTCGCCCGAATTTATAAAAATTAAAAACGAATTTTTAGACGCTAAAAAACAATATGAAAAACAAGTAAATAGCGAAAATTGTGAAGGTAATAAAGCATTAGAAATATGTTTAACACCATTAGAGGTAGTAGTAGACTCCCCAAAGAAAAAAGATTGTTGTGACGAATTAACTGTAGTATATAACGATGGATACTTTTCAATATACGAAGAAGTTAGTGGGAAACAAATAAAAGTAGTTGGTGAAAAATTAAAATGTTGTTGTGAAAAACAAGAATATAACGGAGAAAAAGCGAGATATGTCAGTTATTCCCCACCAAATAATGATACAATAGTTGAGTATTGTGCGGTTACATCACCATGTAATAGTCAGGTTGCAGGAATAAGAGAAGATGGTAAGGTAGAATTTGCTAGTAACACATCAAATAATCAACCAACCTATCAACTATCTGATGGTAATTTTTATGAGTTTAATGGAAACAGAGTGTGTAGAGGTAGTCTACAAAAATTTATACTTAAATTGTATCCTAATAGTAATGGTACTACTGGAGATGTTAATAATGATGTAATATTATATGGTAATCAATTATTAAGTGAAAATTCAACAGTAGAATTTAATAGATGTTTTTTATTAACAAATAACAATAATACCACAATATACAGTTCTCCAGAATGTTGTGCTTGGCATGGGTATGATTCAGAAGTTATTCAAGTTTATGAAGGAGAAGTTGTAAGTAATTATGTTGTTTGTATCGACAATAGTGTTTCTATAACATCACCCGTAGAAGATAACAGTAACATTAATATAATTAATAAAAGGATTAATAAAATTACTCAATCAAACAATGAAATAGAAAACAATTTAAAGAAGACTAATATAACTTCTAATCAAAGAGAAGAACTTATAACAGAAAAAGTACAAAACCAACAAACAATAAAGAATTTAGAAACTGAAAAAGGTACAATAATTAAAGAAAGAAGTTTAAATACTAAACCTAATATAGAGGTTACGTATAATAAATATGAACCATATACTAATAGAAATACACAAGTAGAAGAAACAATATCAGTAAATAAAAATAAAAGTTCTTTTGATAATTCTTCAGTAGTTAGAACATTACCTAACACTAATGGTAATAGTGTAGAATTATATTCACCTTTTGAAGATGCAGATTTAAATGATACTAAAAATTGGGAAGTAGAATCTATAGATGATTTAGGTAGGGTATCTTTTAGTACAATAGACAAAAATAATAATAAACAAATATTAGATTGGAATTCTACTAAGGGTGGTGGTAATGAGTTATACGCAAATGTGGGTAAAGACAAAGGGTATGTATACGATCAATTTGAATTAGATTACAGTAGTCATAGATTACAACCTATAGCAGGTACTAAATCAAAAAAAACAAATAAACCAACGGTAGTTGCCGTAGTTGATTCATCAAAAATTTCTTGTGAAGACGTAAATAAAGTTAATATATTATTTGGTAGTGAAAATTATATGGGATTTAAGTTACCCACTGACGAAGATTGTGAATGTGATATTAATATTTCTTTAGACTATATGTTGAAATATAATGCAAACAGTTTAAAAAATTGTTTAGGTGGTATTTGTAACATTGGAATAATTAATGATTTAACAATTAATAGTTTAAAATGTAGAAACTTTTTAGTGTTTACTAATGATGAATCTATTGCATTAACATTAGAAGGGAGTATTAGTACTAATACGGAAGAACAAAACACTAACATTGAAATTTGGCAAAATACAATTCAAATAGAACCTAGCATTGAGTGTTGTAATGCATTGGGTGGTGAAATTATAAATTCTGAACAAACATATTGGACAGAAATAAACGTGGGTTGGACTAAAGAGATTGAGAATAATATAGATAATATTAGACAAAATGGTGAAAACAATTTAATTACTTCTAATACAGAATTAAATAATATAGTAAATAGTACTTATAAAGTGATAGATGAGTGGGAAAATTATAAGGAAACTATTAATAATTGTATTTCTATTGATTATCCTAATGTTGATTTTAATTGTTTAATTAATGTTAACGATTATATAACTACTACTCAAATATGTGCACTAAAATTACCCAACGATTGTGGAATTTATACCTATTTAAGCGAACAACTTACTGTCACAGAAACGCATTTAAATTATGCAATTATTAAGTTACAAGAGTGTGTTGAAAATAAAGAAAACCGGTCAGAAATTATTAATGAAATCAATAAAGAAATTATTAATGATAAAACAAAAATAAATACTATTAAAAATAATAGCGAAGAAGAAACACGTAAAATAAACACTAAAATCAAAACTATTGATGATAAGATTACTGTAGAAAATGATAAAATAAAAACTAAATCAGAGAATAGTCAAATAATAGATATTGCAATTCAAGGTATAAACCCACAAAAAGATTGTACAATTTACCAACAAACAATAACACAATTAAATTCTTTTAATATTAAAGAATTCTGTCAAAAAAGTCGTAATAGTGAAGAATGTATTAAAACAAAAACAGAGAGTATAAATGCAGAAATTAAAAGTTATAGTGAATTATTGACTTTCTGTCAACGTAATAACACACTAAATAAAGAATTAGTTAGTGCTAAAGAACAAAATAACCAAACTAAAATAGATTATTTAGTTAATGAAATCAATATTAATGATAAAGAGATTAATAGTATTACGGAAGGACCTAATGGGGTAGTAGAAAACAATATTAATCTACAAAAATCAAAATTACAAGAGAATGATAAAGTTTTCATAATTAATAAAACGGCAGAATTATTAGGAGAAGAACCACAAAATATAACAAATAAAAGTGGAGATTTAGAGTTATCTACTAAACAACAATTAGATTTAAAAATTCAAAAATCTAATAATATTAACGAAATAAACAAAATTACTACAAAAAGAAATGAGTTAGAAGAAGTAAAGAAAACAGAAGAAAATAGTAAAAAGAAAATAGAAGAAGAAAAAGTAAAACAGTTAGAAGTAGTTAATGAAGATATTAATGTTAAACAAAACATAAAAGATAGTATGTCATCTAACATTAGTGATGGTGGGGAAAATTGTTGTCATAGTTTATTGTCTACTTTAACTATTTTTTTAGAAGAAATATTAAATTTATCTAAAAATATCGAAGAAGAAAAGATTGGGGCATATAATAGATGGAGTAGCGATTTGAATAAAATAAAAAATGATTTTAATTATCAAAATGGAAATACTTACATAGATTATATGGATGATCTAAAAGTTAATTTTAATCTATTTGTTAAACAAAGTAATGGTAATACTAGTAAATTACCATATACTAATGATATTAATCCTGTGTGGGAATGGAATCCAACAGAAAATTACAGTGGAATAATTATTGGAAACGATAATAATGGAAATATAGAACAAGATATTTTATATAATTTAATTGAAAATAATATACAACCTTCAGATACATTGTTCGATCCTCAATGGCAAACTATAAAATATAATTTACCTAATTGTGTTTGTGAAACATTAAAAGTTACATATCCTAATTCGGAGTTTTATTTTAGTTTAGAAATTGAAAATGTAGAATGTGATGTATGTGTTATAGTAGACAATATTGAAGTTAATATTAGTGATTGTGACACACAAAAAGAAATTACTCTAACAAATTGTTTAATACCTGAATTAAGTTGTGTTATAGATAATAAAAAATCATGGGTATATAATACGACAGGCATAGAATATCAAACAATATATCCAGATGGGGAATGTAACACTGGTAGTACTAATAATTATGAAATTACTAAGTTAATTAAACCAGAAGAGAGATTATGGCAAGAGTTAGAATATAGGTATACTGAATATAATAATCCACATTCAGATTTAATTATGAACACTAAATCAACAGTATTTGCAATTGATCCTGCAAACGCAATTGAGTGTGATGTTTATAATTTTTGGAAAAATATAGATTGTGAAGAATGTCCTACTAGTTGTGATTTAAGTTGTTATATTTTAGGTGATAATGGAAACTTTTTAATAACTGAAGATAATTGTTCTTTATTAATATGGTGTAATGTAGATTCTGATATAATAAATTATAGTGGGGTATTAAGAGAAACTCCTTCAGATCCTTTAAGTGGGTATACTATTACATTAACTGGGTGTAGTAGTGATGATTTTAATTATGTTGATTATTTAAATTTTTTAGAATATAAGGTAGACGAAATGAAGAATGAATATTATTCACTCACTGGTGAGTACAACCAATCATTAAACTCTACTTATTATGAATTTAAAGATATTGGTGGTACAATAGAAAACTTTGGTATTACAAAAAATAATTGTGGTTCTGATACAATTGTGATGGGTAATTTTAAAGATATAAATGAAAAATTTGGGTTACTAGTAGAAGATATAAATGGTTATATGTCATTATTTGAGGTAAATGTTTTTGATGAATTAACTCCTTCATTAAGTGGAGTTACAGTAGAAATTTTACAAGGATACAGTGCACAAACATTTAATCAGACAGAATATTTAGATAAAGAATTTTGCGATAAAATTAACTTAAAATTAAATAGTCAAGGAAAAGAAGGATTTGGTTTAGGTAAAAATTATATATGGAATGAAGAGTATAGTGCATGTACTTGGACAGACATTGATGAAGGAGAAGGAGATTGTACTTACTGTGGAACAAAAGAAGTTATTGATAGAAGGGTTTGTTTACCTAGATGTCCTGAAGGTTATGAATATGATGAGGTTGATAATAATTGTAAAAAATCTATTACTGAATATCGTGAAAGTGAAGATTATGAACCTTGTCTCAATGATTATGAATATATTAAAGAAGAAACAGAAGAATTCTGTCGTAAAACAGAAATTATTTGTCCTATTGGTTATGAAATTGTTGGTGAAGAAGGTTCACAATATTGTGAAAAAATAGAAGTGGAGGATGCAATTGAAGAAATTCCGGATCCTACTATAGATTGTGGTATAACAGATGAAACACCTGCAGGTGGAAATGATGGTACATTTACTTTTTATAGAAATTTAGGTACTGATATGGGTGAAGTAGTATTTGAGTTTAACGCAGCAGGAGTACCTGATAGATTTATTGTAGAATGGGATGGACAAGTTGTAATAGATACGGGATATGTTGGTTTGACAGGCTATGCCATGGGAACTTGGTCGGGTAAAACTTACAATGGAAGTGTTTACAGTGGAGAAACTTATTTAGATGGGTTAGTACTTCCAGCGTATAGTCCACAACCTTCACCTAACATAACTTACACTACACAAGGTTATGATGGACCAGCAGGATCGCAAGGAACACAACAAGATATCGATGTCATATCATTAAATGGTGTTTTCGATTTACAAGGTGGGGCACACCCATTCTATAATGACGCATCTTTAGTGCAGAGATATAATAGTGTTAATGGTACAAATTTAACAGTAAATGATCTTTCAGGTACTAATAGAGGGTTAGATCTCGGTCCTTTGTCAGGAGAAACAGGATGGTCCCCTACCGTATTTTATTATGGTGTTGGTCACCCAAATCACCCTTATTCTCACAGTGGATCAGGAACTGGAACCGCAGCATTTATAAAAGATAAAAAAATTGGGCAAAAATATTTGAATGATAATGGTAGTGATTTTGCTGATGATGAGTTTTATGACGTTAAAATAACTGTATTAAGTGCTGATGTAGTAGGAGGACCAGGTGGTACAGGATGGAAATTTAAATTAAGATGTGTGGAAGATGTTGTGGGAATAACAGAAGTGGCAACTGTTCCAGGTTTTTACTGTGAAGATGATACATTTACCTTAGTAGAAGAAGACGGTGTTCCAATATGTAAAAAAAGTATAACCGCAAATACAGAAAACGAAGTTACTGACATTGAAATTATACCAGCACCTATTGTAGAATATAAAACTACACTAGTTAAAGAAGCATCAAATATAGAAAAATATACTGCAACTACAGAGACAGTTTGCGTCAACCCTAAAGACTATTTAGACGTTAACCCTAAAGATATTAATGTTAAAGAAACGTTTGATGATTTAATTATATCTAACTTAATAGATGCTAAAAGTAGGCAGGTAATAAGTAACTATCCTATGTTACAATTATTCTACCAATTATATTTAAAATCTAATAATTGTGGTAAAGATTTCACAGGTAAATTAACTTATAATGATTTATTCAACTTTATGGATAAAATTGGTGATTATTGGTTAGATTTATTAGAACAAGTAGTACCAGCAACTACTATATGGGAGGGTTGTGATAATTCAGGAAAACTTTATAGAAATACAATTTTTGATCAAAATAAATATCAATATAGAAGATATGTGTTAAATTATAATGATAGTAATGATTGTGAATTAAGTGGAATAAGTGAGAATATTATTGCATCTGCCTCTACGGATGTGACAGTAACGGAGTATTCTTTACAACCAATTAATAATAAAACTAAACAAGTACAAAATAAATTAACACAATTAATAACAGAAAAAGAGAATTTATTAAACAAACAAGAAATAATTGAAAATAGAATATGTGCATTAGAATTACAAGATGATAATGAGAAAATACGTGAAGAAATTACTTCTTTAGAGATATCATTAAAAATCATAACCGAACAGTTAGATAATTTAGAAAATCAAATAACAAATATTAATTCTTTATTGAAGGAGTTAGAAAAAGAGTTATCTGAACAACAATCACAATATCAGTCACAAATAATTGAAGGGTGTAAAAGTATAAGTGATACTATTACACAAGCAGAAAAAGATTTGTATGATTTATATGCACCATATACTACCTCATATGAAAGACAGAGAGATTACATTGCAGGGTTAAAAAATAAGTATAAAAAATGTATTAGAAAAACTCAAACTCAAACTAGTAAGTACGATACAATATTTATTACACAGATATATGATAGTAATGAATATGAAGGAAATGTGTCAGTTATTGGTGATAGCGAATGGGAAGTAGGTGGTGCATTTTATAATAATAGTTTAATACATGATTGTACTACAATAAGATTTAATAATAGGGCATAATGAGAAAACAAGGAACGGGCAAAATATCACAAAATATTAATATTAATAGTAAATTTATTACACCTATTAATGTTGTTACCCCTGTACAAGGAAATGTAGATATGGGTTATTTTGCGTCATCATTAACTACTTTTATTGATGCTGGTGGTGATATATTCTTTCCAGTAAATTTAAGTAATATAGATACTATTTTTACATATTCTCAAGTACAACCAGCTGGTAATAAAATATTCACTAATATACAAACTGAACCAACAGTGATTTTAAAATATATTGGTGAAGAAAGTGAAGAAGATATGTCGATTAAAATTAATAGTGTTAATGAAATGTCTTATGTAGACAATGGTAGAGATTATGTTGTAAGTGGTGTTAAAAGTGAAAGTTATAATTTTGAAAATGAGCCGACAAATAGTACTTTAGTAAACAACAACATAAGAAGATCAGACATAGATGGATTTGATTTACCTGAATTTAGAATAACTAATACACGAAAGATACCTGCCGATAGCGGAGATACATTATGTGGACCAACTTTATATACAGGATACACTTACGATAGAAGTAATTTTAATTGGAAGTTTGGTAACAATATCGGAATTGATTTTAATCCTATACAGAGTGGTGGGACACCAACAATAAACACTGGTAGTACAATATCACAGGAAGGATGTAGTGTTATTAGTAATAGAAATGGTGAGTTATTATTTTATACGGATGGAGAAAATGTTTATACTAGTGGTAATACTATTATGTTAAATGGAGAAAATTTAAGTAGTTCTGGAACTTCTACTCAATCATCTATTATTGTACCACGAAAAAACACTAATCAATATTTTATTTTTACCACAGATTATAATGGTAACCCTAATGGGTTCGAATACTCAATAGTTAATATGGAATTAGGTAACAATAGAGAAGGTGCGGTTACTAGTAAAAATATAAAATTAATTAATGGTGCGGTAAGTGAGAAAGTGACTGCGTGTGAAACTAAAAGTGGGGACGGTTATTGGGTAATTGCTCACACTAGTGGTGATAGTAAATATTATTCCTATAAATTAACTTCGGTAGGGTTAACGGGTCCGGTAATTTCGGATACTGGAAGTACTCATAATACTGCAAGAGGTTATATGAAAACTTCTACAGATGGTACAAAAATAATATCTTTATTATATGATGAAGATATTATAGATATAGGAGATTTTAATAACCAAACAGGTGAGGTTACAAATATTAAAACATTAAGTGGTGTGACATATAATAATGGACCATATGGTTTAGAATTTTCTTCTGATTCTACTAAATTTTATGTTAGTGATGGTGCATCTGATAATATTATACAATTTAATTTAGAAGATGAAACCAAAGAACAAATTAAAGAAAATAGGGTAAAAATAACAGTTCTTAGTGGATCTAGTTTGGGGGCATTACAAATGGGTGTTGATGAAAGGATATATGTTGCAGATATTAATAACTCATATTTACACGTTATTAATAATCCAAATGGGTTAGGGGTTCAATGTAACATACAACCAAATAGTTTTAGTTTAACTAGTAGTACTATTACAGGTGTAACATCTACATGGGGGTTACCTAATTTTATAACAACTAATAATTTATCTTGTGATAGATTTGTTTATATAAGTGAAATAGGTAGAAATAATTTCACTTTTGATTTAGTAATTAATAATTTAAACGATGTTATTGAAAATAAAAATCTTAATTTTAGTGGTGAAATATATAAATATAGTAAAGAAATTAGTGGGTTTACTAGTAATTCCCTACATACAATTAATATTGATAATGAAACATTAAGTAAAAATAATATTAATCCGATTACTATTCCATTTATTAGTATTGGTGAAGGAGAATTTTTATTAAAGGGTTATTATGGGTATGACATAAATACTTTAGTTGCTAAACAATTAGGTTCAACTCGTAATACAATTGATACATATAAAAGAGGTGTGGAATATAGTTTATATGAACCACAAACAGATTGGTATTTTATAAATTTATATGAGGCAGATAAACCTACCTTTACTAACAATCAACCATCTCCACCTGATCAATTTATTGGTAATTTAGTAGTCGGATCTGAATTTACCACTTCAGGAAAAACTAATTATTTAATTGGTGGGTTATCTGATCCTATAGTAAGTTTTAATGGTTCAGTATTATTTAAAAATGTAGAATATAGTGCAGTAACTTCGGGAGCATCCACTGAAATAGTTTTAAATTTTATACCTGAAGATAAACAAGTATTAACATATGCATTTGTAGATAGTGGGAATGAAAACGACTTCTTTGGTGATGCGTATAGAATAACTGAAACAATAAAAAGTGGTAAAACAGATACAAATGTAGTTGAGGATAGAGTATTTTATAATACTGATGAGAATAAATATGAATTCTATATGATTTCACCTCCCTTCGGACAACCAGTGTTGTCGGTAAATGGTTCGGTATTATCTAATGGAATAGAATATTTTGTTTCTGAAACAAATAACAGAAGAATAATATTAACAACATCACTCAAAGTGGGTGATATAATTGAAGCTTTTTATACACCACAAGCTTCTATAATAGGTACTATACCTAATAATAAACCAACAATAAGTTGGTCTGTATTAAACTTCCCATTAAATACTAATGGAAAGTTTATTGTAGAATTTACACAAGAAGAAGATGTGAACTTTGAAAATATATTAGTTTCTTTTGAAACTCCATATGTTTTAAACCAAAGAAGTTATAGCTTAGAAACATTTTTAGAAGGTGCGAGTGCAGGAGATAAATTTTTATATAGAATAAAAAATGAAAAATTCTACGAACCAATAAAAGGAGAAACTATCTACAGTTTTAATTTTAGTGATACAATTAAAATAGAAATAGGGACAAATATTGGGGAAAATTATTAATAATATTTACATTCTGCATATTTATATTAAAATAATAATTAGTAATGAGTTATATAGAAAAACAAAGTACGGCATTAGTAAGAGTTAAGTTAACAGACGTTGGTAGAGAACAGTTAGCTAAGGGACAATTAACCTTTAATAGTTATGTAATAGGTGATTCTGAAATAGATTATGACTATGTAAAAGGATGGTCACAGTTTTTACCTAACCCACCAGGTGGAGATATACCAGCAACTGGTGAATTTTTCTTTTATGAGGCAGATGGGTCTATTGATAAAAATATTTACTCTAAAGTATTAAGACCTAAAGACGATCAACCATTCCCTTCATCTTTTTTATTGGATCAGAGTGGTAATTTCTTATTTGAATTAAACCAACAAAGCAATGTTCAATTAATAAAAGGTGTTGTTAGTAATGAGGCTGCAGATAGGGGATTTTTCTCAGGATCAACGGCAATAGAAGGATTAACTGCCGTAACAGAAACCGCATTTATAAAAGAAAGTGGTACTGTAGATTTAGGTTCTTTTGATGGTAGTATAGATACTACTACTTATTTACAAGGGGTTATTGATTTAGGAGTTACATTAACTAGTACGACTGCAAATGACTATATAATTTTTACTTTATCTAATAGTACATTAGGTGATATAACAGGAAATACTATGACTGCGGCGACAGTCAATCCTGTTTATAATATAGTTTCAATAAGTGGAACATCAATTAATGTAGATAGACCATTACCTATACTTACCGCTTCTACGGGAACATTAATAAATTACTATGTTTTACCTGGAGGTAATAATCCGATGGATAGTTATTATGGTTTTGATAGTTTAGCTCCTTATTGGAATACAGGTACATTAGCATTTGATAGTAGTTGTGATATTTGTATAGAAAATATTCCAGTTTGGAATATGAATAATGTTTGGACAGAAAATATGGCGGGATTATTTTCTGATATTAACGAAGGTAATTATCATGATAAAGACTTTTTTGGTTCTGAACAATATGTTGGAAGTAAACAATTTTTAGGTTATAATCAACCTATAACAGTAGTACAAAGTAGTAATGAACTGTCTAATAGTTATATTGATCCCGTTCAAAAAGGTATATCTATTATACACTACTCAAATAATTGTATTTCTAATTATTATGGAGAACAATTTTCTATTGATGAAGAAAGTGGTAAATTACTAAGTTTAGATATTCCTGTTATGTGGCATAGAAGAGCTGGTGGAACTGCTAGTGGTACAACATTAGGGATGACTTTTGTTAGTGATGGTATAGAAAAAAATCTTACATATAATAATAGTATTCCTTATTATGATTTAATAGAATATAGTGGATTATCTATTACACCTACATTACCTTTAGTTGTTGGTAAAGTTTTCCCAACATTAAAAATAGTCGTTGTAGAAAACGAAGAATTATTAGCTGCAATGTCATATAAGTCTAATAGAAATTATACTTTACCTGATTTAGCGGGTAATTTACTTAATTCTGTTGATGGTAGTTGTAGTGGTGTTTTAAATGCTGGTGAAAAAATGTTTTTAACTTATTGGTTGGAGAATACGGGAACTACAACGACACCTACATTACCATGTCAAAGATATACTGTATTAGAAAATAATACAACAAGTGATAAAGATATAGAGTTTAGAATTAATAATGTTTCAGAATTACCATATATGAGAAAATTAGAAAGTTTGGGATATGATGGGTATGGTTTCTTTGCCGATAAATTTAATATATTATGTCAAAAAGTACCTTCTACACAAAGTCGACCTATATCGTCTCAATGGAGAAAATTAGATTTTACATCTACTAATATTACTGGTGTAAGTGGTGAGACAATTAACCCAATATTATTAGAAAATCAAAATAGTAGTAATACCAATTTTATATTAACTGGTAATATGTATAATAGTGCATCTGGTAATACATTTAATTTAGGTGATACTTTAGAAATGTCTAGTGGTGTTTATTTTGATAAAATGACTTTCGGTGATGAAAGATTATTTTATGGTAATTTAAGAACTTACATTGGTGCAACTATATACAAAACATTATTTAATATTAATGTAGATGGTGCAACTATTTCTTCTTCTTCTAATCCTACTTTTGATGAAGGTGAAGATAGATTTATTAGTGAAGTGGGAATACTAGATGGGCAACAAAACTTAGTTTTAGTAGGTAAGTTAAGTAGACCAATAAAAATAAGTAATAGTAGTACTGCTTCTATTGAACTAACAATTGATTTTTAAAAAATAAGAAAATGGGATTTTTAAATACTGCAACTACGATAACTGTATCAGCAAAACTTACTACACAAGGTAGGGAGAGTTTAATAAAAAATAGTAATACAATATTTTCTTATTTTATGTTAGGTGATTCAGATGCTAATTATAGAACTAGTGATTTACTTACAACTGGACTAATACCAACTCAAAGTGGTAATTTAGGAGGACAAAATAATACTTCAAATACTACAATTAATAGTAAATTATTTGTTGGTAATACAACACAAACTATTAAAGAAGTAGAACCAAATTCTAGTATTTTGAGAATGGTGTCTGAAGAATTAAATGAAAATGTTGTAAGTGGGGATAGTTTAACTTATGTAAGTTTGAATAAAAACGATTATAGTAGTCCTTTTACTAACTATTTTAAAAGTTTATGTTTACCCATTTTAAGTACTAGAATTGATACATTTACTACAACTACGTCTACTAACGGTGGTTGGTCCGATACTGCATTCAGTGGTTTAGGTGAAACTAATGTTTTATTAGGTGTTTTAGACAATGATAAATATGGTGACATTATTGATGGTAAAAATGTAAAAATTACAATACCAGTTGGTACGGCATTTACACCTGATGGTGCAGTTTCTGCCACTACCACATATGAGTTGTATAGTACTTTCCCTAATACTACCTTTAATAGGGCTACACTAGATGGTTCATATAAAGATAATAGTAGTTTACCAGAATCTTTATTTGGTTCTAATGAAAAAGTAGCTTATCTAGTATGTGATGATATTCAGAGACCCAATAATAACCCAAATAAAAGTTGGTCAACAGGTTTTGAAACTTTAAAACCATTTTCACTAAATGGTAAAGAATTGATTAATGTTAATTCTGTTGTTTCCACAGGAATAGTTGCAGATAGAGTAGTAGGGGTTGTTTATTTAGATAAAGGTTTATTCGCAATAACTGAACCTAGTATTGTTAACAATATAGGTGTAGATGTTATTGGCGAAAGCGAAACAGGTACTGAAACAAATCCTTTAGGGTTGTATTATTATACTGGTGGTACATTCAACACCTCAATAGATAGTGTAGATAATAATATAACACAAGATATTTTATGTATTGCAGATAGAAATGAATTTTTTAGATCAGAAAACGAAACCATAACAATTAATGATACAGTAAGAATTAGTGAAATTGCAATTACTAACCCCGCAGGTACTATTTTAGCTATGGGTAAATTTGATAGACAAGTTCTTAAAAAGAAGAATGATTTTGTTGTACTTAACGTACAAATAGTAGTATAAATTTATATTGAAAAATATAAAATTTTTAAATGTTTTAAAATGAGTAGAATATTAGGATTAGATGTGTCCACTAAAACCATTGGAATTGCACTTTTCGAAAATAATGGTGATAGTGGGAAGTTACAATTACTTACACATATCACACCAAAAGTTAAACCCAAACCAAAAGATAATATTGAATTATTAATGAAAAAATCTCAGATTTTTGAAAGTGATTTTTTAGAAAAATATAGTGATATTGATATTGATAGGGTTTTTATTGAAGAACCTTTGTTACGTTCTAATAATGTTAATACTGTAGGGACTTTACTAAGGTTTAATGGTATGATATGTAGATCAGTTTATGAAGTTTTAAATATTGTACCTGAATTCGTTTCGTCTTACGATGCTAGAAAATTCGCATTTCCTGATTTAATGTCAATAAGAATGTTTAAAAAATCAGGAGAAAGATACACAGACAATGAAATTTCAAAAAAGAATCCAGTTCTTTTTGGGGGATTACCGTATGATATAGATAAAAAAGTGATTATACATCAAAAAGTAAGTGAAAGAGAACCACAAATTGTATGGATGTATGATAAACACAACAAACTAACAAAAGAAAATTATGATATGACTGATGCATACGCTTGTGTGTTAGGTGGTATGAGAAAATGTGGTGATTGGAAGTAATTTGGTATATTAAAATAAATTTACTATATTTGTAATATGTCAGATCTCATAGTAGAAATTTTAGAAGATGTATTAGGTAAACCAAAAAAACATTATGAAAGTAAATGTCAAATATCTTTTGACTGTCCTGTGTGCTCAACACTTAAAGGTTTAGATTGTGGTGACGGTAAAGGTAATTTAGAAGTTAATTATAATCATCATGTATATAAATGTTGGGCTTGCTCTGAAACACACGGTACTCATGGTACAATAAATAGATTAATTAGATCTTACGGTAATAGAACTCATTTAAAACAATACGATTTAATTATTCCTGACAATAAAAGAATTGTTGTAGAAAAAGAAAAAAAAGTTATAAATGGGTTACCTAAAGAGTTTACACCTTTTACTATTGAAAGAAATGATAGTGGTTATAAACAGGCATTACAATATCTTAATAAAAGAAATATTCATTTAGATTTAATAGAAAAATATAATTTGGGTTATGCAAATATTGGTGATTATAGAGGTAGGATAATATTTCCATCTTATGATGACAACGGAAATGTGAATTACTTTTTAGGTAGGAGTTTTGATAAATATAGTAAATTAAAATATAAAAATCCTGAAGTATCTAAAATGGATATTATATTTAATGAAGGAAAAATTAATTGGGATTCTAACATTTATTTAGTAGAAGGTGTGTTCGATCATATCACATTACCAAACAGTATTCCTATGTTGGGTAAAGTATTAAATGATTTATTATTTAAAAAATTAATAGATAATGCATCCGCTAAAGTTATAATCGTTTTAGATAATGATGCAGAAAAGGACGCAATTAATCTTTATAAAAAATTAGATAGTACTAAATTGAACGGTAGGGTATTAATGGTATATATGCCTAAAAGATTTGATTTATCAGACGTACACCAAAAATTAGGTAGTAAGGGTGTAATTAAATTAATTACTACTGCAAAACGTATAAAAGAAAGTTTATTATGAAAATATTTTTAGATGATATTAGAAACCCATATGATGTATTTAAACTAACAGTTAATCCATTATATGAAAGTGATAACGATTGGGTTATAGTAAGAGATTATTATCAGTTTATCTCCGCAATTAATAAATTTGGTTTACCAACTCACATATCTTTCGATCATGATCTCTCGTATGATGCATATTTACCAGAAAATCAAAAGGGTGACGTAAATTATGGTAGTCTTAAAGAAAAAACAGGATATGACGCTTGTAGGTGGTTATGTGAGTATTGTTTAGATAATGGTAAAGATATACCACTTTATTTAGTGCACTCTGCAAATCCTGTAGGTAAGAAAAACATCGAAATGTATTTAAAAAATTTTAAAAAACATTTGGTGAATTAAAATATTTTTTTTATTTTTACAATATGGAATTACAAAACATAATAGAGGAATATCACACAACTAATAAGTTTAGATTAATAAAAAGGTATAGACTAATGAAGAAAATTAGATTGTTAATAGATCCCGTTCATTTAAAAGGGATACATTCAATATTATATACTATAATTTTTAAATAATAAAATATGTTAAATTTAAGAGAACAGTTTAATTATGTTAATAAAGTTGTAAAAAATTGTCAAACACAAAAACAAAAGAATAATGCACATAGATGGGCATATGATTGGGCAAAAAGAATGAAAAGTAATTACCCTAATGAAGTATATTCATATATAGACCTATATTTAGATGTAATTTATAAATAAATTATTTTTCTTTAAAGTCTGGATTTGGTGCAACAAATGCTCTGAGTTTAACCTTATCCCAGTCTTTTAACTCAGTAGGTGTTTCTTCGTCCCACAATTCATCATTGTAATTATCTTCATCATAATAATCTTCAGTAGGTTTATCACCCATTTTTAAAATAGACATTGTTCTATGCCAACCTTCTATTAATTGATAAGTACCATCAGGATTTTGTAGAATAATAACTGGTTCGTTCATTCCATCATCTCTTCTCATACTCATTTGAGTGTCCATTCGTTCTTCATCTTTGGGTACGTTGTATGCATTTATATTACCGAAGTCCCTTTGTTCAAACGCTCTTACTGTACGTTTATCAAAATCCATTGGGGTTACATTTAAAACTTGTAACTTCCACGGACCTTTTAAATAGTTATACCACCACCCATTTCCATCACCCTTAATATAAGGTATTGGATCACCATTATATGTGTTTAATATATCTTTCATCGCTGGACGATGACCAGGTGCTCTCATTAGGATAATATTTCTATAATAATCTTGTAAAACATATTCTGGTGTGTCAGGAAATTCTCTCCTCATTTTTTCATATATTCTTTTGTGGGGATTATTATCTTTATATATTGGAATACTAGTTACCTCTTCTTCTAACTCCACACCCATTTCATATTTGTTTTTGTTTGGGTTTGCATCACTTACACTCCAATACTTTAAATCCTCCTCTATTTTAGATAATTGACTTTCAGTAATAATAATTTTTCTTTTACTAATACTTTCATTTAAAGTTCGTAATACATCTGCATCTGTATCAAAAACCTCATCATAATCTCCTTGATGTATTTCATCATCTATGTGAGTTGTTAATTCTGGATTCACTACATCACCATAATCATATTCCCAATCCATTGCGTCTAATGCGGAATGCTCATCATCTGACACGACAGTATTTTTGATTTCTCTCCAAGAATTTACGTTTTGATAAAATTTAATTTGATACTCTTTCATTTGTGGTACAACTACTTCTTCTATAGAAGCAAAATCACCATTTTTATTTAAAACATTGAATAAATTATTTTTATATAAAGCATAAAAATACATAAGCATATCCTTATCTAATGCTAAGTTACCTATTATATTAGAATCCATTAAAAGGTTAATATCAGTTTTTTTATTATTATTTATTTTACTTCCTAAAGTTCTATATATTTCTCTTAACACTGCAACCTCAAAATTATTGAACGGTTGTGTATCAGTAGTATTTCTTATAATGTCTTTTAATTTCATTTGTTTTTTTAAAAATAAATGATTATCTTTGTAATAATAAATATACAAAAAATGGAGATTATTAAAGAATTATCAGTCTTTAACAATATAAAATACTATGATGAACCTCATACGTATTATATTGATGGAGAGAAAACAATATCTTGTACTGGTTTCATTCATAAGTTTGAAGAAGATTTTGAGTCTAATGTAGACAAACCAGATAAATGGGCGGAAAAACAAGGACATTTTTATAAGGCGAAAAGTATGGCGGACAAATACGCACATAAACAAAACTTTTACCCTATGGAAGGTGATCCGTATGATAGACCCGATTACTCTAAACCAAAACCATCAGAGGAATGTACAAGTGAAGAAGACATCAAAAAGTTATGGAAGTATAAAAACAATCATGCTACTTTTGAGGGTACAACACTTCACGATTATATTGAGAATTATCTAAATAATAAAATAATGCCTTACCCTACTAAAAGTCCTGAAGGATTGGATTTTAGTGAGATAGAAGAAACATATAAGATTATGGAAGGATATTTCCATAACTTTTACAATGATACAGTAGCTAAAGGTAAGTTAGTACCGATTAAATCAGAGTTAGTGGTTGGTGATAAAGATTATATGTTATGTGGTATGGTGGATCAGTTGTTTTGGAATGAAAGATATGGTACTTTAGAGATATGGGATTGGAAGACTAATACTCGTCTAAATATGAAGGATGATTATGGTAATAAAATGAAGGAGTGTTTATGGATGTTAGATAAATGTGAATTTAATACATATTCATTACAACTTAATATCTATAAAAAAATAATTGAAAAAAATACTAACCTAAAGGTGGGTAACTGCAACTTAGTTTGGTTTAATGAAGACAACCCAAATTATAAAGTTATCAAATGTGCAGACTATAGTGAACATGTAGATAATATGTTAACTACTCTAATTCCTGCCTAATCGCGTTGTCTTTTTAATAAAAAATCATTATATTTAAGGTATGATAAAAAAATTATTTCACATTGCAGATTTACATTTTAGAACTTATAATAGACATAATGAATGTAAAGAAGTCTGTAATAAATTCCTCAATGAAGTTAAATTTTATATAGAAGATAACAACTTATCTTTTGAAGAATGTAGAATAGTAATTGCGGGAGATATAGTACACCAAAAGATTACTATATCAAATGAGTTAACAATGTTAGTTTCTTGGTTTCTTAATAAATGTAGTGAGTTATGTCCTGTGGTTTTAATTGCAGGTAATCACGATCTGTTAGAAAATAATAAAGATAGATTAGATTCACTAACACCAATAATAGAAATAATGAATAACCCATATGTTAACTATATGACTGAAAGTAAGTGTTATTTAGATGAAAATATAGTTTGGTGTTGTTATTCTATATTTGAAGAAAACGCTAGACCCGATATTGATAGTTGTAGAAAAGAATATGGTAATGATAAGAAGTACATCGGTTTATTTCATGCACCAGTTAATGGTGCAATAACTTCAGTAGGTTTTGAATTTGATGAATCTGCAGAGTTAAAACAGTTTGAAGGATGTGATGCAGTTATTATGGGTGATATACACCATAGACAAAATTTTGTGCATAAAGGTATAAATATAACATACTGTGGTAGTTTTATTCAACAAGACTTTGGTGAGAGGGTATCTGAACATGGTTACTTAATATGGGATGTAGAACATTTAGATTATACTGAACATGACATAGATACTGAGTATGGCTATTACGTTTTTAAAATAAATTCTTTAGATGATATAGATATTGGTAAAGAGTATTTAACAAATTCTTAATGAAAATACCCAAACAAATAAAGTCAGAGATTGAAGAATATTGTAGAATTAACGATATTAAAGATATTGAAACTTTTATAGTAGAAAATATAAAAGTAGGGTTTAACGTTGAAAAATATGGGAATGCACCATTTGTGCAAGAAATTGTCGTAGAAAAAGAAGTTCCTGTTGAAACAATTAAAGAAATTGTTATAGAAAAAGAAATACCAGTAGAGGTTGTAAAAGAAGTAATAAAAGAAGTACCGGTAGAAAAAGAAGTAATAAAAGAAATCGTAGTAGAAAAAGAAGTATATGTTAGTGATGACAAAAAGATAACAGATTTAGTAGAACAGATAGAATCGCTAAAAGGTAAATTAATAGAAGACACTCAAAAATATATAGATATTAAAAATAAAGTTAAAATTAAGGAACAAGAATACAACATCAAAAATAGTGAGTGGATGCAAAAAGATAATGAAGTTAAAAAATTAGAAAAAAATATTAAAAATAAAAATACTGAACTTAAAAAACTAAAAGATAAAATAGTGGAATTAGAAAAAGAGAACACTAATCTTAAGAATAATGGTTCATCAGAAAAAGGTAGACCTTTTAGGGATATCTATGATGAAGAATGGAATAGAGGTGGACATTGGGGATCCAACCTTAAAGATAAAAAATAATAATATGGAAAACCAAACAGAAGTGGTAAGAACAAAAAAAATAGTAGAAGTACCTAAAAATGCACAAATTAGAGTGGATTGGCAAGATTATCCGGAAAATAGGACAATAGAAACCATAAATAGAGTAAAAACTTATTTTTCAGATAAATACGGAATTACTAAAACATCTATTAAAATTAATTTTATTCCTATATTGAAGAATAGTGTAGGTAAAGTAGTTGATATTACAGATGGTTTAATAGATAATATAATGGACACCGCATATCAAAGAAAACTATTTTCTCAATGGATTGATATTAATGGGGTTGATATTGATTTTGATAGATTATGTAGGTTGGATGATAAAGTTAATGATGTATTAGTTAATTTAGGTGAAGAAGATATTAGATATAGAAGATGGAGTATTAATAAATTAAAAATTGAAAACTTTTTATCGTTTGGGGATAATAATGTAGTAGATTATAATAATTTAAAGGGGTTGACTATTGTTAATTCTTTACCTGCAAATCAAGGAGGTAAAACAATATTCAGTATAGACTCGTTATTATTTTTATTCTTTGGTAAAACCACTAAAACTGATACTGCATCAGAAATATTTAATACTTTTACGGATAAAGATGAAGTAATGGTTAGTGGTGAAATTAATATAGATGGTGAAGAATATATAATTGAAAGAAAATTATTTAGGAAAAAAACCAAAACAGGTAATTACAAAACTTCTTCTGAATTAAATTTTTTTAGAGTACTTTCGGATGGTAGTCATGAAAATTTAGAAGGCGAGCAACGTAGAGAGACTGATAAACTCATCACTGAGACTATTGGTACTTACGATGACTTTATGTTAACTATAGTTGCAACTGCAAAGAATTTAGAAGATTTATTAGAAACTAAACCAACACAAAGAGGTAGATTATTAACTAAATTTATAGGTTTAGAAATTATTGAGAAAAAAGAAGAAATTAATAAAGGGTTAATGTCTGACTTTAAAAGTAAAATGAAGTCCAACGTTTATAACACTAAAGAATTAGAGTTTGAGATAGAAGATAATATAGAAAAAATAAAAGAAAATAAAAACTCTATAAAAGAAAATAATAATAAATTAGAAAATATTGATGGTGAAATTTCTGAAGCTAATTCTAAGAAAGAAGTTTTATTGTCAGAAAAATATGTGATAGATGAAGAAGTGAGTAATGTTAACCCTAAGACATTAAAAGATGAAATAGATACATTAACTGAAGAGGGTATAACTAAGAAAAAATCTTTAGATAATATTATAAAAGATATTGATAAAATAGGTAAGGTTGAGTATGATGAAGATATTCATGAAGACTTAAGAATAGAAGAAAAAGATTTATTATTGAAAGAGAGTAAAGAAGAAAGTAAAAAAGAGAGAAAAGAATTATTAATTAAAAATTTAGAGGAGGGTGAAATATGTCCTACATGTAAAAGAGCATTAGATGATGTCGATCATAGTAATGAAATAAAAGAAGAAAAGAAAAATTTAAAAATCATAAAAGATACAATAAAAGAATTAAGAAAGGATTTAGGTGTTACACTTAAATCTTTAGATAAACAAACTAATCTAAAAAGTATTTCTGATCAAAAAGATAAGTTGGAATTAAGTAGAGATAGATTAGAAGTAGAAATTGAAAGTTTAAGGGTTGACTTAAAAGAAAAAATGAACCTACAAAAGAATTATGAACGTAATATTGACTATATAGAAAAAAATAGAAATTTAGAAAGTAAGATATTAGGTTATAATCAACTATTAATAAAATTAAATAATAAGAGAGACGTAATTAGGAATGAAATACAAGATTTAAAGAATGATAATAAAAGTAAAAAAACAACTAATATCGAAAATCAAAAAATGATAAAACAGATTCTTAGAGAAGAAGAAGTATTAAAAATATTTGAGATTTATAATAGGATGATAGGTAAAAATGGTATATCCAAATTAGTATTATCTTCAGTAATACCTATAATAAATTACGAATTAGACAGATTATTAGATGAAGTATGTGATTTTCAAATACAGTTAGAGATTAATGATAAAAATGAAGTAGACTTTAATATAGTTAAAAAAGACGTTACTAAAAAGTTAAAATCTGGATCTGGTTTAGAAACAACTTTAGCATCTTTAGCACTTAGGTGTGTTTTAGGTAGAATATCAACACTACCAAAACCCAATGTTATAGTATTTGATGAAGTATTAGGTAAAGTTGCTAATATAAATTTAGAATATGTTAAAATATTTTTTGATAAAATAAAAAAGATGTATGAGGTAATTTTACTGATAACACATAACCCTATTACACAAGATTGGGGTGACAAAATTATCACAATTGAAAAAAATAATGACGTTTCGTCATTGCAAATCAAATAATTTGTTGTATATTTGTGAAAAATGGGTAATGGTATTCATTTTGTTAATATATATAAATAAGTAGTTTTATGGGTAAAGACAAAATAATTTTAAGAAAGTATTGTTTGATTGGTATGGACAATATTGATGAAATAAAAGAAGATTTAGAAATTATATCTGACAGTGTTGCTAATTTTGCAACAGGAGAAAACCTAATCATTGCAACATTTAGTAGTGCACTTAATATAATAGAAATAGAGGAATTTTTAAATATTAATGAAAGGGCATTTATTATATTTGAGATGTTACCTGCAACCTTTTCAGCTAATCTAATAATTGAAAAATTCCAAAAAGCATTGTTTGGTGGTAAAATTGATAATAGTGAGTTTATACATTTATTTAATGTAAGAAATAATATAGAACATAATATGAAAAAATTTAGTGAAGATAATATGGAAGGTATATTAGAAGAATTACAGATTAATATAAAAAATACCGAAGAAGCAATTTTAATAGAACCTACGGTTGATGAGATTTTAGATAAAATTACTGATAAGGGAATAGACAAACTAACTAATAGAGAAAGGGAAATATTAAATAAACAATCAAATAAATAATTATGAGTAATAAAAAAAGAACTAGTATACATAGGTATATTAATACAAAAGAAGATTCTATGTCAATTTATTTAAAAGACGTACGAAAAAGTGAACAAGTATCTATTGAAAAAGAATTAGAATTAGCAAAAAGAATATCGAATGGAGACGAGGGGGCAATAGATGAGTTGGTGATGGCGAATTTAAGATTTGTAATCGCAGTAGCTAAAGACTATCAAAATCAAGGATTACCTTTAGCGGATTTAATTTCGGAAGGTAATTATGGATTAATAACTGCAGCTAAGAGATTTGACCATACTAAAGGATTTAGATTTATTTCTTATGCAGTTTGGTGGGTTAAACAATCAATATTACAGTCATTAAACGATAATTCCAGAATGGTTAGATTACCAGCAAATATGATAAATAAATTATCTAAGATAAGAAAAGAAATTGAACAGTTTGAAAAAGAGTTTTCTCGCACACCTGCACATCATGAAGTAGAAATGGTACATGTCCCGTCTTGCACTTCACTTAATAACACTATAAATGAAGATGGAGATGAATTATGTAGTGTTTTACAGGATAATACTTTTAGACAACCTGATAGTATTAAAAGTAAAGAACATACCTTAAAATCACAATTAAAAAAGGTAATGGAAACTTTAAGTGTTAGAGAAAGAGATATAGTAAATTGTTATTTTGGTATACATGGTGAACCAATGACATTGGAAATGATAGGTGATGAATTTGATTTAACTAAAGAAAGAATAAGACAAATAAAACAATCCGCAATTAGAAAAATACGTAATAATGTAGGTGATTTATTAGACTATTTATAGTAGTTATAGTAAAAAATATAAAATAAGGGGGTAAAACCCCTTTTTTTATACACTTTTTTTAAATTTAACTTATTTTTATAATAAATTATATTTATATAATAATAGTTAAAATTGAATAATATGGAAAAAGTAAAAAAATTTGTAGATGGATGGGGAACAATAATTAGTTTTGTTTTGGTAATATTAATATTTTTTAAAACATGTAATACTAACAATAATATAAAAAAAAGTGAGGAAAAAATTAATTCTAAAATACATAAAGTAGACAGTTTAGTGAATAAAATTAATGTAAAAACCATTACTAATGAAGAAATGGTTAAATTAATAAAAGAAACCCCTTTTTGGAAATCATTAGAGTTAGAAGAATTATCTGATAAAAATAGAGTTCCTATAAACCAACTAAAAAACGAATCTGAAAATTAAAAATTATGAAAGTCATTAATTGGATAACTAAAAATCCTAATAGGGCGATGTTTCTTATCCCTATTATTTTAGTTGCTATAATTTCTATATCTCATGTTGTTACTTGGTATGATATTGCAAATCCTTTAAATTGGGCAATTTATTTATCAGTGGCGATTGAAATTGCTGCAATGACGGCATTGGTGGCGGTTAGTACTAGAGTAAAAGGTGGTATATGGTTTATGTTTGGTATTGTTACATTAATTCAAATAATAGGTAATGTATTTTTCTGTTTTAAAGAAATTGATGAAACCAGTGAATTATTTAAATCATGGGTAGAATTAACTGGACCAATATGGGAGATGATGGGTACAGATATAACAGATACTGTAGGGATGAAAAGATGGTTAGCTTTATTAGAAGGTGGATTACTACCGATAATATCTCTAACTTCATTACATTTTTTTGTTAATTATGAAAAACGAAAAGAAGAAACCGTCCCAAATACTAAAGAAGACAATAATATAGAAGATGAAACAGAATATTTGTTAAAAACAAAAGCAAATAAAGATCATTTAGAAAAGTCTATCCAACAGGCAGAAGATTTATTAAAAAAGACTGAAGAAATATATGATGAGGCAGAAGAAGAAATAATATTGAGTGATATAGACTTAAATGATGAAAAAATTAAAGAAGATGAAGGTGAAATTTTAGAGAAGGCAATAAAAAAATATAATGAAGTTAAACCTAAACCTATTAATAAAATACAGACACTTACGGGTAAAGTAAATTCGCCCAAAGAAGGAGGATCAAAAAATATACAAAGAATTGAGTGATGGTAGTAGATTTCCAAACATTTATATTAGATAATAAAAATTATGTTGAGAAAGTTAGTGATAAAAAACAAATAGTTATTGGTAATTCTTTAAGTAACGATTTAAAATATATAAATGGTTGGCGTAAAAGATTTGGTGGTAATTATAAAAATACAACAACTTTTTCAATCGATAAAAAAGGTAATATCTATCAACATTTTGATGATAAGTATTATTCTAAAACTATTGGTGTGGAAAGTTTAGATAAAAATATTATTACAATTACGTTAGAAAATGTCGGTTGGTTAAATAAAGATTTAATAAAAGATCGACACATTGATTGGGTTGGTAATATTTATAAAAGAAGAGCTAAAGTAATTGATAAGCGATGGAGAGGTTTTAGATACTGGGAACCTTATACTAATAAACAGTTTAACTCTTGTGTAGATTTAGTTATGTTTTTATGTGAAAAACACAATATTGATAAAAAATGTGTAGGACATAATACATTTATTAAAAATATAGAAGATTTTAATGGTATAAGCTATCGTAGTAATTACAATAAAGATTTCACTGATGTGAGTCCAGCTTGGAATTTTAAAAAATTTAAAAATAAAATAGAAAAAAAATAAAAAAAGATGAATCAGCACGATGAAACTAGAAAAATATTGAATCTAATACGTGAAAATAGAAAAAAACCTATTTTGGGTAAAACAATATTAAAAGAACAAGATTTTAAAGTACAAGAAGAAAAGGGTGAATTAGATCCTACAGAAGTTAAAGAAGAGGAAAAAAAGTTTAGGGACACTGTAACACCTAGAGTTAAATTTAATAGATTTAAATTGTACCCTGAAGCACAAAATGTTGAGTTTAGTGGTGAATTTACCGACAATAGAGTAGAGTGGTTTTTCTCTTTAGATGATACACAGGGGGTTTATGTTACTACTGATATGTTACAATTAAGAGAAGACACTATGAGATTATTACAAAAATTGATAGGTTACTATAAAACTTGGTCAGAAGAATGGGCTAATAGAATTGCGGAAGAATATGAAAATTTAGAAGCGGATGAAGAAAACGAAAAAGAAGGTCCAGAAAGTTTAGAATCGCCTGATTTTGGGGAAGAAGGTGAGGGAGAATCTATGCCTAACCCAACCGAAGAAAATGCTTAAAATTAATATAGACTTAAAGGCAATTTTAATATTAGGTTTAGCAGTTGCTTTAGTCCTAAGTTTAATATTTAGACCTAGTGTACCAATAGAAGAGTATGAAGAAGAGATTAGTATTTTACAAAAACAAAATAAAAAATTACTAATGTCAAATGACAGTATCATTAAAGCAAATATAAAATTACAAAAAGAAATTGATGTCATTTTATATGCAATTGATAGTACTAAAGTGGTTCTTAGAAAAACAGAAGATAAATTAAAAGAATTAGAAAGAAAAAGAAATGAAGTATCTAATATCGTTGATAATATGGATAGCGATGGTGTCACCAACACTCTCTCAGACTATCTCCAAAGGAGAGGTCAGAACAATCGTTGATAATGGTGATACATTAGTTATTATGAATTTAGAGGACGCTAAGGTTATACTTAACGATCTTCTGGAGTATGAGATTGTAGATAGTTTATTAACTGTTTACAAAGAGAAAGATAGTCTTAATACTAATACTATAACACTACAAAAAGAGGTTATTTTTAAGTTAATGGAAAAGTCAGATAACCAACAAAGTCAAATAGATAACTTCCAACAAATATTAGACAATAAAAATTCTGAGTTAGGTATGAAAGAAGATACCATTAAACAACAGAAAAAAGAACTTAGAAAACAAAAGTTTTTAAAGTTTTTAGGTTTCGGTGGATCAATAATTCTTCCAATTATTACAATATTGATATTAGTGTGATTTTTTTATTAAAATTAAATATTTATTAATAAACATGTAATATCATGAACGACACTCAATTAAAATATATTATTAGGGAGGCATTAACTAAAACCGATGAAAATAAAATCGGTGTTATGATTCGTAAAGAGATTAAAGATGCATTTGGTAGTGATTTAGAAAAAAAAGTTATTAACATAGTTAGTAAAGAATTAAAAGGTACTAAATTTAAAAAAGAAGTGGTTAAAATTAGTAAGGATGTTTTAGAACAACTTTATAAAGAATTATGGTTGAGACGTATGTTTTGGAAAAATGCAATTAAGTAATGGAAAATATTAAAAGAGACTATGACAAAGTAAAAGATATTATAATGTCTTGTAACAATACCACTCAATTAAAAGTTGCAGATAAGGTATTAAACAAATTGGTAGATAAACATAGTGATAAAATACCTACTAAACAAATTAATATTTTAAAGCAATTAATTAAATTAATGAGTTTAAAATGTAAAAAGGGTAAAGTAGAAGATGTAAATGAAATTTCTGAAATAGGTAAAGAATTTAGAGATTCTCTAAATGCTAGTGGACAACAAGAATTAAGAAAAGTTGCAACAACAATAGAAGAAGAGATTAATATTGGTACACAAATAGAACAAAATCATTTACCTTATAATGATGCACTTACTTTAGCCACTCAGAATGTAGATAATACACCAGATTATTATAGTAACCCTAATTACTGTATAATTGCGGTAGAAAGTAAAAATGGTGATAAAAAAACTATAAGGGTAGAAAAAGATTTATATGAAAAAAGTAAAACCGAAAAAAACGTTTTAATAATGGATGATATGGAAATATCACATAAAACAGAAGGAGATGATATTGATGAAGCAACTGGTGCTATTAGTTCAGGTGCGTTTGTTGCCCCAATTAATCAAAGACCAATTGTTAGAACAATTAAAAAAGGTGATATTCCTGTTTCTAAAAATGGTATAACTAAACCTATTGGTAAAATTACTGTTTTAGAAGAAGATGAAGATTTAGAAGAGGCGGTAGATTATGGTGGTGCAGTAGGGTCATATGTTACACCAGCAATGTGGGCAAAAAATAAAAGTGAGTGGAGGGGTGCACATGTACCCACATATAAAGGTGGAAAATTTGTTAATATAAAGAAAAAATGTAAAACTTACCCATACTGTAATCAAGGTGCTGGTAGTGTTTATACTAGTAATACGTCAGATATGGAAATTGACAATGTATTTAGTGAACATAAAATAATTAAAAAAAGTAATTTAAAACTTAAAAAATAATACATTATCTAATTAATGTATATTTATATATAAAGACACAATAAAATGAAAAATAAATTTTTAACTAAGAATACTAAAGTAACAATTAAAGAAGAGACATCTCCTAATGGTTTAAAAACGTATGAGAAAGTTCATAAAGAAGATGCAACTATTAATAAGGATGCTTTAAAAGCAATTGGGAAAAAGTTAGAAGACTACTACGGTGATGAATTAAAAGAATTAGATCCTGTATTAAAAGTAGATAGAGAACAAGAATCTACTGGTGATGTTAATGTGTACGATGTAGAGGCATTGGGTACGGGAATGCAAGGATTAAAATATGATGATGAAGGTAGTGAAACTTTTAAAACATTTATGAAGAGAATGGATGATTTAAATGATAATTCTGAATATGATGAAGAATTTGGAACAGAGGATGGTTTCGGTGAAACTGATAAAAAGAATGATACATATGAAAAGTTAACCAAAGCTTCTGATGAATATAAAAAGAATAAATATGATGGTGAAAATCCACAACACCAAACACCACGTGTAAGGGTAACAAACGAATCAAAAAGTAATAAAATGAAAAGATTAAATTTTAAAAACGAATTTACTTCAGTAGAAGAAGTAAAAGAATTAATACCAGAAAACTATAAAGTAGATGAACATACTTTTTTAATGTCAGATGGAAATCAGACATTTAAAATGAGATGGGATGAATCATTAAATGAAGCAACGGTATTAAACTTTAAAAACGAAAAAGCTATCAACGAAAGTGTTAATAAAATGAAAAGATTATACGATTTTGAATATGGTGATGTTAATACAAAAACTAACGATTATACCAAAGAATCTAAAGTTTTTCAAAATCTAATGGAAACAGTTAAGGGTAAAGATTTATTATCAGATTAATAACCTCCAACCAAAACATTAAACCTCCACAAAGTGGGGGTTTTTTTATGCCTTAACTATATTTATATGTAATGGAACTTAATTTTAAAAACATATTATTAGAATCTATTATTGATGAGTTACCTAATCTAACTAAAATGGATAAGACAGTTTTACAATATATCCATAAATCTATGGATAAAAAAATTTTTAACCATGTAGTTGGTAAAAGTAGTTATGAGATGGAAGCAAGTGACGCACTTAGGGTTAATGATTTAATTGACACTTTTGGGTTAAAGGATTATGATTATGTTTTTAAAATGTGGAATTTTTATAAAAAGTTTGGTGACGTTTTATTTGATGAAGAAGCATTTGACGATTTTTCATATAGTAAAGAAGATTATGATGAAGTAACTAAAGTAATTGTTGCAAAATATTATTTAGACAATATAGTAGGTAGAGAAATATATCCTGGTTGGACTGTAGAACCTATGGAAAGTGAACCTATTTCTATGGTTGAGGAAGATTTAATGACTATGTTTGTACCTAATAATGATGGTGAACACATATTTCTACCTATTTTAAATTTTAGCGGTAAACCTTTAAGAGGTGATTTAATGACACACAACGAAGATACTTTAGGTATTTATTTTAGAGATGAATTAAAGATAACTAAATATACGGATATGATTTCAGGATTTGAAATACCAAACCCAATTAGAGAACTATTAAATGATTTAAGTGATGAAAGTTTGGAAAAATATTTTGATTTCATTATTGAACAAGTGCGAGACGAAATTGAAGAGTGGGATGAAGACATCCGATACTATCATGAAAATATTAAACCAGAAAGAGAAGTTTAATTCGGTAAAACCAATAATAAAAGAAAAAAAAATAATTATGTTATTAAAAAAAGGAAGTAAAGGTAATGATGTTAAAAAATTACAAAAATTATTAAATATCACTGTTGATGGTGATTTTGGACCAGCAACTGAATTAGCAGTAATGAGATTTCAAGCACAAAACGGTTTAAAAACAGATGGTATAGTTGGATCTAAAACATGGAGTAAAATACAAAGTAGGAACAACAGTACACAAAAAAGTGATGGTTATGTATGGATATTAGATAATGGACATGGTGGTATAATTGACGGTGTATACCAAACGCCAGGTAAACGATCACCTAAATGGGAAGATGGCACACAGTTATTCGAAGGAGAGTTCAATAGAGCAGTTGTAAAGAGGATAATTAAGATGTGTGAAAAAGATGGTATTGAATGTATTAATTTAGTTGATACAGAGAAAGATTTATCATTAAGATGGAGGACTGATAAAGCAAATGATATATACAGAGAAAGACAACAAAGTGATGGTAAAAAATGTATTTATGTTTCAGTACACGCTAATGGATTTAATAAAGAATCTGCACACGGTTGGTCTGTATATACTACAGTAGGGGAAACTAAATCAGATAAAATTGCTCAGATATTACATGAAAAAGCAAAAGCAGAATTCCCTACACATAAAATGAGGATGGATAATAGAGATGGTGATGCCGATAAAGAATCTAACTTTTGGGTTCTACGTAAAGTGGTTATGCCTTCCATATTATCTGAAAACTTTTTTATGACTAATAGAGAAGAAAGTAAACTACTTTTAAGTGAAGAGGGAAGAGATAGAATTGCCAAAATACATTACCAAATGATTAAAGAAGTAGAGAAAACTAAAATTATTTAATATTAATCTTTATATAGGTATAAAGTATAGTTATATTAGTAGTATGAACACAGGAGAGTTTATAAAATATATTAGTACTCCTCTTACATATGAGGAAATGGTTTTATTATATAAAGCAAATAATATTAATTATAATAAGTGTACCTTGTTTTTTGATTATATAATAACTTTAAATTGTAAAGTATATGATACATTTTTAGGTGATGATGTAATTAATAGTGAAAAAGATATACTATCACATTTTTTATGGTGTTTTAAAGATGTAATAAAAGATTTTAAAGAAGAAGGTATAAAATTCGAGTATGATGAAGAATTAAGTGATTATTTTTATAACTTTTATATTGAAGTTTTTTATAATTCAAATAATAAAAAAGACAGTATAGAAAAATTAAACAAGTTAGCACAATTTTCATTTGATTATCATAGAATTAAAACTAGATCAGATATGGATGTATTAATAGAATTATATAGATTATTTGAGAAAAGTTTAAATTTTAAACTAAAAAAATAGATTTACTATTTATTTTCTCATTAAAAAGTTTTATCCTTAAACAAATGAATAATAACATAAAATTTTTAGAAATAGTTTTATCTGACTTAATATCGGAGAGAGATACATTAGAAATTGATTTAAACTATGTGTTAAATAATAATGTAGGAAAAACTAAGAATAAAAAAAAGAGATTCAAAAAAGTGTTACAAGAAATTGTTAATGTAAATAATAAAATTAAAACAATGACTGAATACTTAACAGAATATAGTGTAGAGACAAATGATGAAAAAGTTGTCCAATAATAAAAAATAAAATAAAAAAAAATGGAAAATTTCGAAAATTTAAAAACTTTAGTTAATAACTTAGAAGAAGATGTAACTAAATTCTATGACAAAGGAAATAAAGCTGCGGGTACTAGAGTAAGAAAAGGTTGTCAAGATATTAAAAATCTTTGTCAGACAATAAGATTAGAAGTTTCAGAATTAAAGAAATCTGATACTGTTAATGTATAAATGATGTTGATATGTTGATAGACATCCTAAATAAGTTTTTTGTATTTTTGTTAATATTATCAATATTAAACGTAATCAGAAACTCTTTCTTTCTCATAAGAAATTTTAGGGCAGAAGAACGATTTGTATTGAATAAAAGTTCTTTATTATATTTAGGTATGTCTATCTCTTATATCGTTTTATTTTTATTTGAAGGTATAAAAATTTAAATATGATACAAGATAAATTAAGTTCTTTAAGACCATATGTTACAGGAATTAGATTCGTAAAAGACTTACCCGTTGTAGATTTGGTAATTAAAGAGGGTTGGAATATGTTTGAAACTGATAATGTTTCCTACAAACCTAGTAGTAACAATAAAAATTATTTTATGGTGTTTCCTAAAAACCCTAAAGATAGTATTGATATTGTGGTAACACACGTTGAAAACGTGATTAATGTTAATGTTGAGAACGAAAATAAATTAACTTTACTTAAAGTAAAAATTGAAGAATTAAAAAGATTGTTCGGTGAAAAGAAATTAGAACAATTAGAGAATTTAAAATTTGTTTTTGATGAAATCACAACACCGACACTAGAGGATATTAACCTCAAACCTAAAAGTAAACACGTAAAAAATGGTATTGAGCTACCACCAAAAGAGGAGAATAAATTAGAATTAGAAGAAGAGGGTAAATAAACCCTCTTTTTTTTTTACTCTACTTCTAATTTTTCTTGAATCGTATGAATTAACCATGTAGTTCCTGAAATTAAGCAAGAATCTAAAAATATAGATATCCACACACATTCTAAACCGTAACTATAAAAAGGGGAAAAGTTAGTATATCCTGTTAATACCGAACCTAAAGAAAGGAAAAACCCTACCCAAAAAGGTGTACACATCATACAAGATAGTAACTTACCAAAAAAGTTAGGACTGAATGCAGTCGCATAATCTCTTAACTTCTCAAAAATAGAACCAAATACGACTATATTTGAGATTCCATAACCGACTAATATTATTAATAATACTTCCATTTTTAATTGATTTTATTATATTTATTATAAACAAAAGTAATTAAAATGCGCGTAATAGTAAATAAAAATCAATATAATAAAATATTACACTATCAACAAAGTAAAAATAGAATATCTGAAGGTATAGTAAATTTTATTTATGATAGTATTATATTATATGAAAAAAAATTAATTACTGAAACTAATATTAGAAAAAATAATATTAGTAGAATTTTAAAAAATACGGATATAGATAGTATTGTAATAGATATGTTTAGGGGTGACTTAACAGAAGTTAATGTTAAACATTTAGATAAAATGTTAGAATTAGATGTTACTTTACCTAAAAATATTAACCATACAGAATTAAGAAATAAAATTTTTTTAGAAATGGATAATCCCACTTTATTAATAGAACAAACTAATTTATATGGGTTAAATTTTGATAATTTATCTATGGGGGATATAATTGCAATAAATTATTTAGTGGATAGGGTAAGAAAATCTTTAGGGTATTCTAAACAACAAATGGTAGATAAACTATTATTTATAGATGGGGATAACACATTTAAAAATGGTGGAATATTAAATATTGATACAAGTAAATTTAATGATGAAGAATTATCTACTATTATAAAGGAACTGGAAAAAGAAAATAACACAAATTATGTTTTATCGGTTGATAAAAATGGTGAAGAAGTTAAAGAAATTGGTATTGACTTTGATTCTTATGTCGCATTAAATAAAACAAATAACAATAAGAAAGTGAATACTGATGATACATCTAGTACTGATGATACACCTAGTACTGATGATACATCTAGTACTGATACAAATGATGAAGTGGTAGATGATTATGAACATGCACCAGATACTGGTGATGGTTCATTTCATATACCATTGGATTCTTGTGTGAAGGATATAATGTATATGATAAGTACCGCAGAAACTCCAGGAGGTAATCATAGTTATGATAGTGTGAATATGGGATTATCTGGTATAAGAAGTGGTATTGTGCCGGGTATTAGTAAAATGACTATTAAGGAAGCACTAAAACATGTTAAAGAAAAGTCTACAACTAAAGAAAATAATATAGCAATGGGTAGATATCAGTACGTACCTAGTGAGATTGATAAATATTTAAGTAGGGTAGGGTTAACTAGAGATAGTAAGTTTTCCCCTAAAAATCAAGATAAAATGGCGGCTGCAGCAATTACTCAGGAAGGAATTAATAAAGGATGTGCTAAGTTATATGAATTAATACCTCAATTATGGGCAGGAATACCTATATTAATTGGACCTAAAAGAGGACAAAGTAACTACGAAGGTGGTATAAATTCTGCACAAATAAAACCTGAATATTATGAGAATGTATTAAAACAATGTGGGTGTAGATATAATACTATCGATAAAAAATGGGAAAAGTTTACACCTAAAATAATTGCAGACGATTCTACAGATTTTGATAAATACCTTACTGATAATGGTATTGTACCTGTTAAACCTGGACAAGGACCAAGAAAAGGTGTACAGTTTGATAAAATTCCTGGTACAACAGATTATAGAAGTGGACAACCTACATTAGGTGAATTAGCATGGATGTTACAAAATTACGATATTAAAAGAGTTATAAGATTAAATGCTAGTAAGGAAACTTCTAAAAATGGTGACATAAAAGTACCAACCAAAGAAGAGAGAAAATTAGTTAAGGCGGCAGGTGCAGAATTTTATCCTAAAACTAAGGATTTTGTAGATGCACATGCGGGTTATGTTAAAAATAAAGGATACCAACAAACAATTAAGAAAGTTTTACCAATATTAGAAAAAGGTAACACATTAATACATTGTAGAAACGGTGCAGATAGAACAGGTTATTTAGTTGCTAAATACATTAAAGATAAACAAAAATGGGATAACCAAAAATTATGGGATTATACAACAGAGTATAATGAGTGGTGTAGATACACTGAAGAAAAGTTTAATGGTTCAGATCCAGAAACCGCAGGTGGGTATAGTTCATATGCACAAGGGTTTATTGAAGGTGTGGATTCAGATAAAAGATATGAATTATGTGATAAACGTAACCCTTTTGATTTTGAAAATGAAGAAGATAGTGAATCTACTTCCAAAGATGGGAAAATTAAAATATTAATTATCGGTGATTCTCATAGTGCGGATGTTGGTAAGAATTATTCACGTAAATTGTTAAACAAAGAAAAGTATGACGGTACTATATTAGCACAAGTAGGTAAAAAACCTAAATGGATGTACGATGAACTTGTTAAAATAAAAGATAAAATAAAAGAGTATGATTATTTTATTGTAATGGGTGGTGGAAATGCAGCATATAGGGCAACACCGGATATTGCGATTAGTAATTTAGATAAAATTTATAAATTAATAAAACAACAAAAAGGTTCAGATACAAAAATTATTGGTATAACACCACCCCATAAAAGATTTGCGGATGGTAATTACCCATCTAATCAAGCTATTGCGGATTGGGTTTTATCTCAAAAACCATCTCAATTAATTGCGACATTAAATTTAACAAATAAGAATATACAAAAGGGACATTTTGAAGATGACAAACTTCATTTAAATGATTCATTACATAACTTAATAGTTAATGTTTTAGAAAAACAAATAAAATAAGATATTTATAAAAAAAAACGTAATGAAATTAATAATAACTGAAAGACAATTAAATATATTAAATGAAAATTCTATAACAGAAGATTTATGGGAAAAAGAATTAGATGGGAAATATATACGAAGATATAGGAGAAACAATAAAACTAATGTAAAAAGAATTCAAAAAATGTTAGTTATATTAGGTTATAATATAGGACATTATAATAATGGTGAACCATTAATAGATGGTATTTATGGTTATAGAACCGCTAATGCTATAAGACAATTTCAAGAAGATAGTTTTGATGATAGAAAACAATGGGATAAAATAGTCGGACCTATCACATATACAGAATTATGGAATCAAGTTAGTGAAATAGCGGATGAATCAGACTCAACAGTAGATGAATTAATTATTTATGGGTTACCTGATGTTCAAGACACTACTACTTCAGGTGAAGAGGATGATTATGAACACGAACATGATCATGAACACGAACATGATCATGGAGACATTTTTCCTGACGAAGATGATGATATTATCTCAAATGAAGAGGATGGTAATAACGAGGAAGGGTATGTAGACATAGATGATAATAGATTATATACCCCTCAGAGTACTGGTAATTATTTCAGAAAGGGAAATGATCGACTATATGGTAGTAAAGGACATTCTGGACATGATTATATTACTCGTAAACCTATAGAATTAGTATGGTTAAATGATGGTATTGTGAAATCAGCATATTTTCAAGGTACGCCAGTGTGTAGTGGGAGTGGTAAGAAAAATGCTTGTGGTGGTACTATAACAATAAAACTAAATGACGGTCGCAAAATGATATTTTGCCATATGAGTGAAATTTTTGTAAAATCGGGAGATTCTCTAAGTCCTGGTCGTATCATAGGTATAACTGGTGGGGCTAGAGGTCAAAAAGGGAGAGGATGTAGTACTGGTGCACATTTACACACTGGAATGAAGATAGATGGTAAATTTGTTGATCCACATCCTTATGTAGGGATAGATTATAAATTTTTAGAAAATACGTTTGCATAATATTATGAGAAAGTACGGAGGAGTTTTATTAGTTTGTAAAGAAACTAACAGATTTATGTTATTAAAGAGGTCTAAGAAGTCCACATACCCAAAAACATGGACAATAGTATCTGGTGGTATAGAAAAAGGAGAGAATGTCTTAGAAGGGATTAAAAGAGAGTTGATGGAAGAAACTCAAATAAATAGTAAAGACATTAAATTTGAATTTTTTGAACATCAAAACCAATTAATACCCTATTTTGATTTTTACATTGGTTACTGTGATAAAGAGCATCAATGTAAATTAGATCATGAAAATATGGACTGGGGATGGTTCAGTATGGATAACTTACCAAAACCATTATTTCCTACATTATATTCTTCACTAGTTAGAATTTTTTAATTATAATTGTAATTATGGATGAGTTAAAACGCGAAGAAAACTTAATTAGGTTTGACAAAGAAAAAACCGAATTAAAAAAAGAACAATTTATTAACGAAATTAGAAACGGTTTAGGTGAACACATTAAAAAGAATGGTAATAAAATCACTAAAATCAAAAGATCAAGATGGAGTAGGTTTATATCAAAGATTAAACAAATGTTTTAAAATGAAATTAGAAAAAGTTTTAGAGATTGCTAACGAGTGTGTGGAAAACGAAGTTATACCTGTAGAGGGTTTAACCCTAACTTATGCGTTAGATAAACAATCACATAGACATTTGGATGAAGAACTTTTTTATAAAACAAATAATAATAATTCCTCTTTCTCCCACAACGAAGTTATTGAAGTAAACATTGCTGGTATCACTTTTATATTTAACCAAAAATAATTTTACATTCTCATTTTTTTTATTTAAACTTATATAAAACTTATTTTATGCAAGAAGATAATATGGATGATTTTATTGATTTCATTTTAAATGATGAAGTTAAAGAAAAAGAAAAAGAATTAGGTTTGTCACACCCTAGCGTTGATTACGAACAAAAGGAAAGAGAAGTCGCAGATAAAATATTAGAGGAAAAAGAGATTGAAAAAATGTCGTACTTTGCCTGTAATAGGTTTAGTGGTGATGATAGGGGTGTGTGTGATAAACTTCATCGTATGGGTAGATGGTTAAAAGAGAAAGATGGTTTGGATATGCAACCTATTATAGATACTCTATTAAAACCAGATAAAACAAAAGAAGATGTAAACCCAAAGTTCCAAAAACCATTAAAATATCTTTATGAGTCTAAAAAGTTTAGTGATATAACTTTTAAAAATGGTGTATATACATCTCAGAGACTAATTGGTAAAGAATTGGTAAGAGATGATAACGGAGATTGGATATTTGTAAATAAGTTAAACACTAGTTGGAGTGATCTTGCGGAACTACTTACAGAACTACTAAAGAGAGGTGATAAAATAGAAGAGGTAAAAGGTATGAATTTTACTGAACTAAAAATATATCTACTAGATTTAAGAGAGGCAGGTAAACCAACTAGAAGTAAACCTCAAACATCTCACCTTTATAGACTGTTAGATAAATACTTCGACATTAAAGAGTATAGAGATTTCACCAATAATACACGTAAGAATACGGTTATTGGCGATGAAGTAGAAGATTTAACAATTAAGTTGTTAGAAAAACAAGGGTTTAAATTATTATATCACGGTGCTAATGGTGATTTTATCGATATGGTTTATGGTATCGATATGATTATGGAGTTAGATGGTAATGTATTTTTCATACAAGTTAAGAGTAAAGCGGAAGCGGCAAGACTTTCTATGGATTATGAAAATTATAGATATATCGATTTATTTGCTGGTGAATCATCAGATAAGAATGGTATAATATTATACGACAGAGAATCTATGAAAGAAGGTGAGTTCATCGCCAAAGATATCCTACAAGATAATTTAGATTATCTTATTAATAAGTATTCCAATTAAAGGGATATTTATTAATATATGGATAAAAAATCATTAGACATAATAGTAGAAGAATTCTTTGATACAGGTAAAGTGTCTTTAAATGAAATACATGCAGCTCCTTGGTATAAAAAATATGAAAGGCGCATCTCTAAAACTTCGTGGGATCTCTTTACTGGGAACACACAAGGAATAGATTTAGTTAATGGTTATATAGATATGGTGGATAACTTTATAACACTGCCGGAACAAGGTAGGAGAAATATCACTCGAAAAGATTGGTGGGCCCCTTCTGAATATATTGAAAAAATATATAATTTTTTTCTTTATAAACCTATGGAGAGAAAGGAAATTGCGAAAAAACTTAAAAACATTGAAGATAAGTTCCCAGACCTCACTCAACAAACTCCTTTAAAACATATTAATGATATTATATTATTAGATAAAATAGATGATAAAACTAATGAAAGTAAAAAAATTTATAAGGGGATAGGAAATGTTGATAAAAGTACGGATAAATACGAAACAGTAAATGAATTAAACAAAGAAATTTTAGATCTTTATGATCAGTTAGATGATGATTTTAAACCTAGAGATTACGAAGAAATCAAATCTAAAATAGAAGGTTGGATTGAAAATAATGATCAATATATATGGCGTATTAATAGAGAAACTAGTTTTTCTAAATTTTCTGAAACATTTAAAAATAAAATACAGGAATTAAATCCTAACACACCCATCGGAGAGTTCAATAAAATTTTTAAGAATTTTAATCCACAGAATGAAGTAGAGGTTGAAAGTTTAGTAAAAAAGGATTGGGAAAAGTTTAAAGATTTATTAATAAAACAAATACTAGAGGATGGTTCGTATAGATATGGTAAGTGGGATGCTGATGAAGTAGAAGATGATGTATATAAAAATTTAACTAGAATAGAAGAATTCAGTAATCCCAAACCTAACAATCAAATACAAACTATATTCCCACTAAGTGATGTTGTGGAAAGTGTAATGAAAGTAATTGTGTCAGAAGAAGGATCAAATATAATCGCGAGAAGCACGATGATTGATAATGATTTAAAAATTACTACTCCACAAGGTGGAATTATGAAAAAATTAGTAGACGCAGATTTAATTAATCTTGGACAACTTAAGGGGATGAAAAAAGGAACTACACTTAATCTTATAAAAAAGAAATTTAACAAATTAAGAGCTGAAACCAAAAAAAATATAAACAACACATCATTTAACTTTTTTAAATTTTTAGATTTTATGGAATTAGATAGTTTACCTATACAATTTGTTTCTACAAAAAAACCTTCCGAAGCAACTGAGTATGAACAAAGTTTTGGTACTATATGTGACGGAATTAAATATTTTCAAGTAACTAAAGGAGAGGGTAATACTTCTAGAATTTCCAAAAGAAAGGGTTACAACAAATCATTACGGGATTCAGTTGCTTCTAATATGAGTGTCAATTATATTACAGGAGTCACATATAATGAAATTATAACTAATGAGACACTAAAATATGATATTAAAACACTAGAACCAGTCACACTAAACGGTTTGGATGACGATCAAAATTTTACTTTAAACGTTGATGACCCAATAGAAGTTAAAAAATCACCTTATGAAAAAGGGTTTCATTTAATTGAGTTTTATGGTGCATTTAAAAACATAAAAAAATCTGTTGTAGACGAATACGAACATATGGATAAATTTACTGAAGTTTTAGAAGGATTAAGAAAAAAATTACAAAGTGAATTAGAATCTGAAAGTGGTAAGGGTTGGGAGATAATTAAAAGTATTAATGATGTCACAAAAGGTGTATTTTTTGAAGATTATATCTTTGTACCTAAAGATAGTTACACATTAAGATGGTCATTAGAAGGGGCTAGGAAAAGAGAACCTAGACTTACAATAAGGGTAGATTATATTCCACGTGCACCAGTTTATTATTGGAAAGAAGGTAACCCCAATTGTGGAGACAAGTTCAAATACCCTAACTGTGAAACAGATTCAGGATGTGTTCCCGATAACTTAGAAGAATCAATAACCAACTTTTTCGACACAGGTAATTTTGAATTTTGATTATAAATTACTATATTTACAAAAAATTAAATATTTATAGGTATGGGATGTGATATACATATGTATGTGGAAAAGAAAAATCCAGTTACACATAATTGGGATAAGATGGGTAATGTATTTTTTCAATCTTATGGGGCTAGTCTTATAGTAAGACATTTAGTGACTCATATGGGTATAACTGAGGATGAAGGATGGATTATTTTACAAAAATGGAGAGATGGTGAAGAACCCTCTAATAAATTAGAAGAGTACATTATTGGTAATTATATCCCAAAAAATATGGCAGATGAACATCTACATTGGTATGAGGCAGATCAAAAAGGATTATTCCCATATCCTTATAGTGATCAACCATATGGTGGTAGGTGCTATAGACTGTTTGGTGCATTGGCAGGTGTAAGAGACACATCAATAGATATGATAGTACCTGATAGAGGGGATTACTTACCTGATGATGTGAGTGATGAAATAAAAGATATATCAGATGACTGGGGAATGGACGCTCATTCACATAATTACTTAACATTGAGAGAATTAATGAGTAGTAAATATTTTAAAATGACTGGACAAGAGTTGGCAGATATGGGTATTGACCCATATTTCTTTACTACTATGGTTCCTGATTTAATGAAATTTGGTGATCCTAATGATATAAGAATAGTATTTTGGTTTGATAATTAATTATGGTAGAAAAAAATAGAATATTAATAATTGGTGTAGACAAAGATATACACAAACATATTGCAGAAGAATTTGTAGGTGAAGAATATGAGTTTATAACTACTACACATGGAAAAGAAGGTTTAATAAAACTAAGAGAGTCTAGAATCAATTTAATAGTATTAGATGAAAAGTTAGTAGACGTGGACGGAGAAGATTTATGTCAAACAATAAGATTAGAAAATCAAAGAACACCTATAATATACATTAGTTATCATAGTGATGAAGAAAAAAGAAATACAGTATTAAGATATGGGGCAAATGATTTTTTAGTTAAACCACTTTCATACAAAGAAATTTATTATAAGATAAGTAATTATATAATTTTAATAGGTAAGAATAAAGGAAATAAAATAGAAGATCAGATAGAGATAGGGGATTACGTAATAGATTTTAGATCATTTATGGTTAAAAATAAAATAGGTGATGAATTTAAATTAACCAAAAGACAAATAAAATTATTAAAGTTATTAATAGAAAAAAATAACGAAGTAGTTTCTAGAGAAGAAATTTTAGAAAAGATATGGGGTTATGATGTATTTATTAAAACCCGAACAATAGATAATGTAATATTATCTCTAAGAAAGATATTTGAAAAAAATAAAACACCTAATACATATTTTAAATCTGTAAGAGGTGTGGGATATAAATTGACAATTTAAATATTGTTAATTATATTTATATATAAACTGCTCCGTTCGTCTAGGGGTTAGGACATCAGGTTTTCATCCTGAAAACAGGGGTTCGATTCCCCTACGGAGTACAAAGGACTGGTAGTTCAGTTGGTTAGAATACCTGCCTGTCACGCAGGGGGTCGCGAGTTCGAGTCTCGTCCAGTCCGCTAAAACCCCTTATTTTTCTATAAAAATAAAAAAAAATAAAAAAAAATTTGACTTTTTAAAATATTCGCTTTATATTTGTATCACACTTTTAAAGAACAATTTAAAAAAACAACCAAAACTATGGGTAATTCAATGACTAAATACAGAGAAATGGAGGAAGAAAAAGCGCAATTAACCGAAAACGGTATGTCTACTAATAATACTACACTAAATAATTGTGTAGATTTATTTTTTTCTATTGGGGCGATGAGAGGAAAGAATAAAGTTACCTTAATTGAGAAATTTTCCAAAGCATATAGTGAAAACCCATTAGTTGCAACTCGTATCCTTTTTTGGGTAAGAGATGTTAGAGAGGGTGCAGGAGAGAGACAAATATTTAGAGATGTTATTACTCACTTAGTAAAACTTTCACCAGATGTCGTTAAAAAGAATGCTCATCTTATTTCTGAATACGGAAGATGGGATGATGTCTTTACATTAATTGGTACTGACTTAGAAGGTATGGTTATAGACTTAATTGTAACTGCGTTAGGTAACGAAGACGGTTTATGTGCTAAGTGGATGCCACGTAAAGGTGAGGTATTCAACAAAGTAAGGAGATCATTAAAGGTATCACCAAAAGAATTAAGAAAAAGATTAGTAGGTTTGACAGATGTAGTAGAAACTAAGATGTGTTCAAATCGATGGAAAGAAATTGACTACTCTAAATTACCTTCATTGGCATCGGCAAGATACCAAAAAGCGTTTTGGAGAAGAGATGAAAAGGGTTATAATCAATTTGTAGAAGACCTTAAGGAAGGAAAGACTACAGTTAATAGTGGGGCATTATATCCTTATGATATTTTAAAGACTTTGTATACTGGTGTTGATGAAACAGTTTCTCAAAATCAATGGGATAATTTACCTAACTTTATGGAAGGTAATGAAGATAGAGTTTTACCAATGGTTGATGTTTCAGGTTCAATGAGTTGTTCCGCAGGTAGTAATGATTCACTTACTTGTATGGATGTAGCAATCTCATTAGGTATCTATATTTCAGAAAGGAATGAAGGAACATTTAAAGATAGTTTTTTAACTTTTTCTTCAACACCGAGTTTACAGTACTTAACTGGTGATTCACTAAAAGGTAAATTACAACAGTTAAGAAGTGCACATTGGGGAATGAGTACAAATTTAACGGCAACATTTGATTTGTTGTTAAATCAGGCAGTAACTCATAATATTCCTTTAGAGGAAATGCCGACAAAAATATTAATATTATCAGATATGGAATTCGATGCGGCGACAGGAAGTTGTTGGGAAGAATCTGATAGTTGGAATCCTACCGCAATGGAGATGATTAAAACAAAATATGAAGAAGCTGGTTATGAAATGCCAACAATAGTATTTTGGAATCTTCATTCCAGAGGTAATGATAATTTTCCTGTTAAACAGGATGAGATGAACACCGCTTTAATCTCAGGATTTAGTCCATCAATACTAAAGTCAGTATTGAATGGGGAGAACTTAACTCCTTACTCAGTAATGATGAAAACTGTTGATAGTACTAGATATGAGAATATAACGGTATAGTTCTTTGACATAAAAATGGTATAGAGGAATGGTTTCGGCAAATTTAAAAAACTCAAACCAAGATCGAGAAAGTGGGAGTTTGACCCACCACCCTTCAGTAATGAGGGGGAGAAAAAAACAAACACATACAATTCCGCTACTATTTTTTAAACTGGTGTAAAACGAATGGTTTCTGCAAACTCTAACTTAAAACTAGAAACGTAGATCAGAGGTTTTATTCTCCCTTTACCCAAAATTTATAAAGGGGGCAACCATAGGTAAGGTTTAAACAGGGAATTTCCCTACCTTGAGGTTGTAAAACATACCTTTTGTTTTGTCACAAATAAAAAAAGACATTCAGTGGGACTGAGTTAACAAGTCTGCCGTAGGGACGGTCCTTACGTTAAATAAAAGCTGGACCCCCATTCCGACACCACAATATTGAAAAGAGGATATTTTAATTAGTATCCTCTTTTTTTTTATTAAAACTTTAGTATATTTAATAATAAAAATATTATGGGTAAATTTGATGAATTGATAAAATCCGAAAGACCTACACTAGTAGATTTTTATGCCACTTGGTGTGGACCGTGTAAGATGATGTCTCCGTTATTAGAAGAAGTTGCAAGAGAATTAGGTGAGTCTTCTAAAATAATAAAAGTAGATATAGAAAAAAATAAAGACGCTGCAGTACAATACGGTATTAGGAGTGTACCTACACTTATATTATTTAAAGAGGGGGAAATTGTTTGGAGACAAAGTGGTTTACCACCTAAAAATTTAATTACAGAATCTATTAAAAAATTTATATAATCATTTACTGTATCAAAAAAAATAACTAATATTATATTATAATAACAAAAAAGTATAATGAAATGTAATGAAAATAGTAACTAAAAATTATTCACTTAAAAACGGAAAGAGATCGTATTTAGTGTATTTAAAAGATAATAACGATAACTCTTTAGAATGTTATGACATTTATGGGGATGAAGAAAGATTAAAAAAAGAAGAAGAGTTAAGTGAAAAATATAATATAGAAACTATAAACATTACATATGTTTCATTAGAAAAGTTTAAAGAAGACGAAGATCCAGTAGAAAAACCATTATTTTTGGTGTTTTATTTAAGTAGAGATTTATTTATGGATAAAAAGTTAGTTGCTGCATATGGTGAGAATGTAAAAAAATATTTAGATGAAAGGGGTGATAACGTAAGATTATTCTTTATGCCTACTGATTCTGAAGAAAAAATAGAATGTATCAATCCACTATACGTAAATAACAAAGAAGACTATAAAAAAATAGATAATTTAATAAAGAACTTAGAAGAACAATTAGTTTAAGGTCTACTTTTAGTTCTATATAATTTGAATTCGTCCCAACCTGTTTTATCTTTAATTATTTTATATATATTTTTTTTGTTATTACTTATTTTACCGGTAAACATTATATTATTTAGATTATTTTTTTCATAAAAATCTTTTAAAATACTGTATAATTTTCTACAATCTTTTTCACATTTACAAATAACAATATCGAATTCATTATTTTGGTGAATTAACAATTTATTATTAATATAATTAACTTGTTTTACTAATAATCCTGAATGTTTCTTTAATAAAATATCTTTAATAATCTCAATAGAAGTCAGTCTTTTATTAATACCAAAAACACTAAATTTTTCTTCAAAGTAATAGTTACATTTTTCTAAAATAGTCCATTCTTTATTTATATCTGATACTTCTACATTTCTTCCCATATTGTCTCTACCTGAAAATGGGATATCTCCTTTTTCCCATTCTTTTACCAATAGTAGTTCATAATGTACTGGTTTAACTTTTTTATATGCAATATGTTCTCTACTAAATAATACTTTATTAGTATCTTTAAATTTAAAATATTTTTTACGTGCAAAAGAAATTTCAGTACCTTTAAATAATACTTTTTTCTTTTTGTTGTTCTTAGTTATAATAATTCTATATTGCATTACTTTATTTTATTAAAATAATCATTATTATTTATAAATAAATAATATAAAATGGGAAAAGATTATTATAGTACTTTAGGTGTAGATAAAAATGTTGATGATAAGACACTAAAGAAAGCTTATAGAAAATTATCTAAAAAATACCATCCAGACGTAAATAAAGATAATCCACAAGCGGAAGAAAAATTTAAAGAAATTGCAGAAGCATATGATGTTTTATCTGATCCACAAAAGAAACAAAACTATGATAATTTTGGATCTGCAGATGGTAGAGGAGGTAATCCTTTTGGTGGTGGGTTTGACGTTAATGATATATTTGAATCTTTCTTTGGTGGTAATAGTAACCAAAACCCATTTGGGGGACGTAGTAGACAACAAAAGGGTAATGATATTAGGGTAAATGTAAAACTTACTTTAGAAGAAGTTTTTAATGGTATACATAAAAAAATAAAATATAGAAGAAATAAAAGTTGTGGTGAATGTAATGGTAGTGGTGGCGATTCAAGTAGTTGCGTAACTTGTGGTGGTAGAGGTATGGTAGTTGGTGTACAGAGCACCCCTTTTGGTAAAATACGGACTAATGTTAGTTGTCCACAATGTAATGGTAGTGGTGAAGTAATAAATAAGTCATGTAAAAGTTGTGGTACACAAGGTGTTAAATTAAGTGAAGAGTTGTTGGAGTTTGACATACCACAAGGTATAATGGAAGGAGAACAATTAATAATAAGGGGCAAAGGTAATAGTATTAAAAAAGGAGCTAACGGTGATTTAATTGTAAATATAATAGAATTACCTCATGATATATTTAAAAGAAAAAATATTGATATACACCAAAGAATCAATCTAACTTTTAAAGAAATAATATTAGGTACACGTAAAGAAATAAAAACTATAAATGGTATTATAAGGATAAATATTAAAGAAGGTACTGATATTGGTCATATCTTAAGAGTACCAGGAAAAGGGTTAAAAAGAAATAACCAAATAGGAGATATGATGGTAGAAGTGTGGATTAAAGTACCTAAAGAGATAACTGAAGAACAAAAATTAAAAATAGAAGAATTAAACATTTGATTTATTAATAAATAATAATTATATTTAAATAAAAATATAAAAAATGGGAAAATTTCAAGAAGTTTACGAAGAAACAAAAGAGGTATTTAATACACATATTACTAATAGTGGTATACCTGGGTTTGTAAATATTAAAATCCTATCTAATGAGTCTTTAAAAGATTGTTTTGGACAGGTAACTAAAGCACAAGATATAGTCAAATTTATGACTGACTATGATGTGATAATCCAAATCAACGAACCTATTTTCGATCAACTACAAAATGATCAAAAAGATTATGTAGTTAAAGATTTATTGGCACAAATAGTATATAGTTTAGAATCAGATAAACTATCTATTAGTAAACCAGATATTACTACTTTTAGTGGTGTATTAAGAGAATATAGTATAGATGATTACATTGGTATTTGTGAAAGTATAAAAACTTTACAAGAACAAAAAAAGATTGATGAGGATCTAGCAAAACAAGCAGCAAAAAAAAGTAAGACTACTGTATGATAAGTAATATTTCTAATATTTATATCATATGGGGGATTAGCTCAGCTGGCTAGAGCGCCTGCCTTGCACGCAGGAGGTCATCAGTTCGACTCTGATATCCTCCACTATAATATAAAAATAAAAAAAATAACAATGAAAGAAGATAAATCACCAAAAAATTATTTAACATGGGTCTTTACTGACCATTATTTCAATAATAAACAGGGTATTTTAAAAATAATCGGTACATTATTTGGGATATTTATGGCGTTTTATGTGCCAGGTCCAGTTTTAGAAGAATATAACGGAGGTTGGATACCCATTTGGCCTGTTATCGGAACTTTTATAGCGGTCTATGGTTTTTTAATCGGTATAATATTACAACCATACAATATTTATCGTAAATTAAAAAGAATGGACTGGTGGAATAGAGAAAATAGAAATAAGTTTTAATATGTTAATAAAATTAGAATACATTTGGGTAGATTTAGAAAATACTTTAAGAGGTAAAACTAAAATATGGGATTTTGATCCACATAAATACCCTAAATATAATACGTTAAGAAAAAACGGTCCTTGTCCCGAAGAATTACCTATATGGGGTGATAAAAGTGTGAAATCTCTTTTAATTCCTAATAGAGTAGTAGTGGACCCCAAAAGAAAACAATCATTTTTAGTTATGTGTGATACATCAATGACTGATGAAAGATTAACTATTAATGAAGAAGAAAAGTTTTTGTTTGGGTTTAAACAAAAATATATTCTACGAAAAAATAATAGCCCATATTCTGATATAGAAGAAGGAATATATTGTGGGTTAGGTTACGGAAGAGTTTTAGGTAGAGAAATAATGGAAGAACATTTAGATGCGTGTTTATCTGCAGGTTTAAAAATTACTGATATAAACGCTGAAGAATTATTAGGACAGTGGGAATATAACTTAATGAGTGAAGGTAATTCTGTTAACGAAAATGATTTACGGTTATCTAAATATTTTTTGATTAGGATATGTGAAAAACATGATATGTTTGTTGAGTTTGATAAACCAGAAAGAAAAGAAATAATTGAAGATAATAAAAAAGTTGAATATGAAAAGTAATAAAGATTTTAAAGAGTATATATATCGTTCTTACGGATTAAGTAGGCACACCAACAGACCTAGATTGTTTTGGTCTGGAGAAGGTAAAAACAATATAGATAAACTATGTAGTTTAGATAAATGCCCTAAAAAATTTAAACCTATATTAGGATTATCCAAATTCATTAAATCTGACGCGATGGATGATGAAGGAAATCTTTATGAAATAAAAAAATTAACTATAAACCAGTTAAATAAATTTAGATTATATTCAGAACCTATTTTAAAGGTAGCCCCAAATAAAAGTGATTGGGGTGTAGGTAATCCATTCTTTGATTCTTTTGAGTCTTCAGATGAATATAATACATTTATTGAGAGTTTAATGAATACTAATTGGTGGAAAAAATATAATAGTATAATATTAGATAGTATAACCCATTCAAACAGAGGAATATATTGTAAAGATGGTTTTGTTCCCTTAACCCAACTAGAATTTAAATGGGTATTAAATAAAGGAGAATACTCACCTATTTTTGACGGTTACTATAGATTATCTATAGTTTTTAAAATAAAAGATGAAAATGTTTCCAATAAAGTAGATTTTATAAAACCAAAAAAATCTTTATTAGAACATGTAAAAGAACTTTTTAAAATATAAAAATAATAAATAAAAAAAAATAAAAAATGACAAATTTAGATTATTACGGTGAGTTTAAAGATTACGCAACAAAACATTTGGGTGTTAGTGGAATGCAATTTCATTATTGGGAAAAATTACAAGATAGAATATATTCCCATAATTCCGCATTAACACCTTATATTTTAGAAGAGCGAGAATTGAGAGTTACACAAATGGATATTTTTTCTAGATTAATGATGGATCGTATATTATGGGTTGCTGGTCCGGTAAACGATAATATGTCTACCGTGGTACAAGCACAATTAATGTTCTTAGATAATGTAGAGGTAAAAGATATTACTATGCATGTAGATAGTCCCGGTGGAAGTGTAAAATCTGGATTGTCTATGGTGGATGTAATGAACTATGTGGCATCTGATATATTAACAATTAATACTGGAATGGCGGCATCTATGGGTTCTATATTATTAGGTGCGGGAACTAAAGGTAAAAGGTTATCATTAAAAAATAGTAGGGTAATGTTACATCAAGTTTCTTCAGGTGCACAGGGTAATATACAGGATATAAGAATATCTTTAGCTGAAGCTGAAAAATATAATAAATTATTATTTGAGATGTTGGGTGAGTATTGTAATAAAAAACCTAAAGATGTGTTAGAATTTGCTAGTAGAGATAAGTGGTTGGATTCTAAAGAAGCATTAGAATATGGTATTATTGATGAGGTTATTGAAAAACTCGAAAAAAAATAGTATATTAGTAAAAAAATAGTTTTTAACTTGACAATTCACACAATTGTTATTAAATTTAATAAATGATTAGTTATATTGGCGGTAAAGCACGAATAGGTAAATGGATTGTACCATACATACCTAGAGATATAGAAACATATGTAGAAACATTTGGTGGAATGTTTTGGGTATTTTTTAATATGGATTTAAAACAATTTCCTAACCTTAAGACAGTTGTTTATAATGACTTTAACGGACTAAATACAAACTTATTTAAATGTACTTTAGAATATGACAGACTTTGGGATGAATTGAACAAATATCCATGTCAGCAATTAGGTGTAGAAGATACACCACAAGAATATGTGGATATGTTTAATGAATATCAACAAGAAATATTTCACACTGATTTTGAAATAACTGATGATAATAAATTTGAGATTGCTGCAAAGTATGTATATGTCCTTACCCAAATATTTTCTGGTTCTAAACCAGAAACATCTAGTTATACAGATTATAAAGGTAAATATAGATGTAAGGTTCTAATATTTATGGATAAATTAAAGAATCCTAAATACAGAGAACATTTTGATAAAATTACTTTTGTAGAAAATATGGATTTTCAAGAAGTCATAGAAAAATATGATTCTGAAAAAACTTACTTTTATATCGATCCACCATATTGGAAAACAGAAAACTATTATTCTAATCATGATTTTGATAGAAACGATCATGAAAGATTGGCAGACTGTATAAAAGAAATGGAAGGGATGTTTTCATTAAGTTATTATGATTTCGAACTATTAAGAAAATGGTTTCCAAAACATGAATATGTTTGGGAGAAAAAAGAATTTGCAAAAGCAGCTGCAGCAAAAAGTGGGGTTAAACAAAATATGGGGGAAGAATTATTAATAATGAATTATGGTGATAATGTATTAGACGCACCTTGTTATGGAATGCAATTAGATTTATTTAAACACGATTATCTATGAAAAAGTTTTTTATATGTATGTTTTCTTTTTTATCTTGTAGTAAGATAGATGAAAATGGATTTAAAACATTCACTATTAAAGAGGGTAAACACCGATCAGGTTATAGATATAAAACTTCTAGAGAAAATAAATTTAATATTGAATGTATTTTCGACAGTAGTGCAATATATACTACCGAAGACCCTATTAATCAGTGGGATGTAAATAAATTATGGGGTGTGTCTGACTGTGGTAATAACCATATGGACAACTCAATAAGGTTTGGTTGGAGATGGGTAAATGATAGTTTAGAAATATTATGGTTTAGACATTTAAATGGTAACTTTGAATTTGAAAAAATAACTTCTGTAGAAATTAACGAAGTAATATACTTAGAGTTAGAGTTGAAAAACAATAAATATATTTTAGGTGTCAATGGTGTAGTAGTAGAAATAGATAGACCTTGTAATCAAGACTTTAAAAGATATTACTTATATCCTTATTTTGGTGGGGATGAAAGAGCACCACACAACATTAAAATAAAACTAAAAGGGGTATGAAAAGTGTCACACTTTTGTCACATTTTTAAAAGTAAAAGAAATATAGGAAAAAAAACCGTATTTATTAAATAGAGGAAAAAAAATGAAAATTAAAATTCAAAAAATAGAGACATATAGTATAACTCACTCAACTACTGCGTTTACTTTTGAAGTGGAAGAATTTAAATCTTGCACACCAGCATTTATTGGTAAAACTAAAAGAGATTTTATGAAATATATTACTACAGATGTAGAAGATATTAAGGAATTTATTGATAAAAATTCTGATGTATTATCTACAGAAACATCAAAAAAATTATATATGTTAGATGTTGATCCAATATATGAAGTAATTGAAGATAGTAGAAACCAATATGAAGATAGTTGGTTTAAGATAGGTAGTAAGGTAGATAGTAAAAAGAAAGTGAGTAAAGTTTTAGAGAAAGTAGAAAAATAATTAATATTTTAAATATATGAAAAGACCAAAAAGAAAAACTACAAACAAAGGTCAATATTTTTTGTTTGAGGAAATGATAGTTTCCGCAAAAAAAACAGAAAAACCTTTTATAGAGATTCATAATAACTTGTTAACTAAGTATGATACTAAGATTGTTGATAGTACTCAAGTAGGTTTAGAAACTAATAAAATTTATTGTGGAGATACAGTAGAAACAATGGGTAAAATTAATGATAAAAGTATTGATTTGATTTTAACTTCACCACCATATCTTGCATCTATTCGTAACGACAATCATAAATATCCCGGAGCTAAAGATCAAATTAAAGATAACCAAACCATAGACGTTTATTTGGATTGGATGATTGAAAATTTTAAACAATATGAAAGGATTTTAAAGAAAGATGGAGTTGTTGTATTTAATTTTAGTTACACCACATTCAACCCATCACTACCATATTTTTTAATTAATGAGGTATTTAAACATACAGATTTTAGAGTGTATGATACATTTGCTTGGAAAAAGAAATCTGCAATGCCTGTATCTGGACACCCTAATAGAGTAACAAGAATAGTAGAGATGGTATATATATTTGCTAAGACTCCATATTTTAAAGCAAACAAAACAGTGTCTTCTGTGTCAAGAACCGGTCAAAAGTACTACAATAATTATTATAATTTTATTGAGGCACGAAATAACGATGGTAAAGTTGAGGGACATGAAGCTACATTCTCAACAGACTTTGCGTCCTTCTTCATAGATTTATATTCTAAAGAAAATGAAATAGTGTTAGATAATTTTTCTGGTACTGGTACAACACCATACGCTTCTTCTAAAATGAATAGACAATATATTGGTATTGATTTAGTAGAAAAGTTTTGTGATTACGCGAGAAATAGAATATCTAAACTATATAAAGAAGAAGGGTTGATTTCTTAAAACCCCACAATGGAAAATATTAGAACTATGGTTAATGATATTAAAAATAATATTAAATTATTAACTGATGAATTAATTGAAATACAAAGTAAGTGTCCACACGAAAACACCTCACTAAAATATTATGAAAATACGAAAAGTGTTTTAAAAGTCTGTGATGATTGTGGAAAGATTATTGGATACCCAACTAATGAAGAATTAAAAGAAAACGATTATTTATAAAATAATTTGTTTTATTAGTATAATTTTACTATATTTACAGATATGAATAAAAAAATTAATGATATAATTAATTATGTTAAACATAAAAATGCTTTACAGGCTTACAGTGATTTAGTAGATTTAATGGGTTTTACTGAAGATGAAGCCTCAGATATTTTAGGTGTTAAAACATTTAAAGATTTAAAATTTAAACCTCATCATGTTGTAACTAATGGAGTTGCAGCAGTAGAGTACTTCTCTTTAGGTGATAAAGGAGAAGGTGGATGGTTCTCAGTAGTTGGAGGTGGAACTGGATTATATGGTGATGGAGTATCTACATTTGAAGTATTTGCAGATGGAATGGATAATCCTTTCACACATTTAAGTAAGGAACAAGTAACCAATGAAATGTTGGATAGACAAAAAACAAAATATGAATTATAAATTATTAGGTATAGGGATATTGATGTTTTTTGTTGCACAATTAGTAACATGGTATCAACTGAATTCTCAGTTCATATGGAAGTGGGCTAAAGACAATGAATGGGCAATGTCATTAGTTGGTATACCACTATCTTTTGCCTATCTATGGGCAACTAAATATAGTGTTGCTGCATTTGATGGGTTATTATGGCCAGTCAGATTTATTGGGTTTGGTGTGGGTATAATAGTTTATACTGTTTTAGTTAGTTATTATTTTAACGAAGGAATATCTACAAAAATATTAGTTTCGCTAATGTTATGTTTAATATTAATTTGTATACAAGTTTTTTGGAAAAATTAAAATAAAAATTATGAGTAAGATAAAATTTCAAGTACCAACACATGATCCTTATACGGGAGAATTAAATCCACATTATGAAGAGATTACAGGTAAAAAAAATCCATTAGAGTTAACTGAACAAGATAAAATAAAACTTAAAGTGTGGGGTTATATGCCTGATTCAACTGAGAATAAAGATATAGATAAGATGCCCAACCAAAAATGGCATCAAATAGTTTCTTTTATTAAAAGTGGTATAAGGATAATAGGGTATATATTAATCCCCTTCGATTTAGTAATTGCAGCATCTGTATTAGTTGTAAGTGAAATAATTGGTATAGTAGAAGAATTAGTTTAATAATTTACCTCCATATTTATATTATATGGAGAAATTAGATAAGGACTGGTTAACTAAAGATAATACTGATTTTGAGTATAAAAAGTATATTCTTTTAGACTACTTGCAAAGAGTAAGTAACCAATTTAAAGAAAATAAAATATATCCTTATCTTTCTGATTGTATAGAAGAGTTTAGATCCTTAAAAGATTTATTAGAACAAAAAGATAAACTCACACCCAAAGAACTAACATCTATAGACTTCAAAAATATGGAGTTAATTTATACAACAATAGAAGATGATATCTTTGTTGAAATTCAAAAACTAATTAATTACGCCCTTCGTAGAATAAAAGGTACAATAGAAGAGGGGAGAAAGATATGTGATAACATAGAAAAAGATATTACCTTTAATAGTGTAGGTGTAATTACTGAGAATAAAGATGAAGGTTATTTAATACTCACCACCAAAAATAGTATTATTTACAAATATAAAATGGACAGTTTAATATTAGAAGGTAACAAATATAAAATGTTAAAAACTGAACCTATTACTACACAAAATATATCTGAATTTAGTAGTCATGAAGATATTAAACAAGAATATATTAACCATAGAGATGATATACCTATGATGACATATGGTGCATACAGTAAAAAAGAAATACCCTTTGATAATACTTTCCTCCCTATAGTTAAAAGGATTTTAATTAGAGAAGTAAATAAAGATTGACTTTATTAGATTGTTTAATTATATTTGAAGTTGTTATAATCTATAATAACAAAATAAAATAAAAAATAGAAATTATGGAAACAATTTTAGTAACAGTATCAGTTTTATCTACGTTATTGGTGGTTGGGATCGTATTAGCGGTTGTGGTCGTTTTTAACAAATTTAAAGGTAAGGTTGATGTAGAAACATTTAAAATGAATGAATATGATAATCAAAGAGAGATAGAGAGAATCTATAACGAAATATCTTCAATAGAGAATGATATTAATAAAAAATCACATGAGGTGGAAAGAGCTTTATGGGGTGAATATGAAATGAACTCTGAAAAAACAGAAAGAGAGTTCGATGAAATGAGACGTATGATTGATAGTAGAACAGATAAATTATACGATAAAATACATAGTCTGGAAGGTACTATTGCCGGACTAATAGACAAAAAAGATAGTAAACAGTTATTAACTGATTAAAATAACAATAAAATAGATTATGACATAAAACCCTCAATGAGGGTTTTTTATTTAAATAAATCTGATAATTTCAATATCCACTATTAATTCTTTATTTACTAAAGGATGGTTACAATCTACGATAAATGTATCATCATTTTCACTTTTAACTAAACCCTGTAGTACACTACCATCTTTAAAAGATAAATTTACATTATCACCAACAGATACATTACTCTCCATTAATTCTTTAGGTATTGCACCTATTTTAGATTTATCAGTTAATCCATACCCTAATTCAGGTTCAATAACTATAGTATCTCTTATTCCTGTTATTGTCTTCTTTTTTTCACCAATAAATTTATTAAGAAATCTATTAATACCACCTATATTTGATTTGTTGCCGATAATTAATTCTGATTCATCGTACTCTCTTATAGTTTCGTCACCAACTTTTAAAGAATACTTAATTTTTAGTTTATCACCAATTTGAATTACTTCCATAGTTTTAAATATTTTTTATATAAATATTTGAATATCATAAAAAATAATATTATATTTACCATTATGGGAAGAATTAAACAACTTTATGAAGAAATTTACGTTGAGGAAATGGAAAAACATTATCAACAACTCTATATGGAAGAAAAACTATATAGTGAAAGATATGGGGATGACACGGAATTGATTGACGTAAAGAAGTGTGAAGATTCAGGTATGGGTGATGACCAACATCAAAACCTTAGCCGGAAACGCTGAGTATGCTATGGCAGCCTAATTAGATTAGATGCTAAGCACATCATGTAACTGAGTATACTTGTAGGTTATTAAGATGTTAAAGGAAGTAGATGGTGATGTTTGGTAATGATAGTGATTTGCCAGTGACGACCTTACAGTTAACGAAAATCTATCAATTTATGGAAGTTTAGAAAAACTTATCCTAAACCTGTAAAAAGATCTCATATGGATGACGGGCAAGACGGGGGTTCGAATCCCCCCATCTCCACCAAAAATAAATATTAAATACCTTTACTAAGTCTTTTATTATGTCTATTATTGTATTATAATATTAAAAAAAACATAAATTATGTCAGAAGTAAAAGTAGGAAATACAATTAAAGTAAATTATACTGGTAAATTCGAAAATGGTGAAGTATTTGATACATCGCTAACAGAAGGTAGAGAACCACTAAAAACAGTATTAGGACAAGGTAGTTTAATACCTGGTTTCGAAAAAGGGTTATTGGGTATGACTGAAGGAGAAAATAAAACTATTGAAATAGAACCTACAGAAGCGTATGGTGAATATTTAGATGGTTTAGTAAATGTTGTTCCTGCAACACAAATGCCTGAAGGTGTTAAAGTAGGTGATGTATTACAGTCATCTAGTGATAGAGGAACTATTAATGTTACAGTAAAAGAAATAACTGAACAAGGTGTTAAAATTGATGCAAATCATCCTTTGGCAGGTAAAAAACTAATCTTTGATGTTGAATTATTAGAAGTAGAGTAATTTTTTTTATAAAATGTTTGACTATTAAAAATATTTTGTCTAACATTGGGTATAATAAAATAATAACAAAATTCAAAAAATTCAAAAAATGAGTAAAAATTTGAAAAAAACAAGAGAAGAGTCTTTAGTAACTCTTTTTGGACCTTCAGGAAATGAAGTACCAACTGAATCACTAACTTATATCAGAAAAAACCCTAAAAGGTTTATCAATAAAATTACTGAAATCTATGGTTTAGAGTCAGTAGTTAAATGGGTAGGGGAATCAGTTTAAAAACTAAATAACAATTAAAGGGGACACTCAGTCCCCTTTTTTAATTCTAAGAAATATGGCTAATCACGTATATACAACAATTAACATCACAGGTAATAAAGAAGTGATGGAAAAATTAGAAGAAATAAAAATTAAAGTAGAAGAAAATAATAATGATAATCATACTGCACTAATAAGTGGATTCTATGATAATATGGAAAATACATATGCGTGGTATGGTGATAATGTTGGGGCTAAATGGTGTTATCATGATGAATTTTGGGTAGATATTGAAGGTGAGGTTGCAGAAATAATAACAACTTCAGCGTGGTATCCACCATTAGAATTTGTACAACACATATATAATATATGTTCTTCACTCGATCCAGAATGTGAGATAGACGGTGATTATGAAAATGAGGCGACTACACCTATAGGTGGATTCGTAATCAATAAAAACGGATTTAATCATGAGGAACATAATGAAGAAATCGAATATCCTGATGAAGATGATTACGAAATTCCGGAGGGTGAATACCATAGTCAAGAATATGATTATGCAATGGAAGAGTTTTATGAGAAGGTAAGTGAAATCAGAAGTGATATGAAAAGTTTGGCTCATAATAATTTAAGAAATAAATTAGAGTCCGAAACTACCGAAGGGTAGATAATAACATAAACAAAAATAAATATTATGGATAAAGTAATAGAAATAGTAAACAAGTCTTGGTTTAAAGCAGCTTGTTGTGGAGGAATTGCAGTAGCATTATTTATTAATGGAAGTA